TTTTCTTAATAGATGGTTTTAGTAAATCTTTTCTAAATAATTTATCTACTCTATTTTTCATTTCTAGTATTACTTCGTCCCATTCTTCTCCAGGTTCCCCATTACAAACTTCTCTTATCTGAATTACTTTCCCTCCTTGGACTTCACAGGTTAGTCTCCTATCCTCCGTATTTCTAATGGAAAATATCATACTATTATATTGTGGAAGGTAACTTCTAACACAATTTTTTTGTGACTGACCCTCTTCAAAATATTCTTCCTCATCTTTTAATAAAAATATTTTATAGTCATTATAGTCTTTTTCTATGTCTTCTATTGCTTCCGGACTATAGTAATACTTTGTGGATTGATCCGACATTAGGTAGTGTAAAAGAGCCGACCACTCGCGATGTTCCGTCTTAAACTCCTCTATTGTTTTTGCTACAATTGATACTTTTTCATTTACCTTGGCCAACCTTCTTTTTGTGTACATATGGTCTCTTAATTCACTCAAAAAATAAACATAAGGCGAATCCTTATCCATAGTTTTAGTTATTGATATGATATTTCTTTTTTCTTGTGTTGTTAAACTCTGGGTAATGTCCTCCACGTCTGCTAGAAACTTATGAGCAGATTTTGGTGAATGTGGACTTACTACTCTGTAACAGTCGGAGGATGAAGTTGTTGTTAATAAGTGTTTAGGTATTTGTCTAAAGAAATCTGGACCTAAGATACCAAACCAAAGAGCTATATCATTAATGTTTAATGTTGGATTTTCATTTAATAGTTGATTTAGATATTTTGATTTTATCCCATACCCTCGTATAATCGCTGGCAATAACTTCATGTTTGTTCTTCTCATTTTTTTAATACCTGGATAGAAATTAAAAAAGTAATTTTGCCAATAGTCGGGTAACTTTATACCGTGTTGATTGCAGAACCATTTTGCAATTACCACCCCTAAACTATAACCAAATGTTACTGGTGTACCTTGTATAATATTATGTGATAGGGTTGAGTCTGTATCTTGTTTAAGTAGTTTAGCAATTTTATTATGAACTGTAAGGAGTGCTGTTACCATTTCTTTTCTGATTGGATCTTGTGAATCCACTGCCTCCACATGAGTAACTACTCTATACCACCCAAAAATATTATCTAATTTGAAGGAATTTTCTAAATTATTCTCAACCCAAATAAAAGGATTTTTAGATGTACGAACAGTTCTTTTTCTATTTAAGAATGAAGTTTTTGTATAGAACCAGTTCTTAGTATCTCGATTGATTGTGATGTGAACATCATCATTACTTTTCTTAAAGTTTTGGAAACCTGCTCTTTTTTCTTTTCTAAATCTAAATAATGAAAGTTTTAGTTTATTTCCTGGTAACTCAGATAATACAAGAGTTACCCTATTAACCATATTATGAGTTAACTTATTAAATGCCTTTTCATTCCACTCTTTCTCATTCATCTGACATTTTTCAGATTTTTTATAATATAATAAAGAATTATCGGGTACTTGTGTAGAGTTAAACAGGTCAACCCCTTCTTTACTCTTCTTTACTAATGAATTGTTAAAGGTTATCCACTCTGGACTTACGTCACTTACTATATCCTCATTTTTGACTCTATCACCATCAATAGGCATATAGTTATGGTACTCTGTTGAACACAGATTTTCCCATGAATACCTTAATATAACTTTTTCATTATCTTTCATACGACAAAGATACTAAAAAAAATTAATAATTCATAATTAAAAGTTCTTCTCCTTTGGATTGTTTTTTACCTGCCTTGGCTCCGGCCGCTTTTGCAAACTCTCTTCGTTCCCATTTGTAGTTGGTTTGTGGGAACCATGTATGTAATAATTCAAAATCATAATAACTTAATGAAAACTTTCCTTCCATTTTATGTAAAGTCTCTGCAACTCTTTCATGGTCTGCTCGATCGAAATCATGATTAGAATAATAATCTTCTGTTTTCCAATATGGTGGATCTAAGTAAACATAAGTTGTTGGTGAGTCATACTTTTCAACAACTTTTTGAAAGTCCATATTCTCTACAAATGTTATCATTTCAAATAATTTGGTCCATTTAGGATTTGCTAACTTATCTCTAAATGTATCAAACTTAGATTTGTATTTACCTTTGAGATCGATAAAAGATGCACCATCTGGATTAGTTCCACTCCAGACCTGTGTTAGTACATATGCATACTTAACAGCTATTGATACATCTCCATCATCATTCATTTCTAAATTATCTGAAAATATTTCTTTTTGGTACTCATAAAATCTATCCTTTTCTTGTGCTGGGATATTTTGCATGTATTGTAACATTTCTTTATGCTTTTTAGAAATGCATTTGAAGAAATTGGTGTTTAATGGATTAAAGTCATTATATACAACTGTCTTTAGGTTCATTAGGGAATCTGGATTCATCTTAAAAAAGACCCAGTACATCCCTCCAAACGGTTCCACATAAGTTTCAATATCTGAAGGTATGTAACCCGCAATCCATTTACCTATCCTACTTTTTCCACCTATATAACTTAAACACATAATTACAGATTTTCTTTTTCGTTAAAATATTTTTCTAATTTTGACATTTTATCTTCAGCTTCTGATAATTTACTCAAAGCTTTCATTGCCTCTTCCACTTGTTGTGGGTGTTCTCCAATACCTACACTATTTTCCATATAGTTATTAAGAGTAAAAAGAGCTTCAGTTTTTTCAGCTCCACATTGTGCCATTAAGGCATCGTACATTAATTTTTTTCCTTGCATTTTAAGATATTATTTCGTCGATTGGACTTTCAGCGACACTTGTTATTTTCCATTCAAAAGTACACCCTTCGTATAACTTAACTGTTTTAACTTCAGCCTCTGTTATAGACATAGCGTCTACTAATTTTTGTCTGGTTGTTGTTTTTACTTTGTTTGACTCCGCGTCTACAAACTTTTCTTTTACTTTTACCAAGTAGTATTTAGATTCTTCCATTGTTAATTTATTTTATTATTTAATTATAGTAAAATTCTCAGAACTTTTCAACTCCTCTAAGAGTTTTCTTTCTTTCTCGTTAATATCATTAGGTATAACCGGCACTAATTCAACTATTAAATCACCTACTCTATATCCTTCTTCATTATTTAATCCCTTACCCGCCACTCTAAGTCTATGATTTGGTTTGGAGTTTTTTCCTATCTTAATTGATATTCTTCCTTTTAGTGTATTAATTTCCATTGTACCACCCAATATTAGTATTGGGAATGGTACTTCCTTATTAGTAATTAGGTTGTCGCCTTCACGTCTGAAGTTTGGGTGTGGTTTTTGAACTAGTTTGATGAACAGGTTACCTGGTCCACCTGGAGTTTCATTACCTAATCCTGGGTAAAATATTGTTTCACCATCTTTTGCCCCTCTAGGCACATCAAATGTAATTTCTTGTCCAAATTTTTTATAGTGATATTGTCTACCAACCCCATTACACGTATTACATCTACTCCTAAAAGGCCCCATTAATGTAATATGTCCACTACCATTACATTGTGAACATACTGTCATATTTCTACTTTTATCTACAACCACCCTATTAAATCTTATGGTTTTTGTTACACCTTCATTTATTTCTTCTAATGTGACCTCTACATTTGCGTTTAGATTTTCTGTTTGTTGTCTTCTACCACCTCCTTGTGTTCTATTAAAAAATTGATCAAATAAGTCATCTGAACCCATATTACCACCAAAAAATGGATTTTTTCTCTTATTATCGTAATCATTTTTTTTATTTTTATCACCTAAAATACCATAAGCCTCAGAGATATTTTTGAATTTTTCGGTGTCTCCGCCCATATCTGGATGGTGTTCTTTGGATAATTTTCTATAGGCCTTCTTAATTTCCTCCGGTGTAGAATCCTCCCTTACGCCAAGTATATCGTAGTAATTGTTCATTTTTATTTATTTTATTTTATATTTATTTAATATGAAGACATATCGTATAATAATAACAAAGAATCGGAAGAAAAAAAAGCTTGTTTTTGAAACTAATGTAAAAAAGAACGCAACACAGCGTTTTAATAAGTTAATGAGAAACAATAAAGTACTCTTCCCTGTTAGATTTATAAGTAATAAAAATCCAGTAGAAGTAAAGTTCGAACTTTTATTACTTAAAAAACGTTCTTCTAAAATGGACTCCAACCTTTCAGTTAGAGATAATATGGGACGCATCCAACAACCAATATTTAATAATGATGAATGGGTATTGATTAAACATAAACCATATGAATATGAAGAGTCTTTTAAGGTTCATGGTTTTGATGAGCGTCTATGTTTAGTTGATGTGATTTCTAAAATTATTACTCCTCTTCTTAATGAGAATAAAAAAGATACTGGACATATCTATAGATTCCACAATAAGTTATGTGTTGAAGTTGGTGGCACTATTAATCTTCTTGTTACGAAAAATCGTTATGATTCTATTAGAGTTTATGAAAAGTTAAAAGATTTGTATATGAGAAAAAAGAATTTACGTGTATTGTTTTCTGGGGAGGTCCCTAAATCTAAACGAAGTGGTCTCTATACTAAATTAGGTAGTTCATTGGGGATTGATCGAGATTACCTATGGAGAAGTATGACCAGATAGAGTTTTAATTTAACCCTATCGTAAACTCTATGTTATTACCTTCTTTATCTTTTATAACAATTGTTTGGAATTCTTTCTCAATGAATGATATCATTCCTTTATCTGTTAATCTATTATTAAGTCCCTCACTAAGAGTATCGTCAAATATTTTTTTGAATTCTACGAGGTCTAATACTGGGTCACCATCATTTATGAATTTTTCTAATGATATTTTTTCAATATTTTTTAATATTCTGGGAATAAACTCCTTTAGTTCTTTTCCTAAAGATTGTTCTAGTTTTTCTTCCATACGATCAAGGTATTCTTTTAGTGTCATGTATTAATAAATATTATCAATTAACATCATATCTATTTTTTTCTCTAATCCGAATAACATATTCTCTACAAAATCTTCGTATTTAATTTTTTGTAATTCCTTATAGGAGATTTTGGTTGTAAACTCGTGTTTTAAGTTTTGCTTTTCTCCTTTTATTGTGAGTTTCACCCCATCCCCTAAAATTTTTTTATGTAACTTATATGTAAACATTTATTCTATTTTTTAATTAGGAATCTAAATTTTATTTCACCTATTGTCATTTCAAATTCTTCAGTATAGTTAAGATCTCCCCACCTATTGAGTTCCCAAATCTCTCTATGTAGTGTCTTATGTGACTCTTCATCTAATAATAATTCTATGTTTACCCCCGTATGGTTTATATCGTTGGTTAAGAATGTTGCTATTTTTTTGATATCTTCGAAATCCATTTTTTTAATGTCCTAAACAAACCTTTGGTTTGATCTTCCTCTTTAATTTCTTTTTTTGGTTTATTAATTTCTTCTTTTATCTTTTCTCCTAATCCTCCTCTCATTTCCTTAATGAATTTATTCTTATGCATTTCTAAATTAGCATCAATTCTTCTTTGATCATTTACAAGTCGTTCGAGATGTTTTTCATTTATTTCCATTAGTTATAATTAAGCAAAAAAAATGAGAGAATAAACATTAATCCTCTCATTTTAATAAAAACCAATATTAATTAAAATTTTATTTAGCGGGGTTCGACCTTTCAAAGTATTCTTGTATCGTATGGATTAACCACACACTTCCTGAGGTGAATACTCCATATAATAAAGCAGTGATTGGGATAAACCATAACTGTTCTTCAAAATTAATAATCTTATTGACTGGGTTTTTTACAAACCATCCCAGAATGGCACCAACCCAAAATGACGAACACATCATACAAGAAAGTAGGTCTTCTATCCATTTTGATTTGGATTTTAACCAAGTTCGTGGTTTTTCGAAAATACTTCCGTAAACTACAATATTGGTTAATCCGTATGTAAGTAATATGTATATTAATGCGTTACTCATCTTCCTTTATCTTTTTTTCTTCTTCAACTTTTATTAAAAGGTTTTCTAAGTCTGTTAGAGTACTAGACTTAAAAACAGTTTTAAGTTCTTCAACTTTTTTCTTAAATAAATCCTCTTTTCTTTCCCTATCTAGATTTTCATTTATTACTTCTTCTAGAAAGTCTAGTAATGTATCAACATTGAGTTTGTTCTTTTCTCCGTAAAAGTGATACACTACTTTACCCTCTTCATTAGGTCCGGTTTTATGAGATTTAATATCAGGAGATGGTGAATCTTTCACTACCCATTTTGGATAGAACAGACCCCCAACTAAAATTATGTTTTGACTGAATTTTATTTCCTGTAAATACGGTAATAATGTATTTAATCTATCACTAACTCTCATATCTTTATCCCATTAAATATCCAAAGTAATATATATGAAAATGATAATCCTAATAAAAATACTCTTTTACTACTTAAGTTTAGTGGGGTAGGTGTTGCCTTAGCTAACCAATTCCACAAAAACATTCCAATCTCCTTCAGTACGTTAAGTAAAGAAAGAAATAATATTAATAGTAAAAATTTATTTAATAAGATTAATCCCATTGTTTTCTAGTTTCATTAACCTCTAATCTAAGTGTTTGGGCGATATTTTTCACCTCCTGGAGATTTTTTCTTACCCTAACTGCGGCTGCTTTATTATTCTTGGTGTAAACTTTTGTTACATCATCTTCTAATTCTTCTATTAGTTTTTTTAATTCAAAATACGTGTTCATTTTTCAATATTTTCTTCGTCTTTGTTATTATTATTTAATCCCTGTATATATGAAGACCAAAGTTGTGTGGCGTTCATTATTTGTGTAAGTTCTAATAAAATACTTTTTATCTTATTAACTCTTTCTGTAGGATCAAGTTCCTTATCATTTATAATTTCCTCTAAGCTATATTCTAATCTTTCTTTATCTGCGATTAGACCAACTTCAACTACTCTCATTATTTTCATATTATATAAGTTTTAACAAAAGTTATTAATAATAATGTGGGAAATCAAGTCTATTGGATGGCTTTTTCAAAAATTGTGTACACTTCTCCTAAAATATCTAACTCACTTCTTGTTCTCGCCCCATGATAGTCGAAACATTTCTTCCAGAACCACTTTATCTTTGTTTCTACATTACTTTCTTTTTGTACACTATAATAAGACTCTAAAGCAAACTCTCTAAAATAATCAATAATTTCCTTACTATTCTTTATTTCAATACCCTCCTTAGCGAAATTATTATTATTCTTTTCCCAACACCACTTAAAATGTTCCTCCATCTTTTGTTTTGTGTTTATATGTTCTGGTCCTAAGTATGTACTAAAAACTATTTCAAAAAAAGAAAGGAGATATTCATTATAGAGATCACTCTTCTCTAATGTTATATTATGCGCACGATAAAAAAACTTAGTAAAATCTTCAGTTACTGGTGTTGATACGTATTCAAAAAATTCTCGTGGGGTTAGTCCTCCTTTATTATCTTGTTCCATATAAGATAAATATAGAATGGGAGTTCCTTAAGTAAACTAATTTTTATTATGATTTAACTGTAAATGGGTCTCCTCCTTTTCCTGCCTTAAATGAAGAGTCAAAAGTTACGCCCCCTCTTGTTATACCATCGGGATGTACCACATTTTTAATTCTTGACTTATTTTTATGTCTACTAGGATGAAGTTCTGCGTGTTTTACTTTAGATTTCTTAGGCATTTTTCCTTTTTTCATATCTTTAGTAAATTGTTTACCTAGTTTAATATCATATTCTCCACTCATGGTATTTAATTTAACTCCGTCAACTCCAAAATCACCTGTTAGTTTTAAGTTAGCCCCTGGATCGTTTGACGTACCTGGTAAATAAGTTGGGTTAACTCCTTTGAAGTCTGTTGGTTGTTGCCACTTCATATTATTACTAATTGATTGATCATATCCTATATCATTACTAAACATAGGGCCGAACATATCATTTAGTCCAATAGTTGTACTACTACTAGTTGTGTTTGGTACTCCCTCTCCGCTTGTACTTGTACTAACTTGATTTGGTGAACCAAAGTTAGTTATAACTCCTGTACCTGTGGGTCCTCCTGTTACTTTACCCGGTCCTTTAACTGGTCCTTTAACTGGTACTTTAACTGTGGGGGTATATTTTCCTTTTACCACACCTTTTTTAGGGTCCATAGCTTGCAACGCATCAGTTCCTGTTGCTTCTTTAATAAGATTCTCAACTACTTTTCCAAGTTGTTCTTGTGTTAAGTATATTTTTTTACTCTTCATCTCTTTTTTTCTTCTTACCTCTTTTACCTTTTTTTCCTCCTTTTTTTCCTCCTTTATTAGGTCCTTTATCCATACCTGGAATCATACCAATTGGTAACATAAAGTCTCCTGGTAAGCTTCCTGTTCCTCTTTTTTTAACATCTTTTCCTTTTCCTTTATCACTGGAAGAAGATGGTGGTGAAGCTGGTGGTGAAGCTGGTGGTGAAGCTGGTGGTGAAGCTGGTGGTGAAGGTGGTTTAGGTCCTGGTGCTGGTGATGGACCACCTTTTGCTGGTGGTCTAGCTGGTGGTCTAGCTGGTGGTCTAGCTTGGTGTGCCTCTCTCCAGTGTTCATAAGCTGTTCTATATTCTGGATTTGATTCCCCTCCTTTATAATCTGCCGGGTTCGGTTCCGCATCTCCATGAGATTTAGACTCATCTTCCATTATAGGTTTTTGGTATAAGGAACCACTCATTCCCATTAGTTGTCTCATACGAGCCAATTCTTCTCTTAAAATATCGTTACTTTTCATTTTATATAAATTTATTGTGTCTCGTGTTTGTATTATGACTAAACATATTTTTAATCCTACTTAATTCTTCACTTAGACCTTTTTTATTACTTTCCTCTAAAATTACAATTGTTCCTCCTTTCTTTCCACCTATAAAACTTTCATATCTTACTTTTTTAGTTTCTTTTCCATTACTAATATTAAATTCTCTGCCGTCTACTTTGTAAACACGAGGAGTTAAAGTTAAAATTTGTTCAGGGGTATCAATCGAATGCTCATGGATTGTAATAAGATTTTCTTTTAATTTTCCAGCCGATGTAGTAGCTTGTACATCTGGTGAATATCGTCTATCATTATTCATCATCTCCATACCTTTCGCTCTATTTTTCATTCTTCGTTCTGCTGCCTTTTTTAATAACTCACCAGTTGTATTCGCACCCCCCTCAGAGTTGGTCATTGTGATATTAGCAACTTGTTGTCCATCAACACCCTTCCCTGTGTTGTTACCAGTAGTTATCGATCCTTCAAGATAATCCGTATGTCTTTTCTTTTGTTCATCACTTAGGGGCTGATCATATTTAATACCTGTTTGTCCTGAACTGTAGTTAATTTCCTCCACATATTCATCTTGTGGTTTCGTATTTCTATACATCGGTGGATTCATTTCAACTCCTTTGTCGTCTGTCATAAATTTTTTAATTTTATCCGCCGCCAGTTTCAACCCTTCTGCATTGCTCTTACCTTGTTGTTTATCTAACTTAGCATATAATTTTTGAGCTTGGTGGGTCTCTATCTCATTTATTAAATGTTTTTTAACAGATTCCTCTAACATTTTTCCGGTTTTTCTAAATTTATTTTTCATAGTATTCTCTAATATTGCTTTTTCAACCTCTTGTACGGTCAATAAGTTATTATAATATAAATATCCAGTATCTTCAGATATTCGCTTACCTATATTATAATGTTTACCTCTCGGTGTTTTTATTCGTTGTGTCCTCACTAAATCTTTAGCTATTTTTCTTTTTCTTATACCTAAAGGAGTTAATTTATTTTTTTTCTTTTTCTTGATTCTTTTTTTACTTTTTCTTTTTTTCTTAGGTTTTTCATAAAAATCTAAAGCGTTAATGTCTCCTTGATTACAATAAGGGAACGTTGAACACTTTTTCTTTACCTTAACAAATCTCCCTCCTGGTCCTCCATACATAGGGAAGTCTGGATCATTCATCGCTCTCCAACTACTAGCATCCTTTGCCCAAACTTGTGGTGTTACATATTGACCCGCGTCAGAAGAGGTTGTTTGTTCTTCTATGGAAGTTGTACCCCCACTAAAAGCACTTATCAGATCGTGTTTTACTACTTCTTCCACTAGGATGGTGTATTTTTGATATAGTCCGTCCAAAAACTTCTTCTAATCCATAATGCTTTATATAGTTGTATAATTGCATTTCTGGTAATCTTAAGAGTGCTAGTTTCAAAATCTTTTCCTTTTAACGCTTTTTTAATTGCTTGGTCAACCTTTTTTTCTAATTTAGTTTCATAATCTTTTAGTTCCTTTCTAGCTAAAACCCCTATTCTTTTTTCATCTGCATCAGTAAGTGCCTCTTTAATTATTTTTCCATGAGTTGCTGCGTAAACTGATTTTTCAATTAATTTAATAAATTCAGACTCACCTATTTTCATTTTTCCTCTTCTTATTTTTTTATTTGGTGATTCAGGCATTCCTGGACCGTCTCCCATACCTGTTGAGTCTAATCCTACTGTAGGTAATGAATTATCTACTCCTTGTACTCCGGTACATAATAATGTTCCTAAAGATATTGACCCTGGTGATTTTGGACCTTGAAAAAATTGAAATAATTCTTGTACAGTAGTAAATGGACCTGTTCCGTATGTTTCATGAATTTCATCTATTGAAAAATATTCGACTACACCGCCATCCTCATGTATGTCTATTTCTAGATTAACATAATCACCATTAGATTTTGTAAAAGCATAGTCTCTAAAATCAGCAGACATTCCATAGTTGTTTACAAGATGGACAAATGCACCTATTAATGATGTATAATCAGTAATTGTATAGTCTGCAATTATATCTCCATCACATTGTCCCCCTTGAATTGTTTGTGTATTAGTTCCTGCTCCAGGGTTAAGGGTTTGTTCCCCAATACTTCTCTTTATTGGTTTGCCGAAAACTGGTTGACTAAAAGCTCCTGCCGCACCTGAAGTGGTTTGTTCTCTTTTTCTTTTACTTTTATTTATTGGTTTACATTTCTCAGATTTTTTACACCAATACATACCTGATTTACATTGTTTAGATTCACTTAACCCAGTGCAACATGTTTTATCATAATTACCATCGCCACAATCACAACCATATCCATGACTCTGTGATCTTCTCCTTCCTTTACGTCTTAATTCCTCTACGTCATCTTGGAATCCTTTTCTAGTTTCGGGTTTTTTCATGCTAACGGTATCTCCAAAAGTATCTATTCCAATTCCACCGCACTTTACTGGATATGATGTTACTGAGTCTACTACTACATCGCACCAAGCCCCTACTTGTCCACTTTGATTTGACACCATTGGGTCATTACACCAATCTTGATAGTCCTGTATACTTGACCACGGATTGTATGGGTAACCTTGTGGAAAAGCCGTCCCATAAATTATATTCAGAGGACTTCCTGGTGAATACATATTTAATGCGATTACATTGTTTTGATTAATATATGGGTCATAGTATGGTCCCCCTGCATTACAAGCCAATAAATCACTATCATCACAACAATAATAAGCTGTAGTATTGGAGGTGTTTTCTAATAATGTTTTTCGTAGTGTTTTTCTTAAATTCATTTTATAGTCTTTTTGTTTGTTGATAGAATTTACGTCTACCTGATCTATTTAATAAAACTGTGAAATCTTTTCTAGCGTCACTTATATCTATATCATTATTATGGTCTAAACTTTTAACTAAGGTATGTAGAAACTCTATTAAATCTGTGTTAAGACTGGTTAGATATTGTACTCTTTGATTCAGTTGGTTGATGTCATGTAATAGTAGAGTCATCTCTTCGTCTTGACGGGTACCCGTCTCAATCTCAATATCTTCTATTTCAGGAGATCTTCTTCTTCTTTCTTTTAATAAATTTTGACGTAGTGATTTGCGTATATTATCCATGTTATATTTCATTTATATATAAATATAACGAAATAAAGATAATTACTTAATATTTGAAACTACCCAGGATGAAGTTACGATGGTGGCGGCCCCTAGAAAAAAGTGTACCGCTGGTTTTTTATACCATTTAGGTTCTAACTCTTTGGTGAGGTCTATATATAAATCTATTCTTTCATTTAATAAGACTATATTTTGGTCTAGATACATTAGATGTAAACTATCCTGTTTTTGTAAAGTCCTATAATTCAATAACTGTTGGTTAAGTAATTTAATTTCTATTTTTTGTAAACTATCAGTTTGTTCATACACTTGAAATAATGAATCCATTTCGATAACTTGTTGTTCGGTGAATACGTGGTTTTGGGCCTGAGCTGGGATAGTCATGGTTAACATCACTCCGATAACAAAGGTCCAAATTAAAACTTCATAATAATTTAATTTTTTCATATAACTATTTTTTAGAACAACATTCTTTTTTTTCTGTGTCACACTTTTCTACAGTTTTGGTAACCCCACAAGAATTAAAAATTACAAGTAAAAACATAAGAGTGATAAGTAATACTCCCCCTGATTTTTCTGTAAAATTTTTCATTATTTAAGACGATTTTTTAAGGAGTTAACCGCTTGTGATGCTGTTTTCTTTTTAACAACTGGTTTTTTCTTTTTTATTTCTTTTAATTGTTGGTCAGTTTTTTTTATTTTCTTTTTAGTAACTTTTTTTTCTTTTTTAATTTGTTGGATTTTCTTTTCTACTTCTTTTGTTTTTTTCTTATTTTTTTTAATGTTCTTTTTAATCCTTTTGACTTTTTTATTAGAGTTAGCGTTCATAAACCACACTAGACCTATAATAAATCCAAAAAACCCAACAATAAATTTCCAAAACTTTTTAATAAACTCCATAATTACATTTCTATATCATCTCCGGGGTCAGTAACACCCATATCATCAAAGTCTTCTTGCTCTTCTTCAGTTTCTTCCATTTCTTCAAACTCTGTAGATGTTTCCTCGGACCATTTTTTAGCCCACCCATCATAATACGCTCTTAACTTTTCTAATGTTTTTAATGTTTCATCTCTTAATTGTAAAAGATCAGCACTTATATAACAACCAACTGTATCATCCAAAGAGAAAACAAATTCCATTCGTTCTCTTATTAATTCTCCCATCCATTCTACTTTTGGTAATCCTCCACTTTCATAAATTCTTATCTTACCAAATTTAACTCTATCCGAAACAGCCCTACGAAAATCCTCTTCCTCTCTTTTTTGTTCTTCGGGTGTTAGTTCTCTTCCTTCCTCTTCTTTAATAACATATCTCATGTTTCTACTTCTAGAAAGAAGATTTTTTATTTCGTCATATTGATTGCTCATCATTTTTTTCTTTTAATAATTTGTTATCGATATAATCAAACTCAAATGACGGAGAAATATCAGTAAAGTCCCTAGAAAAATTACTCTTACTTAAAACTCCGTTAAATGAAGGGGCTTCTGAAAACATAACATTATGTGATAAAGAATTTTTTTCTATATTATATTCCTCACATAACTTTTCAATTAGTTCCCCCACTACTTTCATTTGTTTTTCAGTATAGGGTGCCCAAAAGAAATGTCCTCTCCACTGCTTCTTAAAAACATCGGTTCCTTTATAAATATTACCAACCCAGTCTTTATACTTATTGGTTAGTGAATCTTTTTTTAACCACCCTTGGTTAACCAGTGTTATTCCTATGGTTTCTTTGTCCAGGGTCTTGGTTCCCATGAATTCAGAATAATAATTTGGGTCATAATGTTCATAAACTCTACCATCTCTGTCTACCGTGTATGGTGTTACTTTTTTGTATTCTCCATTGCGTCTTAACAACCAACCATTAAAAAACTTCATGTCTTTTGTACTTGAATTTCTTAAGACTATTTTATTCTTTGTTTGAGGTTTAGAAAAAAAGTTATTTTCTGTTAATCTAAATTTGGTTTTGTTTATCTTCATTCTATCTATTATTTCTATAGATCAATCTTTGTTCTTGTAATTTAGTCTGTTGTTTTATTTTAATCCTTTCTTTAGCTGTTAATGGTTGATCTACCCATCCTCCATCTCTTCTATCAACTATAGTATCTTTATCTTCTTTTTCAATAGATAACTCTACTTTTTCCTCTTCAGGTGTAATCATTATCTCCTTTTCATTTTCTTTTTTATTATCATAATGTATTCCATCATTTCCGTTTTGCCCAATTACATCCATTCGTTTCTCGTCTTCTTCTGTGTATAATTCTTCTTTGGGTTCCTCATCATTTTTATCTAACTCTCTAGATATTTCTGTTTGACTTAGTTCTTCCATTATAACTTCTCTAGGAATAATTGGTTGTGGTGAATAATATGGTGAAGGAACTTCTTCTTTTTTTGGATTTATTTGTGCGAAAGCAAAATTTGCCGCCACTACCATGGCAATTGCTAATGGGTCGAATACAAATATAATTAATAACAAGAACCAATTAACCACTTGTCCCATAGGATAACCTGTTGTTTCGGATAGATACTTCAAAGGTCCTAATTCTCTTTGTTCTTCATTTCCTATTTCTAACTCTAAAAGTTCCGTATCAAGTCTCATTATAGAATCTTGTACTGCTTCCAACTTTAGATTTAGTTTATCCCTATCTCCAATTGTTGTTGTTAATTCTGATTGTAATGCTCGTCTTGCGGATGATGAAGATGTTGTGATAACTTGTCCTGCCTCTTCTGAATAATAAGATACTTGAGTTGGGTTAGATAATGATGTCCTTAATTCTGATATAGTTTTATTTAATTGTGTTTTTTCTATGGTTAGATCTGTTTTGTTTTCTTCAAACCTTACCTGTTTTTGTTCTAACACCGCAAGTGACTTATCTAAAAATTCTGACTTGGTTGCCGTTTCTTGATAGGCTCCAGATAAGAATCCATATATACCTCCACTTGTTATAACCATTAATACAAACACAGCGATAGAAAGATATGCTCGTAACCACTTATTTATAGTACCCCAATACTGGTATAGTAATGAAGCAACAACCAATTTAGCAAACTCTAAAGACCCCGCCATTATAATAACTTGTGTACTTGCCCCTGCGAACAACTTACTTAACCCAAACACTGAGTAGAAAGCCGCCGAACCAGATACTAATAATGCCGCTAGTCCTATTAATACGGGAAAGAATCTTTTTTTCATAATGTATTTATTTTACTATATAAATACCTAGTCTTCCATGAACCTAAATAATGAAAATGAATTATTTCTAAGTTTACGAATAGATTTCTCTTTTATTTGTCTTATTCTTTCTTTGGTTAGAGAATATGCCTCACCAATAGCCTCCAAAGTTTGACTTTCTCCCTGTAGACCAAAATACCTTTTAATTATATCTTGTTCCCTAGGTGATAATATAGATAGGACTTGATCCAATTCTTTTTTTAGTTGTACTTCTTCGTCTGCACAATAATCTGGTCTTTTACAATCCTCATCTGCTATTAAATCAATTAGTTCAGACCCTTCATCGTCTATCTTAGTGAAAAGAGAAGTGGTTTGTGGTATATGTTTAACATTAAAAAGTTCTCTTAGTTCCTCCTCTTCTTCTTTGGATGACGCTTTTTGCAATTCTTTATAAAGTTTTTGGTTTTCTGTTATAACATTAACGGGTACTCTAATCGTTCTAGAATTTTCATTAAGTGATTGTACTATAGTTTGTTTAATCCACCAAACTGCATAGGAGATAAATCTAAATCCCTTTGTGTGGTCAAATCTAGTGGCTGCCTTCATTAATCCGTGATTACCTTCCGCTATTAAGTCACTTAATGTAAGTCCTTTATTCTGGTACTGTTTAGCCACTGAAATAACAAACCTTAGATTTGCTCTAACCATCTTATCTATTGCCCCCTCATCTCCTTCGGCAATTTGTTTTGCTAAATCCACTTCTTGTTCAGGAGTTAAAAGTTTTTCTTTTCTTACGTCCTTAAAATACTGTGATATTGAATCTTCGTCGTTATTTATAAATCTACTCATAATTTTTATTTTTATTATTATACTTCAAATAGTATGCCGTACTATATATTATGACACTTTGTCATTAATTTTTGTGTTTTTTATTCTTTGATTGGCAAAATTAACATATTCTTCAATATTATCAAAACCAATCCAATGTCTTTTATGTTTTTTAGCTGAAACTCCGGTTGTCCCACTTCCCATAAATGGATCAATAACTAAATCCCCTTCATTTGTTGAACCTTTTATAAAGTAGTCACTTAGTGCTTCCGGATAAACAGCGATGTGATTATCTGAAATTCTTTTAGATTCAGATCCGATGTTTATTAGTGTTGATGGAAGAGCCCCCTTAGGATTTGGTCCCCACTCTTTATACTCAATCTTTTCATCACCTTCGGTTCTATTAAATCTTTTCTTAATGGGTTTATTGAATCTTTTAAGGGAGGACTTACTATACGGAACTCTCATCTCATCAATATTTATAGTAAATTTATCTGTTTTAGCAAACCAAAAGATGTATTCAATTTTATCTCCGAATCTCTTAGGGTGTGATAGTCCTTTTCCTTTATTCCAAAATAGTCTTTCGTATAACTTTAGTCCTGTAGAAGATGTTATCTTATACACTAGTTCATATACGTAAGGGTCTCTAAATTTGTTACTAACTTTATCATTTATATTTAATATAAAGCTCCCTGTTGGTTTTAGTACTCTACTTATCTCCTCAATAAATGGTAATAACCAAGCAACATATTGTTTAACTGGTATTCCATTACTACCGTCCGCATATTTTTTCATGTCTGCGTAAGGAGGGGACGTAATAACCAAATCCACTACATTATCCTCTAGTTTACGTAACCCATCGATTGCGTCTATATTATATACTTTATTTCTCTCCATCTATTAATTTATCTTGGTTGTCTAAAAATTCTCTCTCTTCCTGAGTTAATGACTCTATGCCTTTTTCTAAAATTTTATCTAGTATCTCATTAACAGTCATTTTTCGTTTTGGTAGTTTACTCAAATAAGCTTCCAAAAGTTCTTTTATTGGTATTATCCCGATATCTTTTTCTCCTTTATATTCTTTTCGTAGTTTTAGATCGTCAGAGATATTAGTAAACTTAGTATCTAAAAAATAAGCCTTTAGTTGTTCATCCATTTCTATCGCATGTTCTCCTTCTAACGAGAATACAAAAAATGACTCTATCATTTCATCTAAATACTCCAATAAAATTTGTTTAATCTCTTCAACACTATCCTTACTTTCGAAATGATAAATACTATAGGTGGGACCACTAAAAAATTTTATTTCATCACTTATCTTTTCTAAATCAGATAATGTTTCAACTATAAGTTGTTCTTCCGTTAGTCCAAAAATGAATAGTATGTATTTCTTCATGTTATTTTATTTTATTCCACAAATATAGGGATTTAATTACAACCTACAAAGAGAACTTATATTTTCTTTTTTAGTGATAGTAATTATTTTTTCTGACCAATCTTTTACCATATCATTATGTGTTATTAACATTACTATTGGAAAATAATCTTTTACTTTACCAAAGAACTGGGATACTCTTTCAAGGTTCTCATTTGATACCTTCCCTAACACCTCATCTAGTACGATAACGTTAGGTTTTGGTAAACAACTAATTCTAGTTAATACACATCTTAGAGCTAAGGAAGCTAAAGTTTTCTCGAATCCACTACCAGCGAATAAAGGTTTAGTTATATTAGTTTTTCTATCTGTCATATGAAACTCAACTTCCTTTTTTTCATTAAGTTCTAACATCACATCAAATTCTGTGGTGTCACTTAAAAGTCTCTCTAATTCATTATTAATAGAAGGTATGATATTATTCATGACAATTTTACCTATCCCATTTTTCCCTACCATTTGAATGTAGACTCTAAACACATTATCTATTTCCTCTTCTTTCTTAATAATTTCAATTATTTTCGCATTATTTGTGATTTGATTTTTATTATATGATATCTTAGTGGTGTTGGTTGTTATACTTCTCATTACCTCATCTCGATCTAAAGATTTTTTACTTTTTCTATAATTTGCATCGACAATTTTTTCCTCAAGAGAAATATTATTTTGAATGGCTTGTAGGTTAGAATTATATTTTTTTATTACTTCTTTCTTTTTTAGTATTTCTAGATCCCACCTTTCCAAATCAATCTCTATGCGACTTAAAGTTATTTTAATTTTTTCTACCTCATCAAAATTGCTCTTTAATTTTTTTTCTTTTTCTAATTCCTTTTGTGTCTCTTGTAATTTATTATTTTCTTTTTCTTTTTTCTCTTTCGACACCGTAATTTCCTTATTAAGTGTTTCTATTTCCTTACTATGATCAATTTCTTCCATTGCTCTTTTACACACTGGACAAAACTCACTATTTTCTAAATTTTTAATTTGTGTTTCTTTATTTTTAATCTCTGTGACTATCTTAATTAATATTATCTCAATATCTTTTTCTTCTTTAATTAAAGATGAATACCTCTCAATATCATAATTTGTTCCCCCAATATCTTTTATTTCTTTTTCTCGGTCTTTATATAGTTCTTTAGTTGTTGTTACTTTTTTTTCAATTTTTTGTATTTCCTCTTCAATTTCTTCTGGTTTAACTTTAGTTAAATTTTCATCTATTTTAGTCTTTTGTGAGATGTATCCATCTTTTTCTTCATCTATTAGTTTAATTATACTTTCTAAATTATTTAATTTTTCTTCACTTTGACTTTTACTTGTTTCTAATCCTTGTGTGTCTTGTTCTAAGACTTTATTATCATTTTTTAGATCTTCGGTGTTATAGGCATTCATTTTAAGAGTTTTATTCCAATTAGAATACATCTCTTTAGCAATCTTTTCTTTATTTTCCAATATCTCCAATCCAATAAACTTAGATAGTATCTTTCCCCTTTCAGTGGGTTTTGTTTCAATTAAATTTTCTAAATTCGAGGCTGTTGAGATTATTGTGGACATAAAATCGTCGTAAGTACCAATACTTTTTCTTATTAATTCATCTGTTTCTCTTCTTTGTTCCCCTTCTAGATTTAAGACTGTACCATCTTTCATAATTTTCTCAAATCTTAATTCGGTCTTTACTGACCAGTCTCCTTTTTTTGTTTTTTTTCGTATTATCCCTCTTTCTATGGAGTATTGTTCGTTATCAATAACTAGGTATCCCTTAACTCTTACTCTATCCTTGTCTGAATGTCTATTAAAGATTTCTATTGTTTTTGATGTACGAGTAGTAGTATTAAAAAGTAAAAAAAGTAAAAGATCTAAACAAAAAATAGTTTTACCCCCAAAATTAGGAGGATTAGAGGAAACTACTGTAATACCATTTAATTTTTGATAGTCGACTACATTTCCTTCTCCAAAAGAAAGAAAATTATCAAACTCTATTTTTTTTATTTTCCAAGTACGATGTCTATAATCTACATCCCTCTCTTGTTCTAGTTTTTCTTGTACTTTCTTATTTAACGCCAATAATCTATCCCATTCTACTTCATGATTAGTTAAACCTAACCAAGAAGCAAATAACTTCTTTTGGTAATTGTCGTCCATAATGTTCTCAGAAATATCTATTTCTACTTCACCTGTAACTTCATTAAATTTAGTAGGTTTGAATATGACATTTACTTTTTTAACCCCGTATTTGTTCTTAAAGTAAGATTCTACTTTTTTTCTTTTTTGTTGGGTGTAATTCTCTGCCTTATCCTCCCATAAAACTCTAATCTGGGCATTTTTAGGGACACTAACTTTACTCATCGTATAATTTTTTGTTTAATTTGGAACCTCTTAAGAAATCTCCTCTCATTAATTTTTTTAATGGACCCTCCTTTTGTTTATTAATTTCTTTTTGTAAACCTTTTATCTGTGTTTGGTAAAATTCAGTCTGTGAACTTAACGTTAACAACTTAGTATCTTTGTCTTGGGTGATGTCTTCTAAATTTCTATATTTATCTTTTAGATTTTGAATTTCAGTTAAAAATTCTTGTATTTTACTATCGTCTGTAATTGGTACTTCTTTCTCAACTATTTTTTCTATTATTTTTTCTACTTCAACAACCTTTTCTACTACCTCTTTTTGTCCCATCGGTGTTGGTCCATATTTTTCAATATTAAACCCCGTAGTAAAACATCTGTAAGCCATCCCCTCTATATCTTCTATCTTATTGAGTTCGCAATACTTTTCAAATTCCTCCTTTGTATTGTATGGTATTTCTATTTTCATTGTAATTTCTCTTTTTCGTTTTCAATGTCTTCCATTGACTTTATTTTGAACGTGTAAAACCCCCATTGGTTTTGTATATCCTTAAATTTATATTTATCCTTCTCTATATCTATGATGCACATTCCATGTTTTCCTATACTCTCACCAAAATTTTGTTGGATTAGGGAACCGACCATAATTACTGGTCTTTTATTAACCTTTAGTACCTTTCTTTTATGGATATCCCCACACAATGTCCAGTCTAAACCTTCAAAGATACTAACTTCTTGTCCATCCTCAAATTCATAACCTACATCAGTTTTTAACCCAACTATAGGGTCATGATATAGTCCAATATGTTTTTTATCTGGATATTTTTCTTTTGATTTCTCTATTTCTGGTCTATCTGATCCGGTTACTTGTGAATAAACACACCAAACAACATTATTGTCTTTATAACATCCCGTATCTTTATAAAATAGTATATCTTCATTATCTAACGATTCTATAAGTGGGGAAAGTGCATCCATTCTATCTAAATTATTGGCTAGAAAATCATGATTACCTAAAATAATGACTGTTTTACATATTTTAGTGCAGTCATTAATCATTTTAATTACAAAACTAACTAATTCAGGTGTCATTTGATTCTTTGAATGTACTAAGTCTCCAGCAATCGCAATTCTAACTTCTTCTCGCTTTAATTTACGTTTTTCTATATCCCCCATAACCTCTTTATAGAATTGGTTTATTACATCTTGATATTCTTCGTGTCTCTTAAAAAGTCTTATGTGGACATCCGCTATGTGATATATTACTTTTATCATTTTGATGATTTTATCATTAATTTTATCTCTTCTGTGTAATCATGACACTTTATTGGAAAATACTTATCATTTTTTTCATTAAACCACACAATGTAACAATCTCCGAGTTCAATATTTGTATTTCTCCCTATTATGTATTTGTATAGGGATAATTGTAAAGAATATGTGTTAAGCTCACAAACATCTAGATGTGAGACTGGTTCTTTGAAGTTTTGCCACCTATTACTTTTATCTATCTTTTTATTTGTTTTCCAGTCCCATATTTCTAATTTGTTACTTTTTTCATTAAAGAATAATTGGTCAACCATCCCACATATACCTAACTCCTTATCCCCAACAACCAACTCAGCTCTAATTGGGATTAGTCTACCATATGAATCTTCATAGAATTTATCAAATAACTTAACCAGTTTATCGAATCTTTCTTTAACATCATTACCTTCTCCCAGAACTGAGTTAATTCGTTTTTCTGGATAGGGAAAAATTCTATTAGTTAGATAGTTTTCCGCGTATTCGTGAAAGGCGGTACCTTTCTCTGTTGATGTTAAGGCTTTGTGTTTCCACTCTGCCAATATTTCTTTTTGGGTTATACCCCTTTCTTTAGCCTTTCTCTTAGACCAATAATCTTCTTCAAATTTTTCCTTAAATTTTCCTATAAAGGTTGTCGCCGAAATCATTTCCTCCCCATCAATATAATATTTGTGAGGTTTATCATAATATTTAATATGATTAAATTTTGCTAGTTCTCTTATTGTTTCCATTATAACATACTTTCTTTTAATCTACCTGAAGATAATAAAATCTTCTTTAATTCTTTTATTCCGTAATTTTTAACGATATCTGCCACGTCGGTATTTTCTGGCACCTTTGTTAAAAAGACTCTTTCTTTTAATTTACCACCATCTAATTTCTTATATAACTTAACTGAGTCATTCCATGCATCAGAATCCAAAACTATGAATATTTTTTTAGTTAATTTTTTATATATCACCTCCCATAATTTATCACTCATAACTTTTCCAAGCATGGGAATTGAGTTGGGGATGAACAGGGAATCGAATACACCTTCTACTAAAAATAAATTTTTATTCCAGTCTATCTTATCTTCATTAAAAATTATTCCTTCTTTAGCGGTGACTGGATTAAGATATTTCATTTTATGATTAACGTAACTTCTACTTATGAAGTAATTTAACTCTCCATATTTGTCGTATGAAGGAATTATAACCCTACCGGAATACTTACCACTCTTACAAAAACCGATCTTATGTTTTTTAATAATCTCAGAAGTTATGGCGCGACTTTCAAGGTACCTTATTACTTTTATAGTTTGGTAGTCTTTCTTAACTTCTCCACTTAAGGTTATATATTCTTTTGGTAGTCCTATCTTCTCTGTTACTACATTAGCTTCAGAGTATTCAAAATCGCTACCATCAACCAAAGAAAAATATCTTTCCTTTATTCTTTTTGGTGCGTAAATATTCATTAACTTCCTTAAACTTCCATGAGTACCATGTGTCTCACTACAAGCCCAACACTTATAAACACCTAAACGATAATTAATTTCAAAATTACCCTTACCATCACCTTCACTCAATCCTTTTATATCTTCTGAGCATACAGGACAGTCATAACTAACTTGTTGTTTACCTTCGTTAGATTTTCTTCTCTCTCCCAAGATTTCATCAAGGATATCAATTATGAATTCATTTACCATAAATTAAAGATACGAATATGTGGTGACTATGTCAATTAAGACCAGAGTCCTTCTTGTTTCATATGACCTAAAACACATGCATAAGCGTCTGTCATATCAAAAGATTCTTTTTTAAGAGTTTGGTTTTTTGTGTAGAGCCACACAATTTGAGGTTCGAGTAAAGCTACTTTTTCCCATATTATCATTTTTTTATCGGCCTTAGTGTCGTGACCCCCAAAAAGAACGGGTTTCAAACCTTTTTTTCTTGGAACCATTAATTCAGGAAATGCGAATTTTCTGGAATTATATGTTGATATGTATACTGGGATAACTCCTAAAACATCAAAACATATTTTTGACACCATTCCATTGTATCTTAGTAGGGTACCTACCGTATTTACATTGTTACTTCTTAATAAAGGTTCTTCTATGATAATTTTAGAAATATTTAGGTTTTCGTACTTTCCTATAAATGTTTTGAATGCTTCTGCTTTTCCAATTAACTCACCAATTTTACTTTCTGCCTTTGGTTTAGGTCTTGGTGAAATATGGGTTAACTCAAGTAGGTTACCATCTTCTTCAAATAGTGCCACACCAATAGTTTTAGTAGATATATCCAGTCCTAATATAGTTTTCTTTTTTTCCATAGGACCAATATACGCAGATTATCTAGTTAAGTTAAGGGTTGCTGTTAAATATTGTGTTTGTGTTTTTAAGATTGGTACATCTGGTACCGCCACTCCCAATAAATTATAATTATCGTCCCATAGTCCAATTTTAGTTATATACACACCCGCATTATTAGATCCAGATTCAGAATATTCCTCTACCCATGTTGGGTTAGTGGAGGTTCCCCATGATCCCGCCTCCGCTACACAGGTTATGCTTTGGATGTAGTCCGTACTAACTGTTCTAAAAGAAGTTGATGCTGACACTGCTGTAATTTGGTCTGCCGTACCCCCATTAGTTGTACCACCTGTAAAATAAACAGCAGTAAATGGTGTTCCACTATCTCCTTGATTGCTCCATCCTGTCGGAAGTATTGGTCCTGGTACCCATGGGGAAACCCCAGTTGCACCACCAATAGGTAAAAGAGGTAAAAAGTTAGTTTCTCCATACGCATCTGCACTATTCGCATTTGACCAAGCCACCCCTACTGCATCTCCTGAAGCCCCATTATCAGATTGTATATTCCCTGGTCCTGAATAAGTACCATCAGAAGGTGTTACCCAACCTGCTCCTGTTACAGTCCCTGCAGTTAATGCCATAATATTAACTATGTAAGGGTGAGTAATGGCACAAAATCCAGCGTCTAACATACATAATCCAACTGGAACATCTATTTTATCTCTTCCTGTTAAAGGAAGTGATTCATAATTAAACGTATCTTTACCGTCCTTAAAAACTTTATTAGTGTTTATTAAAGCATTTGTTGATTGTGTTGCCCAAGACTTTGAACTGTCATTATTTGGTCTTCTTACAAAATCTGAAAATAAGAATACGACATTACTTTTATATGGGTTATAATTGGTAAGTTCGTTATTGATATTATATATTGGTTGTCCGTACTCTACCGCGTTAATACTACTTTCCGATGTTAAGTTATCGAAACTATTTTGGTATCCTCCTTGGTATTCATAAGACCCATATATATCTAGTGTTTGTACACAAGGAATTACTCCACAAGTAGTGGTTGCTACAGGACCAAATGTTGTCGCTGCTGACTGAACTGGTACTTTCATATGTATAGAATGCCCTACAACTAACTCCCCATAACTTGTTCCCGTGATCGGTGTATAAATAATTACATTTTGATTAAATCCACTAGTTCCCGAAAAATTATAACTAGTTCCTGTTGCAAAATTTCCTTGAAATACTGTTTGTTGAGTAGGTGTAAGAGGTAAGTTCATCGTCATGAATATATTATTCTGTGAGTTAGTTAAATTTCTCCTATCTGCCACATAATATTTACAAGCAGTACCACTATTGGTAACACTATTAGTATGAACTGTTATTGGTTTTATTACTGAGGAACCATCCTCTACTTGTTTGAAAAATCCTGTATTGATTGCCATAGTTTTTTATTTTAATATCCTCCTGAAGATCCCATTGATGAACCTCCGGTACTTCTACTTCCCATGGTAGTGTTTTGTCTTACTGTTCCTGAGTTTGAAGTTTGATTTTGGTTGTTATTTCTTGTTCCATTATTTGTTATACCTCCTTGTGCCACCCTAGTGTTTGTTAACATTTTAGTTTTAGGGTCTAATACTAATGTGTCTCTACCAGGCATTGCCGCAACATATGTAGGTTGTGCCATATATACGGGGTTACTCTCATTTGGTGGAGTTTGGTTAGTTATTGTTCCCTCCGTAGTTGATTTTATCTCTATTAGACTGGGGTCATATTCTACATTGTTCTTAAATGGAAGGTTAATAAATGTTTTAACATACGCCGAAGTATAATCAGCATAAGGATTATCACTAGTTAGATTCCCTAAAATTGTAGTATAAACTCCGTCTTCTGCCGTTACCTCTACCTTAGAGTGTAACTTATATTGTACTTGTCCTCTTGTAGTGGACTCATCAAAATAAGCATTAAGATTTTTATAATTTCCTGAATTAAATGTTGGTATTTTATTTAGTATTGCCATAATTTTATTTTTAGTGAGCTATCGAATTATCAAATCTTTCTTTTACTACAAAACTATTATAATTGTAGTTACTATTAAACTGTGAAAGACTCCAATCAATCGTTCTATCTTCCGCAACTGATTTATTATACTTAAAGGTTATCGTTATCTCCGCATCTTTTACTGGATTAGATCTAGATGTTTTAATATTTCTTGGTTTAGCCACTAAAGTAAGGGTAGTTCTATAATTATCCGAACCATCTTTATTAGTAAACTGATAAGGTGAAATACTTGTTTTTCTAAAAAAAGATTCTATAATGTCATTTTGTACTTCTATTGGTTGAGTACCAAATGCACACATTTCTAACAATGGAATAGCTAGCGGAAAACTCCCCGTTCTAACTCTTGGGTAAAACGCTCTATTATGATTAGTAACAATAGAAATACCTGGATAAAGAGGTACTACCGTAGCGTTGTTTGTGACGGCAACTGGAGCGTTTAATCCCTCATAACTTCCTGGATCTACCTCAATAAAATCATTGTCGGTATTAATTGCACTTTTACCATCCATGAAGCTCACCATATCAAAATAACTTATGACTGGTGATTGACTTCCATTCCCTTGGACTATTCCCGAATCAAATGTTCCGTTTATTGTGTCATTAAACCAATCTCTTCTTCTAATTCCATAAACAAAATCTGTTATACCTAAAGTCACTCCCCAAGTTCCTGCCCCACCAAACAACTTACCAGTTTGTTTCTGTTGTGGTGGATTATCTGTTAGTTTATTAATTGATTCAGTATATTGGTTAAGTTCTCTCCCTGAAGAGAATGCAAACTTAAATGGACTATCAATAGAATTTTCATTATAACTTACGTTGATCGGACTCCCTCCACTATTGTATAACATCTCTTTGGACATTAAAATATATTTTTGTAAGTCAGAACTATATTTGTTAGTACTAGTAGTTAAAATCCTGTCATTCTCCCCTAAAAAACAAATATCAATTTCATCTTTTTGTGTATCTAAAGTTACTTGGCTATTTTCATCATCGGTATCTACAACCATATTATCTAAGAAATTCAAAAATCCGTCTCTAATAGAAGAAGCTGGGTGATTATTTGTTTCATAAAATATACTATAGTCAAGTGTTTGTTGGGTTTGAATCTGTTGTGCTTGCCAATACATAAAATTAAGTGCGTAATCTAAATTAACAGTTACATTCAATTTATTATATCCAGCCGTATCAGCACTTATTCCTAATTCTGAACCCCATCCTTTAGATGAAGGTCTAGCCTTAACTTTCTTTACCCCTGTTTGTCTAATAAGGTCATTCATGTTTGACGGTACGTCTTTTAGTATTACATCCCTAAAACCTTTTCCATCTGCAATGGCAATATTTGTGTTAGAAGACCCTGCAACTGCTGGAACTTCTCCTCTCACTGGTTTAACTGTAGAAGTATAGTTAATTCCTTCATCGTGTAATGTAAAATATCTAATATTAGTACCAGTACCATAAACTAATTTTTCCCTACCCTTTTTAGTAAGTTTTACGTTCATAGTAACTGCGTTTGTTGTACTTCCTGATGGTAAAAATCCCATTTATCTAATTTTTTATTTATTTTTATTAGTAACCTCCACCACCTCCTCCACCGCTGGAAGTCGCCCCACCTGAAGTGCCAGCGCCAACTCTTACTGAAGAGGAAGATGTTGTAAAATTATTATTTATTCTTCTTTTTGTTATTTGTCTTGACCTTTGTCTAATAAATTTTGTCTCTACACAATCTCCATTAATATTTCTACTCAGACCAGGAGGACAAGGACTTAATTCATCATTATCTCTAATAATAAAATCTTCTAACCCTTCAACTGCACACCCATTAATACCAATGGTTTGGGTTACTCCTCTTAGGTCAGGCACTTTAGTGTAAAGTCCTGCGGGGGTCCCACTCAATGGAGCTGTAGTTCCGGATTTAGTGTAATTTATATCACTATCGTGTAAACTAAAATACTTAAAACTAATGTCCCCTCCTTTACCCGTATATAATCTTTTACGAGCCATAGGTGTTAGATACACATTAAAACTATTAGTATTTCCTGTTGCGAATCCCATTACTAAAAATCTAATCCCATTACTAGAGTAAATTGATCACCAAACGTTTTTTCGATCGGATTACTTATTTTCCCCATTATTACCTCATTATAATTAGAATCATACACCGCCACTTCTGCAACTCTAACATTGTGTGATGGTACTGCCGCACCAGTTCCAAAAGTTGGGTTTTGTGAAGTATTAAACTCACTAGGACCAGCAGTGAATGAGAAGGTACTTCTAAATACCGTTGCTTTAATATTAGTATCTACATTACCAAAGAAAAATCTTTCGTCACCAAATGTAAGTGTTGTGTTAGCACTACCTCCCGGAATATTAGGAGAAGTTGTTAACTCTGTTAAGGTTGGCATACTTATCCAATCACATAAACTATAGTTACCTCCATCAGGTGCATAATTTCCTGTTACTGCGTCATAATATTCATTGGTTATTATAAATTCTGAGTTATATAGTATTTCATAGTCAACCCAATTTTTACCATTGTGTGTATTATAGATTGATGTTCCTACTGAATTGACCGCCACTGGTATTCTTCTCCAAGCAGCTGGGTCTGGTTGTGTATTATTTTGTACTTTTTGTACTAATATATCAAATGACGTAGCGTCCCACCCTATATACTCATATTCGTCGTTAGGTCCAGGTGTACCTAAAGTTGAACTAATTCCTCCTCGTCTCATAAAAGGTAAACTTCCGTAAGGGAACTTAACTTTTACGTTTTTACCATTACCGTCACAATCTGTACAATTGGTTGAGTTTTCTGATAAGAACGTGTATTTGTTACAGTGTAATCCAGTTGTGTATCCACTAGTTGTTGTGAACAAGTACGAAATCCATAACTGGTCCCCTGATGACATTAATGAAGTTGAACCTGAAGGACTGTAGTAACTAGCTTGTAGTTGTGGTAATGTCCAATTCCTATTTGATTTATAGGATAGTGAAGCAACAATTTCTTCATCGTCAATAACAGCCATTTTTAATTCCGGGAAGATTTTACCAACACTTGTTGGTTCAGTATAAGATGGTGTGTCGATCCCACTAGTACCACCTGAAGTATGTAATTGATAGTATTCTATCTCACTATTAGAATTATATACGGATGTCATTTTACGAGGAGTTGTTCTAGTCTCTCCTGTTAATAATAACCCAATACTTGTATTACCAGTATAGTGATACATTACTGTCGGCATTGTTAACTGGAAGTTGTTACTTCCGTCAGCATCCCAGTAGAACCCTTCTCCATAGAAATTAGAAATTGAATTGTTACTATAGTGTATAACAGCTATAGATTTTTGTCTGTAATCATCAACTATCCCTCCGTATGATTCTGAATCTGTTGGCACTGTGTAATTAAGATATTCTTTTGTACCAGTGTAACCTGTTGACCCATAGGTAGCATAGTCTCCATGAGTTGTTGCACTTATTCCCGCGACCGTCTGTGTCCACGGAATGTTCATATTCCAAACTTTCACATCTGTTACTGAAACATCACAATTACTATCAAAAGTTAAACTTAATTCATTCCAATAAGGTATAGTAGTTCCTGTTCCATAATATGTGTTGATTGGGTCACTCCCATCATAGAAAAATACACTAGAGTCTCTGTATTGATGTGTAGTACCTCCCGTAAAATTAGGTATTGACCTATCTACTGTAACTTTTAGGTTATTACCGGCTAATGTACCTGTTACCTCCTGTATTCTATACCACAAATATGCTTGTGGGTTTCTTTGGTCTACATAACCTGGACCTGGTCCTGGATCCATAACACCTTCCGCTTCTCCTGCCGCTCCATAAAACTCGTTCGGTAGTAACAACATAAAATCTCCTGCCTCTGGCTCTACCCCGTTTACACTTACATCTGTGATATCTCCAGTTTGTCCCTTATTGATGTCTATTCCTGTACTTCCAGGTACTGGATTTTGAGTAAGATTACTACCAGCCCTCACAATATTAGCTAGGTTAAGTTTTCCTACCGCTTTTGTGTACGTAGTAGCTGTCCTAAGTGAATAATCATACTTACGTTCTGGATAATTTGTAGCATCTTTTGTTTCCCCAGTAAAAAACCCTCTTAGTAATGCTTGATTATTAATAACTGTTTCATTAAGAGCTACATTGTTTACGGCACTGTAAGTACTACCACTATTACCGGCGATTCTGAGTAGTGGGTATTTAATACCTGCTGGGTTATCGGCTGGTCTTAAAATTTCCAAGTTGCCTAAATCAACAACATCAGACCAAGAATATGTATTATCAAAGCTACCGTAGTCTATTTCTGAATCACCAAAACCCCAGTAAGAAAAATTTAATTGTCCTATGGCTAATTGTCTTCTACCGTAATCTGTTAGTTTTGCACTTACATATGCAACATTATCTTTTTGTATATATCCCATTTTAATTTATTTTCTTTAATATATTATCTTTCATTTTATTATAAATATTAACTTACAATATTTCTAGTAACTTAATAAGTACGGACTATCCGTATCGAACTTATTAGTTATACTAGTTGCTGTGGTCGTAATACTAGATCCGCTTATCCCAATATAATTACGATTATTAACTACCCTATATAAATACTTTTGATTTAGAGTATTGAACGGTCCAATACTGGTTGTATAGGTACCTATCCCTTCTTTATATTTTATTGTACTATATGTTGAAGCTGCAACGAAAGTAGTGTCTGCACTATTTGTCACTTGTACTTCAAAAAACCCTTGGTTAGATTGTGGTTGTGGCGCAACTTCCCAAGTTATTTGTTTGTGGGTACTACCTAGACTTTGATTCTCAATACCTTGTAAATTTGTTAGATAAAATAAATTAACTGAATCTCCGGCAACCAAAGTAATATTCGGGTTAAATATAACTAATCTATTATTTCTTCTTGAACGATAATAATCATTATTAGGTTTTTGTCTCACTCCGTTAACTAAGACAATTAAATTAGACAAATCATTCTCTTTAGCCTCATTTAACGGTTGATTCGTATAATACTCAAATGTTGTGGTACCTGAATTATAATTAAACTTATTATAGAGTTGGTTGGCACTGGAAAATGTTGTTGCCCCAGTTACAACTCCGGTACTAGGTACTGTATCACCCTCTGTAATTAATCCCTTTACTCCGTTTCCTTTAACATACGCAGCAACTAAAGTATCACTGGTTTCAATATCAATTGTACTACCTCCTTTTACTATAACTTTTATTTCTACTTCTCTTTTATCTTGTATAAACTCAAAATTATTTTTTAATACAACCCCATTAACACTTAGTGTAATATCTCCAATTGGGTCTTCACTTAAATAAAACACCGATTGTCCCTCACTCGTTACTGGTAAATTTTCTACAACAAATTCTATGTCTGTTGTTGACCCTGACGTTACACTAACCTCACTAGATTCAATATTAAGGAGATTACGGTCATATTTTATCACTGGTCTAGGTGGGTCAGAAACTGCGATAAAACTAAAATCTTTTTCAGGATAATATAAATTATAATGATAAAAATTATCTTTAACTCCTTCAAAATTTTTGTTATTAGGGTCATCTATTAAAGTATCATATGTGTTTCCCGATGTTAAATAACAAGCTTCTGTTCCACCATCCCCTGAATACACAAAAGAACCTTTCACTAAATAATTATTACTTGCCTCTGGTTGGCCTTCTCCTCTTGATGTGTTAAGTTCTGAACTACTAATACTATCTATTAGTTTACTGGAGCAACATGCGGTATATACATAGGCATTTCCAGTAGCAAAACCAGTGTACAAACCACTATATGGTCCACCACTAGAACTAATTAACTGGGGAGCCCCTGATAAATTTAATTGTCCTGTTGGTCCGTTATTTCCTGCACCGATTGCCATATTCCAGGTTATTCCTGTCATATAACACTCCCCATTCTGCCAATATCCGGCGTTACCTGTAACCCCAGCATTGGTTACATTTGTATTTCCTGTTGGGATTATCCATCCGTTTTTAACTGCTTGTTTATATACTCTAGTATATTCATATGTTGTTCCTGTAGTCCCTGCACCTCCTATTGTACCACCTGTTGAAATATATACACTATTGAAAAAGTTGGTTAGGGTGTAGGCCGTATAAAATCCGGGCCATATCGGCTCAAGATGACCCCCAGCTCCATCTGAACGAGTAGTATCTTGTCCAAACCAATACCAAGACTGTTTATGGGTACCTGATGGAAGTGTTGACCCTTCAGAAGTGGCCGATATACTAAAAAACACACTAAAAGTTGTTGCGGTAGTTTGAGCCTCACAAGTCAAATCAGGTGTAAGAGGAAATGACTTAAAATATCTTTCGTGGATAGGAGGGTAACTAAATCCATTTTTTTCATCATCAAATTTATAAACCGAACTCCTAAACTTACCGGTATAACCACTCATTTTTTCATAAGGAAAGTAATATTCTAATGTTACTCCCGATTGACTCGTATTCCATACGGAGTTTTGTGTTGATCCACTAGGTCCTAAGCCAATATGGGACATTCCTTGTGTTGTGTAAGGACTTCCATTATAGTCATATACACCATAAGGGTTAATTTTAGTCGCCCCACTCATTGTAAATGATGGTGGTTGGAAATAGTCATAGCAAGTATAAACATCTAAAGGTAAGTAACTAGTATTTTGATTAGTATACTGAGAATTACTCTTTAATTTTGCCGAGTTTCTTAATAATGTTTTATATCTACATCTATCCATTTGAGTTCTGTGATGAATTTATTGTTCCTTTTATTCTTCTAATAGTATTTGTGTTATTCACACTTTTCATACCCATTAATTTTCCGCCGTATAGTTTTTTATCCTTTCTACCTACCACACCATCAGTTTCAATATTTTGTCCTAGTATTAATGTACCATTATTAATTCTATTGTCCAGTGTTCCACTACCACTTTTATAAGCCGCAGTTTGTTTTTCCATTAAAACTTCTTCATTTGGTGATCTTTCGTAACCAACTACAGTCGAGTTGGTTGTAAGTGTCACATTTATATCTAATTTACCTTTTTTTAACATATTTTAATTTATTAGTTTGTACCACACCATGGTTGTACTCCTTGGCAGTACCAATCATTACCTAAAGTTACAGACTCGGAACCGTCTGTTCCTGGCCAATCATATATTGGTGAGGCCTCTATTAACCACTTCGAGTGATTTGCTGGAGGGGCCCCACTTCCATTAACACCAGACCAGTATCTCATTCTACTTTGATCCGCGGAACCATAATTAACATATTCTAGCCCTTCGGTGAAGTTACCATTTCTTACCATATTATCAACTACATAAGTAGAATCTGTTACATTATATAACTTTACACTTTCAATTATTAACCCATTGATGTCTGTACTAATTTGTAAATATTGGTTTGCCCCCGCTATCGGTGTAAACTTAACATCGTAAAATCCAGGTCCATTTACGTTTATAATAATATCTTGACTCCCCGAAGATGCGGTTTTTAGATACACCCTTCCTTGTCTTTCTGCATATCCCATAGACATTCCATTTGCCCCAACCCCGGCACATCCTCCTTGGTTTAATGGGTCTCCAATTAAACCCCCACCATTATAAGATATTTGTTGGTTGGGTTGTCTACCTAATCTTCCTGAATTAAATTTTAATCCTATTCTAAAATAGTACTCTTTTCCTGTAGTTAAAACACTAACTAAACTCCCAACACCTGGCGCAGTATTTGAGCCATCATTATTTCTTAAAGTAAGTGGTTCTGCGTATGTCGAGTTTCCGCAAGGTCCAATATCTTGAGAAATGAATCTATATTTCTTATACCATTGGCTTTTTAATTCTGATTGGTCTTCAGAATCTATATCAATTACTGATCTTTGTCCATGTCTATAAACAAATTTTTGTCTATCAAAAACAGTATTAGAGTATTTGGTTCCCATCCCTATAATCGTAGTTGCGGGTATAAATTGTTCTAAAAGTCTAGACCAATAAGGTTGTATCTTTTTTACAAACCCTAACATTTTTTGATAATTTAGTTGGTTACTTCCGATATTAAGTGGAACAATTACCCCAGCGTTATCGGTACTAGAGGTCCCTCCAGACACATAAGACTCGAAAATATTTCTTAATAAAGGGTATGCCGGCCAATTAGGTTGGAATCCGAATCCTCCTCCACCAATGGTCTTTCTGTTTTTAACATTAATAAATTGTGTTTTTACTCTGTCTAAATACTGCGCAAATGTAGTCGCACTCACAGCAAAACCTGATCCACTCATAGAAGACCCATAATATATATTAGTACCTAAGTTTTGTCTATTATAACCCCTTCCAGTACTCTGAACTGGCCACAGATTTTCAAGTATGTTTGGATTGTAATCATACTTTATAGTAATCGGGAAACCACTCATTTTATTATAGTTGTACATGTCGGTTTCCATAGCCTTTGCGATGTTAAGATGGGAGTCTACCATTTTCGTATTTAATACTAACCTTTCATCATCCCCAACAAAATAATTAGTATCTCTAGTAGTGGTGGTAGAACTCGCCTGGGAATCTGTTAGTCCCCATTCTCTGTACGCATTTATTGTTGTTCCTGTATTATTTACCCAAGATTTTTTATTATCAATTTGTGGATAAAGAACAAAGCCTGGACTACCTACAAAAACATTAGATTCATAAAACTCAGACCAGTCAAAATCATAATAATACCTATTATTTTCATTTCTCATGGTTAAGAAATCCATAATATTAGTAAATAATTGTGAGGAATTATATAAGTTAGGGTTTTGACAGTGTACCCATCTACCACCATTTACATTATATAAATAAAGGGTGTTAATTTTATCATTATTTGGTGTTTCATTATAAGATAATATATTTGCATCGCCCCCTGCTGTCACTATATCAAAACCGTCCATAGTGTTAAAGGATGGGGTATTGGACCATCCTTGGGTTAGTGGATTACTTGGATCAACAAATGGGTTTTGTTCAAACCCCCAAGGTACTCCACTCGCATGAACTGAGGTATTATTAATAGGGTAAAGTGACGAAGTTGCGTAGTTACTTATGGTTAATACTGCATAACCAGCGTCGTAAAGAGCTTTAGCCAATATTTGTTTATCTGCTGGTATACTTTCTCCAATATGTTCAAAAACATAAACCGCTGCGGGTCCCTGAGTTATAGCATCACTTACTGTTGCCCAAGCCGAACCTAAACCAGGACTTGCCCCTTGTAAAGAATTAATATACCCTAAGGTACCAGTTAAAAAGTTAAAATTATCAGTAGTTACGGAATTAGAAACTAATACGGGCACTAATTCATTTTCTGGTACAGTACCTGAAACTACTGAAGGTATTGTAAAGGTTCCTCCGGAAGACTCTGAAAATTTTCTAAATCTATTAAAATATGCTTGCCCACCATCATAAGGTCCAAAATGTGGATTATTAGCACCAATAAAATTAGTTTCTCTATACCACCCTCCCTGCATTTGGAAATAGTACTCTTCTGTATTACGTAATACTTTAGGATATCCATCATTATCGATAGGGTAGTATGATAAGTCGATTCCTGCCGTTTCATCGTCTTCTCCACCTCTATTTGCATCTAAATAAGTTAAAGTAGTCTCAACTTTATTTATATCTAATTTTTCTTTTACCGTATAAACGTATTCATTAAACTCTATTAATGACTCTGGTGCCCCAATAAATCTTAAAAAGAACTCAATTACTTTTCTTGTTCCCTTTGCCCTGAAGAGATACCCAGCATTTAATACAAGTCTTCGCCATAATTCAATATCAAACTCTACAGGTGTCATACCTATAGAAGTTCCTGAAAATACATTCGTATTAGTCCCACCAAAGAAAGATTCGAGAAGATTCTCTTGATTTGCAAAATCTAGAGTTTCGAATCCAAGTGTACGTGCAAAATTCTTAATTAACTTATCTGGAATATTATCATTTTTATCATAAGATACTCTCGAAGCAAACGCAATACCATCAATATATCTTTTTACCTCATCAAATTCTCTTCCGTAAATTCTTAAAAGTTTTTCTACTCTTTTATCGTCCGTGTCAAATTCTTTTATTGAGTCTGTGGTAAAAAATCTGGCAACTAAGTCTGTTTTGTAGTCATCATATGAATCGGCCAACTCTAAAAGTGATGAAAGAAAATCCCCATATAAGGTAGTGTCTATATCTATATTATATCCGTCTGATACTGGCCAAGTAAATTTTTTCTTTATTTCTGTAAAGGTTTGATCTTCACCTTTAACTGGTACGGTAAACTCTGAAGTGTATATAGGGTAAAAATCTCTATTAAGTAAGAATCTATCGAGTCCTTTTAATCTATTAAAATATCTTTCCCTTATATTAACCTGAGGTTTTATATGGAAATTTTGTCTTATTGCCCCGTTAGTGGCCCCTGTAAATGGATTTCCTACTACTTTTATTCCAATATATCCTGTTTCTTGTGAGGAAAAACCAGTAAAACCAATTACTCTAAATTCTTGATTAGGAGAATAATAACCAGGAGAATTAGTAATTGTTTGTGCACTAGCAATTGGGTATTGAACGGTATAATCATAAAAACTTGAGGCCATTGACTTTTTCCCTGGTTCTTGTTGGAAAGTGTTGGGAATATTATCGAGATTAATGAAAAATTTATTTCTTATATTTCCTGCCGGTATCTTAAACGTTGAGCTGTTAGTTTCACTATTGTATATGTAGTTTATTGCGGTAAATGTTGTGGACCCACTAATATTAACTTTATTTATGAATAGTGAAGCTGGCCAATTTATAATAATTTTCTTTACCGAAGCTTTTATATGTTCTCTCAAACTACCAAATAATGTATAATGAAATAAATCAGACTCATCCAAATTTAACACTAGATTTAGATTATTATTTAATAATTCTGCACCTTGTGATGTAGTCAAGTTAAGATCACTTAGTGTAACTGGTTGGGAAAACCCCTCAGTATCATAAAAAACACTACTTTTCGCCGATGGGACTGGTGTTGTATAGAAATTGGTAAGCGTCATTAAGGGACTCCCCTCGGTGATCTGAAATCCTACTAGATCTGGAGAAAAATCAAAATTAGATTGATAATTACCTATTACTTTTTTGTACGCCATTATAATACGTTTATGTTATTGAAATCTTTGGTGAAGTCTATGTCGCTTCTTTGTTGTCTCACCTCATATAAAGAATCATCAAAATTATCTTTAATTTCATATAAGTTATATTGTCTATAGATGTTATTATCTGTGTCATATATAGTATAAATTCCGTCTTGTATAGACTTAGTCTGATTACCAAATAATCCATACCCTAATGTATCAAAATCATGTTCTGTTATTTCAATTTCTATTGATATTGGATTAAAGAATGTGTTTGTTATACTTAGTTTTTGTCCTGTTCTTCCTAGGAATGGTTCTGCATTAGGTTTTACGTTTGGTGCAGAACTAGGTGTTAGGGTAAGAAATAATAAACTCCCATTGTCGTTAAAATTATATCTTATTGCTTTTTGTGTTGTATTAGAGAGTTGTTGATTTACTGGTTCACATAAATTTGAAGATGTTACAATTCTAAAGAAGTTTGGAATCTTTCTATTTGTTGCTTCTTCGTAATATTCTAGTCTATATCCAACCAATCCTCCATTAATCCCAGCACTACCTAATAAAGTTTGATCCATAACAATTCCTTTTACTTCGGGCATTGCCGCTAAGTTTCCACAATCAACTACTTCTTTTATTATTTCCCTAGGTTTTAACACCACTGTATATATACCTTTAGAATTAAAGATACTTGGTGGTAGGGAAAGGTTATACATACCTTCTAATATCCCAATACCTACTGCCCCTTCTGTAGGTTTTGTATATTGTCTTATATACTCATTGCTAGGGGTTAATTTTACAAACGTATCTTCAAAACCCGTATCTCTACTTGGTGTGTAATGTAAAAAGATGTCTATGTCCTCTGGAAGTACATCTGCTGGTCTCTTTATTCCGTAATTACCTGTTGCCATTTATTAATTTTTTTATTTTAACTTATTATATTAAAGAATCCTCCTTGGTAAAGGTCAAAATCTTCAAGTCTATCAACTTCTGTTATTCTATAGTAGTCTTCAAAAATAGATATCTGACCTCTATCTATAAATACATTATTTTCTATTTGTGGAGGGAATACATGACCTAAAGTCCATTCTTCTTTTATATCGGGATATAAACATCCTGGACAACAATTTGTCATTTGTATTGCAAAACGAGTAATAACATTTTCACCTATAGGTGAAGGTGTCGGTATGGTGCTGTAATCCCAATAATGTATATTATTAATAGTGTATGCCGTAAATAGATTCTCATTTATAACGGTCCACCCATCATTCATTCCTAATGAAGGTACTCTTTTTATTAATGGATAATACGGATTAACTCCGTATTTGTCTGTCATAGCAGGATTTGTGGTTGCCTCTGATACACTAGAAGCGTTACTATAACCGGGCCATAAAATATCACTAAGTTTACTATCTGTAAACCCAGTTATAACATATTCTTGTCCTTTAATCCCGTCTTGGACACCACAACATCCTCCGTAACATGAATCATCATCACATGTTGCGTCTGGATCATAGTTAGTTGAGGTTGGGTCCGTACAACCATAAACACAATCCACATAAACACAAGAATCATCATTTATCGTCGCATTTGGGTCGTAGTTGGATGCCGTACCTAAAAACCCATTTGGTCTCCCTGGAAATGCCAAATCCGTACCATCATCAGTACATCCTGGTATTTCACAAGTCCCGTTATCTACTGTCGCCCCTGGGTCAAAATTATTAGCCAAAGGATTAGTACAACCAACTATTGTATAATCACACGAACCATCGTCTGTATCTGCGCTTGGGTCGTAATTTTGTGCATATGGATCCGTACAACCATAGACCATTAAATGATATTCACAACAACAGTTGGATGGTCCTGGTGTGTCACAATAATTTCCATAATTTCCATTACATGGAATTGTTGCATTTGTATTAAAATTAAGAGCAACTGGGTCTGTACAACCATAACAATTATATGTACAACTTCCATTATCAAACGTGGCTAAAGAGTCATAATTACATGCTAGTGGGTCAGTACATCCTGGAACTGATTGACTGAATACGTAACTACAAGAATTATTTTCAGCATTAGCTGTAGGTTCATAGTTAGCAGCCGCGGCATCTGTACACCCCCAAATGGCACATAAACTACCTCCAATGGACGTATTCATGATAAAGTGATTTGAGTTGTTTATTGCAAAATTATAAGAATATTCACACGGTAACCCTGTATCTACATTTATCGCGTTATTATCAATTATTTTAATTAGATAAGAATTAGGAGGTAACACTGTAGTGTCCGTCGTTGGGTCTACGATTTCTGTTAAAACTCCTGAATCAAACCAATGAAGTGTATATGTAAAATTAGATGGGATTCCTGATTGTTGATGTGACGCAACTCCTACATTTGTATTATTACTATCATATAATTGAATAAAGCCATTTGAATCGGGTAAAGTAAATATATTATACACTCCACTAGATGGGTCAACGTTAGACCAGTAGTTTGGAACTTGTATGTCTATAAAATCTCTCCAAATACCTGTCCCATTAAGATTTGTATTTAGGTCGAATTGTGTAATAATGGATTGGAAGTCAAAAGTTAAACATAAATCCGAACATCCATTTGGTACTATGGTTGGGGTAAATGTCCCTTGAGGTGTATTATCTCTACTATTACATGGAGGTCCTGTTTGTAGCCAATTATCCAATACACTAAACAAATCATCAAGATTAACAATATTATCATCGTTAGTATCTCCTGGTAAATTTGGTCCTGTTTGTAGCCAATTATCCAATACACTAAACAAATCATCAAGATTAACAATACCATCACAATTCGTGTCTCCTGGTAAACTTGGGTTACCAACTCGTGCCATTAACTGTGAACCACTACGATTTGTTGTTCCTCTTAATTGTACATTCCCAACATTATAGATACAGTAACTGTTATCACATCCACAATTATTGTGAATGGATGCTGTTTGACATTTACTGTCACAATTTGTTGCCATTGTATCACAACACACTGGATTCTCATTACAATCTTTACAATAAATTAAACAATCAGTAAGTGCATTGGGTCCTCTATATTGTCCATCCCCTACAGGATTAACTTCACAATTATTATTTTCACAATCGTATGTAAGTTCACCATATGAACTACTTTCACAATAAGTTATCGCATCATTAAAGTTTTGGTAATATCCGCTACCATCTAAAACTTCAGTAACTATACCGTCAATACATTGCCAAGTTAAAGAGTTTTCTAGAGGTTGGCAATCTTCTCCATTCCACATAAAACTATATTGTATCCACTGTTGACAACAAGCTTGGTTCGTCATTACGGTATTAGTAGTGTTGGTATTGGTGAATACTAGACTACCATCTACTCTTGTTTCGGTATTAAAACATGAAGGTGCGAATTGGGATTCGGCTGTAGTATGATCACTACAAGCCATATATCCCGTTCTTCCATTAACATCATGTGTGTGAGTACCTGTACATTCTATTATATTAGCATATTCATTGGCAGCCCCTTGGGTATACCAAACTGGTACAGTGTTTATAAAAGATAACACACTGTGATTACCTATAATCTTTTTATTATCACTTTTCCTCAAATAACACTTTCTAGTGATATCATCCCACTGATAACCTTCTTTACTTCTTTTTTTACAACAATCTTTTTGTTTTTCTAATTCGGTTATATTACTCCATATTACTATTCCATTCTCTGTTACCCCTTCAATATAATCTTCACAGGAAAGAGTATTTTCTTTTTGATTTGTTATTGGTTCGTGATTTTCACAAGCCATATAAACAGTTTTCCCCTCAAATTCATGTTCATGGTAACCTTCACAACCTATTTGTAAACCATATTTTTCAGCCTGCGTTATGTAATTAAAAAACGGTCTATTATCTAGATAACCAAGAGCATAGGAAGAATAACTTTGTAATGATTTTAGGTTTTTTGGGCTTATCCTTTCAATCAAATTTTGTAAAGTTTTTTGACCTTTTTCACTTACACAACAATTTTTACAAGCAATATCAGACGTACTATCGTAATTAATAGCTTTTTTATCTAAACACCCTATTTTATTTTTAATTTTCATATTCTACACACAATTTGAGTTATTATTCGTACAATCCCCAAAGTTGGTCTCACATCTAGGATCCGCCAAGAAAAGATTATAATCATTCACACTAGTAGTACTAAACTGTTGACATGTTGAACCTGGTGTGATTGGGAAACAACAATACACATCATAAAATGTCACATAACTGCAACTACCATCGTCTACTTGTGCTAGAGGATCATAGTTCACCGCATTTACGTCAGTACAACCTATACTTAAATTATTTATTGGGTCAAAATAACAACAAGTAATGTCACCAAACGTTCCTGGAATTATCGCATTTGGGTATAGTGGATTATTATATTGTGTTGCTGGTGGGTTACCCATACAATCCGTACAACTTATAATATTACTATTAATAGTCATAGAGTTAGTTGGTACACATGGATTAGACGCTGTTGGATCAGGACATCCATTATGATAGTGACATGAACCATCATCGAATGTTGCTGCGGGCCAATAGTTATTGGCAGATATATCTGTACAACCACCTAAAGGTAATAAACAACAATCGTTACCATAATTTAACCAACAGGGTTCTTGTGCTTGTGGATTATAGTTAATTGCATCTGGATCCATACACCCTACAATAAGGTTACAACCACTAGCTTGCATACAAGCTTCAGGTGTTGAGTATAGGGTAACTCCTGGAATAAGAGTTGATGTACTTAAACACCCTTGTATAGTAATATCTCCAGTAGGTGGTCCCATCTCTAAAACATAATTTAAGTCACAATACCAACCTAGTACACTTGGTGTGTAATCACAATCTGCATTTGATTCCACTCCTTGGATGACTGGAAGTTGTGGGTCGGTAGCTATTACTGTGTTAACATATGGTACTGTTGTATTTTCTATTGCCCCATATTCGTTTCTAATTGTACTAAGGAAATGGGTTTCGTCACACCCTAAAAAATTAGGTTTTTGGTAGTACTTGAATGATATTTCCGTGTTTACTAAGTCAAACTCTAGTGGAGAGACTATAATTTCTTCCTTTACGTCACATATTAAACGTAAACTTACAGATGTTGCCCCTTCCATCGTAATTTCACTCTCTAACTCTACTTCAACTACATCATCTGCGGCGTCATATGAATTACTTGTCCAATATTTAACTGGGGTTACTTTTACATCTTCATCTGTAGTCCAATTCCAAGGTTTTTCTTCAACCGATAAATGCTCTAACTTAAACCCATAAGTACTCACCGGAACATTTCCATTATCACAGGGACTACCCCCACCAACACAAGTACCACTACCTGCAGGGTTGAACACGATAAACTCCATCATATACGCCCCGTTAAGGAGTGCGGTATAATCTACATCCATATCAAAAATATTACCAGATGCAATATCTTCATCTATTACCATATTACCTAGAGGGTCAAATAGTTTGAAATTAAGTTGGGCAGGTAGAGTTAAGATTTGACTAACTTCTGGAACAGTACAAGCAACATAACGTGTTGTGAATCGATAATCCATCCCTTGTGCCAAACTAATTGGTATGTTAATTGTGGCTTGATTACAGTTATTAGTAACTAACCTATAATCCCCATTTATAAAATCTACTGTTGTTACACCTCCATTAATACAAGATATTGGGTTTGTAAACCCAAGAGCTTCCCCTAGTTCAAAATTTTCAAAATATAAATAACCCCAGTTTGGATCTAATGTAGAAGTACCACCCCACATTATATTTGCTAAAGTAGAACTAGGATAGTTTTTCATCACCATTTTTGATTTTATGATATAGGTCTCCCCGTCTATCAATCCCGAGATTATTGGTGTATATATAAGTGTTCTTTTCCCAGAGACTCCTTCTATGGTCCCCATACTCCCTCCTGCTCCTGCCATAACATAGCTTTCCGTTGGTGACATCGCATTACCTTCATAAAATTCTACCCAGTTATCTCCTATTCCGTAAAATAATACGTCATAAGGAAAGTTAAATAACTCTAGTCCTTGTCCTTGGTCTTTATTACCGTAATCTCTATAACATTTCTTTTTCCACCAAACAAAACCATACTCGCTATAGTCTTCGCAACACTTTCGTTCTACAAAAACTTCACTATCTGTCTCATAGTCATAAAAAGTCACCTCTCCATCACTATTAGTAAACCAAGGAACTGGACACTTGTAACTCTGTGTTAAAGTTTTAGTTGATCCACTACATTCCTCAGCAATACCAGGGTGAAGTAAGTCTCTATATATTCCAATATCTTTAATGTCTTGGTAGAGTGGAAAGTTTATATTTAATACGGGTGGTCTATTACCTACGACATTAATACAAGGTATCCACGCACAAGCGTCCTCTGGTGCGCACGTATTACATGTTTCGTCTGGAGTCTGATTACAATACCAAAGTGACCCATCCCCTGCTTCTACCACATCACCTGTATTGTAGTTTTGATTTGTCCCGTCCCAAGGTCCTAAATCTGGTCCTTGGCAGTAAAGAAATCCATTGTTTGTTACAATATCATTTTGTATGTTAGTTATCGCACCATAGAGATTCCACCCTAAATAATAAAATGGGATAACTCCAACAGGTGGTGAAAAAATTAAATATTGTCCCGTCTGAAATCCTGTATTGGGGTCAATTTCTTGGGTCCCATATACTCCTAAGTTAATGTCATCTACATCTACCGCATCTTGACTCAGTAAGTAGTTAGTTATATTATATCGATATAGATGTAAATTATAAGGAGTGAATTCAATATTAAAACTCTTAAAAAATCCAAGAATTTTTCTTTTTACCCCTATAAAACTATTAGTATCGACACTTGATGTTTCTTTTGTGACTTGGAAGTCGTCTACAATAAGAAAATCTCCTATTTGTGCTGGAGTTCCAAAGGTGTCATCAATATATTGAGAGATACCAAACATGTAGTTTCCTCCATCCACAACGGTAAATGTAGTATTCACTACCCCTCGTGAAGTGAATAATTCCACTTCATTTTCATTAAACTGACCATATTCGAAAGTCCCTGTATCCACATTACTCGCCCAAACGTACAACATACTTGGTTGGTTTATTCCTGGATTGGTTACCATATTAATATGAGAAAGTATATTAGAGCTCAGCTTTACACTAATATTATAATTCTCTCCTGTAATTAAATTATAATTATTGACTGTGTGTAATATAACGTATCCGTTGGTGTTAATGGGTCCAGGACCTCCAATTTCAATTCGTAAAGAATTGTTACCAATGTCTTCAACATATGGAACCGTAGTATTCCAATATAAAACTAGGGGGAAATCTATAGTATTAACTACCCAATTTTGACTTCCTTGTGAAAAGTCGTCAACAAATATTTTTGATATGAATTCTCCAAATAGTTCTATGATTGGTCCATCGATAAACTCTTCCATCCAATCAGGTCCCATACCGGGGATATATAAAGGGTCTAATATAGTAGTAACACAATCATCAAAACTCATATTTGTATCAGGACATGCATATGGCATGATTCCGTTTGAAATTAATGGTTCTGGGTCAAGAACTGGTCTTCTTGCGTTAGTTCTATCCCCTAAAAGACTACCTCGTGATATTTTTTTCTTAATTATCTCCATTACTAATAATTAGCTGTTTCTTGTGTTATTGTACCTCCGGAATAACTTGTTATTAAACTTTTTGTACCAAACGTTGGGAACATTTTTCTTATTCTCCTTATACTTCTCACACAACCTCGCGGTAAAGAGGACATTAAGTTATTAGGTATTGTAGGTTGTGGTGTGGAAATAACTTCCTCTAAAACCTGTTGTTGTGGAAGTGGTGGTACACTATAATTATTTGTGGTACTCCCCATTCTAAGTTGGTTTAATGGTGGAAGATTTACCGCACCTCCTGTTATGGAGTGAAGACTCTTAATTATTAGGGTTAAACTACATAAACCTATTAATTGTATAGTATATAATTCTTGGGTAGTGATGTCATCGTACCAATAAGCCACAGGTTCATACTGAAATGTTCTTGTTTTGTGGTTTAATAATACGGGTATGTAATCCATACTTTCATTATAGTACTCAATTGGGAAAGATCCTGTGGAGTCTGGTAAAAGGGTAGAAAAAATATCAACTCCTCCATCTGCAGAATTAAAAAACTCAACTTTCATATAAAGTCTATTCTGCGTTATATTTAATTTTTTTTCTGATTTCCAAAAAAATAATGACCCTCCGGGTGTTTCATTGCATATCTTGAATGATGCTGTAGTTTGGTTAAGTAGGGGAATATTCGCATAACTAACTAATTTTTGTGTTTCTCTGTGAGGGGTTGTAAAATACGATATTCTAAAAAAACTTCCTCTAAATCTTTGTGACTTAAAATCTACATCCTCTTGTAGAAACATTCCTCCTCCTACCCAATCATCTGTAGTGGATCCATTAATTTTATCCCATAAATCCAAACTTAATTCAAAACAGGTTCCTTCTACTTCTCCATCACATTTAACCCTATACATTGTTTTTTCCCAATCATCGATATTATTAATGGATTTTTGTACTATTTTTTCAACTTTTTCATTAACCAATTCTGTGTTATCGACAGGAAAAAATTCATTTCCTATCGGTACGTTAATTACATTAGTCTTATCGTTAAGTTTTAATTTGTATGTTATTTTATTTCCCATAATAAATTATTAATTAAGTAATTGATAAAAACTGTGCCGTCAAATACGAAGGTAAGTGATTAGCCTCGTTTGTACCTAATGTGTCCCAATTCGCATATCCTGAAGCAATTGGCCCTGTGCTAGAACCTACATTTGTTTTCCACTCTGTTCCTCCTTTGAAGTTTGTTTTGAAAGCCCCATTAATTGATTTTACATATATAAAAACCTTGTCACCTGTTTTTAATGGTATGTCTTCCGAAACAAAACTTTGAGAAAATATTTTTTGGAAATCTCCTTTATCTGTGCCACTGTTTTGTTCACCACAACTTGGTACGTAATTACCAGTAGCTACTAACCTATCATACCTTGGATGATAATATTCCGATCCGCCATTACTTCCACCACCGGCCGCATAATCCGTATCTCCACAATCAAAATTAAGATTAACATAGTTCCAACTACTAGAACAATTAGGACATGGGTTAGGTGCTCCAATTCCACAATTTCCAACAATAGTAGTTCCAGGACCTCCCCCAACATCCATACAAGGCGTATATGACATTTTATTGGTTGCTTGAGTTACTCCGTCTACTTTCCAACCTCCACAACCTTGATTCCAGTCTACATTATTAAATCCTCCTGGTCCTTGGGATTGTTTAGGGTTGGGTGAGCTAGACAACCCTGAACTACCGTTGTCAGGGTCATAAATATAGGTTACCTTAGCAGTCTCAGATACTACCGCAATCCAAAATCCAGCGTATTGTCTAGTATAGTCTAGATATGCCTCGGATACTGACATTTCTCCAGCAACCCATTGTGAATATTGTAACCATTCAGTTGGTCCGTAGCATTGACTATTTGGAAACCAAAAAGGATTAAGGTAGGTTAGTGGGGGTCCGCCTGTATAAGCAAATTCTGGACTCATCGCAAATTGCATACCACCATTCCAATTAAGAGAATTATAGTAGAACTCAAAGGCGTTATGATTAATACCCATTTCTATATTTACTCTTCCCCTAAATCTATAATTATGAGTTTCCCCAGCTGGTATGACTGGAGCAAAATAACTCGGTTGGTTCGATTCAAAATTAAAACCCCCATAAGTGTTATTACCTCCTAGGTCATATCCGTATAGTGTGGAAGCACCTCCTCCGTCAATTCCACCATGAGGAACTAAACAAGAACAATACCTACAAGTTTCCCCTGCACTTCCTTGCATTTCTGAATTTTCACATTCAGCAAATCCAAAATCCACAAATTGACTTTCAGCTCCAGTATAGTCTGTGACTGCCACTCCGTTGGGTATGGTTCCAAAACTAGTTCCAGCCGGAGCTTCTCCTGGATAATTAGACCCAACACCTAGTCCACCACCAAAATTACCACTACCACTTCTACACCCCCATGTGGCACTACATTGACCATAGAAAAATCTCCAATTATCTGGGTCTTCAGGTCTTCTGTGAGCCACAATATTGGTTTGAAAACTACCGTAAGTAGAGTCTCTTTCTATTAGTCCCGCCGAACCCCAATCAGAAAAATTAATACTATGTCCAGGACTAGGAGTGTTACTACCTCTCTCAAATTTTCTAACTGGGTTCCATGTCATTCCTGCATTTTTACCCATCATCATACCTTTATAAAGAATAGGCATGTCCATAACAACCCCATTACCATTTGTAAAAGTATCTAAAGTACCCGTACCACCACCCGTAAGAGCTAGTGGGTCTAATAAGGGCCAATTATGTCTAGGGGCAAAATAGTCATTAGTACCACTATTAAGACCTTTGTCAAAACAAGTGTTACAAGTACTGGTATCAAACTTATAAAATTCTAAAATACCTGAATGATTAAAATAAACATTGTCTGCAACATATGAGGTGCCATTCCACACTATATTTTCTGATGAAGGCCAATCTTCTAGTTTATTTTCTCCCGCCGTTTCACTAGGTGTACTTCCCCAGTCTCCTCCAAACTCAGAACCTGTTGGGTGGAAAACTTCATTGTCTGGATCGGCCAATGCTTGGTCTTGTCCCACTAAAGGACCATAAAGATCATTACCCGTGCCATCTCCAAGTGTGGTACCAAAATTATTTTCAAAGTTCAAAATTGTTCCGGCAGTACTACCATAGTTTTGGAATGTAAATATATCATTTCTCGCGGTACCCGTTTCCCTAGCAAATCTCGCTGCGGGATTTTCTACCCCTACACTTACCCCGTAAAAATCATAAGATATCTCACTAGCCAAAAGAGGGTGGTCAAGGGCTTGAGAACCAAAATAAGTACCTGTTTTCCAAAAAGGATACCTCCCATAACATCTATTATACCCACTATTAATATTTCCATAATCATAAAAAACGGCACTTTTGTTAGCCGCCACAGTCATTACTGCAAATTTTGTGGCATCCACCGAACTTATAGGGTCAGATTCATAAAAACAACAACAACCTAATGGATTATTAGTTAAATCTTGCATAACCCCCAGGGCATCTGGAATACAAGGTCCTCCTTGCAGTGGGTCGTCTCCACAAGGAACTGTTGCAAAGGGATTATAATTAGCCGCTTGGAAGTCTGTACACCCAAATATTGTTGATCCGTTACCACTTCCATTTGTTCCACCTAATCTATTTGGTGTTATCCCCACATCTAAGTTTTTAGATTGGTCCATGTAATGGTACCCATTCAAAAAAGGATAATCGACACCAATTGTAAAATCAGTGTCTTCAAAATACCCCACATCTAACAAATCTCTCCAAAACCATAAACCATCTATAAATGTGGCATAATCAGGAATTCCTAAGACATTTGGATCCGCACTTTCAATAAACTGAGAATATTTTCTCACTGTATATTCAGCAAAAGGGTCATATACCCACCCCGCATATTGTGGAGTTCCATAATATTTTAGAATTTGTAAATTACTAAACTTTCCTTCAAAAGTTGTGGTTGTGTAAGTCACCCCATTAAAGTCGTATGTCTCTGGAAAATTACTTAAACCTAGTAATATTGTATACACTCCTAAGGTAGATGGTATAAAAACTGCGGAGTAAGTTCCTTGTTGAGCAAATCCGTATATTGCAGTCGCGTCTCCTGGATATAATAATGCCGTGGTCACTTGTGCCCCACCTGGGTCTAAAATTTTAACAATACCTGTAGACGTTACTTGAGTGTATTCAAAAGTCATATACAGTTCTTGTCCAAGATACTCGGGTGTTACAATAAAAGTTTGTTCAATAAAATTCCCACTAACTGCATTATTTTCCGAAGGCCCTACCCAAGAATTTGATGATGTTAGGGTGGCACCATTTCCAGGTCCTGTTGTGCCTAATGTTAAATTTGATGTGTTTCCATTATAGTATGACCATCCACCAAAATTGTCATCTGTGACATCTAATAAAAATTCATCACAAATTCCATTACCACATTCACGATAACTAGTATTAAATCTATGTTTTAATTTTTCAATTTTTGTTTCTTGAAGATCCGCTTTATTATACTCAGTAAAATCAATAAAATAACTATCTCCTAAAAATTCTCCATAAGCTTCCATCCATCCCCCTGTAACGTCTTTAACATATCCTACATAATCATCTGTTTCTTTACATCTTTTTGACTCTATTTCTAACCCATCTCCTGTTTTTACCAGTATTTGACTATATTCAAACATCCATGAGAAAAAAGATTCCACATCAGTAAAATCATAATTTTCCTTACCTGCTCTTTTAGTCATAATGAGATACAACTGACTTATGGGTCTATTAAGATTATCTTTTAACCCCTTAAGGTCAATATCTTGTTCAATAACCAAATTAGAATTAGGGTCATTAAATATACTGTTACTCATTGGTAACCTACTAACTTCAAATTCATTAATTGTTGTTAATATTTTTCCTCGTCTTAAATAATATTCTGAAGGGTATGGATTTAGTTTGGAGATTGTTATAAATGTAGCCTGTGGGAGTGTTGCAAACGTATATTGTCCGTCATAATAGGCAATCCCATCCGCCAATTCTGTTGATCTTATAATAAAAGAAAAATCATTAACTATATCTAAAACTTCGTATGTTCCACTTAAATTATATAATAAAGGTCTAAGTTCATTAGGAAACATTGTGTCAGCAGCATCTTCTGAAAGTGTTAATAAAATATCATCTTCTTTTTTTAACCCATGTTCTGTAATTAAGGTAACCATCGTACCTTCTGGCTGAATAGTAAAAGTAGTATTTTGTAAAGGTTCACTAGATATTTCTAAAACTCCCGTATCTGAATAGTTTTTTACTTTTTTAATAAATCCTTGGGAAGATACTACCTTCCAAGAATTACTATTAGGTGCTGGTGAGTTTGTCCATTCATCATGATACTCAGACTTATGTTCAATAATAACGTAATGTTTTCCTTTATTATTTAACACACTATTCCATTGTGTTCCAATTACACGCTTAAAACCATATAATGAAGGGTCACAAGTATCGTATTGATTATTGGCTACCTGATATCCTGTTGATGCAATGGGTTTAATAAAAATATAATCACCTTCTTCAAAATTATGTTCATATGGTATATATATGGCAGTAAACCATCCCCGTTCTGTTTTTAAGGGAACTGTAAATAAAAAAGGTATTCCGTCCTGAACATATCCTGTAAACTGTTGATTAGATATAATTAATGTTTCATTATACTCAACTGGTTCTTGTACTATGAAATTTGATTGTATAAACCAGTCCTGAGGAGTTATCGCATTATTCATCAAATTTAGATAATCAGTTATTTTATCATATAATAACTTATCAATACCAGTATCAAGATAAAAACGTGCATCTTCAATATCTATAGAAAAAGCTAGGTTAGCATTAAATTGAGGGATATTATACTTAAGAGTATATTCATTTTGAAAAGGATAGATTATTTGTCCTACCCAATTATCTTTGTTATGTACTTCAAAATTTTCAACGTTTGGATTTGGCCCATTTAAGGTTAAAATATTAGGTAAGTCGTAATTTACGGTGGCTAAAGCATTTGTTTGGGATGTCGATGTAGCCCCTGTTACAAAAGTAAAGTTAGCATTTAATAAATTACCTAACCAATAATATTCTTGTGGGTAATAAATTATAGGGTTTATGTTGGCCGTTAGTCTATACTTTGTGGATTCATTTCTCTCTTTTGCAAACTGTTCTGAAGCACTAACTATACGAATTTCTTCTCCAGTTGGTAGTGTTTTATTATTTTGATTAAGGTCTACATTTATATCATAACCAACATTTATTCCCGCCGCTGTCTTAAAAGGTGTACCAACTATTTTTTTTCTTTCCATAATTATTCTGAAATTAAACCTGTTTTATAACCCAGTATTCTTTTTATTTTCTCTGCTGGACTTAAATTATGATATAAACTAAAAAAGTAATACCCTCTATATGGATAAGCTCTAACCGCTGTATTATCCGCCCCTTTATCATTATTAAAATTATTACCTACTGACCAAGGTGAGGTTTGGAACCCAGTCCAAGCGGTAGTCTGTACTACTTGTAATGATGACCACCAGAAAGTATTAGTATCATACCATTCTTTTGGTACTCTTCTTAACCAAGGTTTCCAGGACGCACTTGTGTCCATATCTGTTGGAGCGTATCTAAACACATGATAATTAGAATATGTTTTATACCCATTAGGGTTGTATAGAGGTTGGACAGGGTACAATAAATTACCATACCAAGCTGAAGATGTCCAATCATACCATCCTGGTATGGTTGTCTCTAACGCCAATAATTCAGTTCCGTCTTCATCTAAATCTCTAGGCCATTGTTGCCCTGTTCTAAATAAAAGATTATCGTATGGTGCAAAATATTTATGTTGTATAAAAGAAACACCAGTTCCATTTCCATTTGTGTCAAAGTCTTCATGATTAGTTTCTCTAGTTGTAAACCCTTCGTCCATTTCAGCACTAGGATGTGCAGAGGAAGAAGGTAGATGTCTATCTATACTTGACCATTGGTTTATCCCTAGTTGAAAGTTAGGGATATCTTTAGTTATTTCTTTTATTTGTATCTCCCCAATTGTGTTTACATTATAATATTTAGCATTCGTTATTACCTGACCTGCTAGAGGATCTCCAGGAAAGTCATCTACATAATACCTATAAGTAAGTGATAGTGGATCTCCATAAGTTCCAGCATAAAGTAATGAATGGTTTATCCAACTTGATGTTCTATTCCATACTGATAAATTTTGATACTCGTCCCATGATTGTTCGGTAATGTAATTACTACGACTACAACATTCTGAAGCTTCTTCACCCACATAATATTGTGGAAAATATAATGAACCAATTAAAGGTTCACTTATAGTTCTATTGTCATAATTTCTTATAGTATTAACTTCTTGAACCCAAAAGGCTGAAAATTCTGTATCACTACAACCGCCACCACCATATCCTTGTGTACAATAATAACAAACTCCCACTCTAGAATCTGCACGATCATTATTAAATGGAGTACTACCCTCATCAGAATTGGTTGGTCTAACTGTTACTCTAACTCCCATTCCCTCTTTAAGTTGTATATTTTGCCAAAGAACTATCCCGTTCTCATATCCTTTTATTGTGACATTTCCACCAGGATTAACCGCCCCAGCAGTATTATCAAAATCAACAACAGCTATACCTGCATTAGTACCTCCAGCAATACAGGTTCCATCCGTATTAGTGTCACCAAAATATGCTGTGTGTCCTGAAAAAGACCAATTGTTGTTATTATTACAATCGTAAACCGTTGCGTCACAATAGGAAAGTCCGGCCACAATCCAATCATTTTCCCCATTTGTACATGTGGTAACTAATTGTGCACCCAAATCATAAGCCGCGGCATAAGGGGCAACAAACCCCCCCATCATTATATTTCCCGTAATAGTGTCCGCAGCGGTAGTACCTATAGTATTGGCGGGGTTTATTAATGTATATGTAGCATCCCCATAATAAGGAATTGCATCTTCATTATACCAAGAACCGTTTGATGAGTTATGCATCAGATAAAGTCCTGAATCATTATAAGACCCAAAAGTTAAACACCCAACACAATTATCCATTGTACCGTCACTATAGAAATCGGGGTTGGCTACCGTATCAATATAGTTTGTTATTAACTCACCTTGTCTCCACCCTGCAGAAGGTAGATTATCACACGTAGCAATATTAGTTGAGTTACCCATACCGGGGTCTCCTGCTCCATTTACTAATTCAATTGTTCCCCCACCTAGTGAATTGTATCCGAGTCCTCGATAACTCGCCTCAACTCTTCTATTAATGAAGTAATTGGATACGAAACCACCATAATCATTTATATTAACATCTATTAAGTCTTTTTGACGAGAAGGTGCTTTCATATAATAGTCAGCGAATAAGTAATTAATTGGAAACATGTTTCTACTGGTAACGTCTCCGGTAGAGTATAAATCCGTATAAACATAACTTCTACTAATGATCCAAGGATTGGTCCCTATACTATTATTCATCCAATCTGGTGAAGTATTGTTGTAATAATTATCATATCTATCACTTCGATCGGGAATACCGTCCTGATTTTGTTGGAAAAACCAATCTAGTGTCCCAAATTGACCAGTAGTTTGTTGCGTTCCGGCACCGATATCATTAATAGCATTATCATAATCCGCATAATAATTAAAAGATTGTCCCATCGTATAAAAACCACTCATTCTAATTCTAGCGTAATTAGTGTGTTCTTTAACCCTAACTCCAAATTGGTCTAACATATTATAGGTATATTCAGAAGTAGAACCATAGGCAGGTGTGGCGTGGAAACTATATTTATTCTCTTCGGATGCGGTCGTATAGGTATCTGAAGCCGAATCATATGCTATTCTATTTTGGCTATCGTCCATACGATTGGGTGCGAAAAATATTCCTCTATTTGTTATACTTTGGAATTGTATTTCTGGGAATCCATAATCATTAAAGTCCCCCTGTCCTTCAAAATAAAACTTAAATCTATAATCAGCATATGTGGCAACCCCATTTTCGTCATCATCTCTCCAACCTTGTAAATCTTCGTCCCATACTTTTTTTCCTAAGTTTAAGGGTAAAGGTATAACAAAGTTTCCATCCATGTCAGTTTTCCATTTACCTACATATTCTGGTACTCCATCTTCATCTAACCTAATAGCCTCTATTATACCAACATGTCCAAAAGACTCACCGTCCGCTTTAACTTGTCTTGGTGTTCTTAGATTATCAGCTCTAACTATTCGTGATACCCCATTCTTAAATCCTTTCATAGAAGAGTTATATGACGCGTATTCTTGCCAACACGCACTAGGAACAAAAGCGTTATCTGTCCCTATAGTCCCATCGGTATAAAAACTACCAATAAAATAAGCCTTAGGGTTGACGAATCTAGCAATTGCAAAATCTAATCTAGTTAAACCAAATTCACATTGGTCAATGTCTCCCCAAAAAGGATTAACATATGCGGTACTATTTAATCCCACAATTTGTGCAAGTTGATTCAAATCATCTGAGTATTTGAACTGTGATTCTGAGTCAAACAGGTAAGGGGAATACCCTAAATTAATTAGGTCTGATGGTGTTACCGAATTTGTACCGATATCACTTAAATCAACATCTACGTGAACAATATGTGTTCCACTAGGTAAACCAAAAAACATATAATCCCCATTTTCATTAGTTGTTGTGGTGTATTTATAATATTTTTCATGGATATATTTTAGGTCGGGATTCGTCATAATATCGTACTTAGATGGAAAAGTTCCAACTGGTACGTGATCCGCCGGTGTTGCTAATTGTTTATCACGTGGTAATAAGTTATATCTCTTACCACTGGAAAGGGTATCATTTGGGGTATTAAAAGGGTATAACTGTCTTATGGTCTCATTCCTAGCGTCCTTAGCGTCTAGTGGAATAAAAACAGAAATTTTAGCATTTTGTATTGGAAAATTCCCGTTAGAAGTAACTTTACCGACCAACACTCCTTTATCGGAACAAAATATTCTATAAGCTTCTTTTTGTAAAATTTTAAGACTAAGAATCTCTAGGTAATCAAAATCTTGTTCTAGATCAACATTGATAGTTTGATTACCTTCTTTAGGTAGAATTCTTATTACTTTGGACTCTTTCATTAAATCATTTATTAATAAATATTTTTAATGATATTTTTTCAAAAGTAAATGCGCTTTACTTAGCAATAACTTTAATATCGTTTTCTGGGTACTTAATTTCAAACATTGTGTTAAAGTCACCAAACAATGTTAAATTATTTTGTGTATTAATTTCTCGTGTTTCTTGTACTATATAAGGTTGTGGTACTTCATCTATAGAATACTCTCCCCCTACTCGATTAAAAACTTTCATTTCTGTTACGTTCAATACTCCGTCTATTGAGTTTATGGTTCTAGAAAGGTCGGCAAGGTAGATATTTTGCCCCATCTCTTGGTTGTTTATGTTCATGTAATTTCTTACCGCATTTATCATTTCACCAGACACTAAAGATCTATTAAAATTATCATCTAAATAAGCATATATCTCAAAACCTATATTAAGTATTCTTCCTCCACTTATAGTCACATAATCGTTAATCATACGATAATTCGCCAAATATCTAGAAATATTTTCTTGTAAGGTTAGCGTTGCTTCATTAGATAATTTTTTGGAAGGACTTAATCCTAGTGTTGCTATGTCTATTTTATTTTGTGACTCAGAGACTCCAACTCTAAATGGAACTCCAAATTTACTCCCCATTTTACTTAAAAGTGAAAGATAATCTCTCACCGTGACTGCTCTATTTTGAGTAGCAAAATTATATTTTATAAGATATCTTAGTTCTTCTATGGTTGGTGTGTCAGCACCACCAATGGCAGCAACAGGATTATTCGCAACTAAAGTACTATTGACCAACTCTACTGTGTTAGCATTACTCCCAAGGTTGGTGAGTTCTACAATACCTGTCGTATTAAGGACGTTGGGTCCTATGTTTGACTGTTGTCCACCTCCTACCCTATATCTCATGTAAATTGTTGAATTTGCTTTAGGCAACTCCCCTAAGCTTTTATTATTAACAAGAGTTTGTACTTGTTGAGTAAATCCATTATCTAGGTAATTGTTTATAGGTGAAGCGTCGGATGTACCACTTCCAAAAGTAACTTTACAAAAACCTTTATCTGTGTATTCCTTAATAAATTTCTTATCTGTATTTACCCATTTTCCCGGAGTAATAGATGAATTATCCGTATTCCTACTATAATCATCTAAAAATATTTGGTTTTCTGCTAAGGATTCAACCTCATAAAATCTGTTTTCAAAAGAAATAAACTCACTTAGTGTTGGTTGAGCGGCGTCTATACCATCAACCATTTTAATTTGCTCAACACCAATAACATTAGTGTCTGGTAAAACTATTTGTAAAAATGGTTTAAGGTCTTCAGGTCTTATATTTCGTTTTAATATTTTAGTCGTACCATTAACAACTAATTCTCGTTTGGTAATATAGTATGAGACGATGACACCGTTTGTATCAACATTGGGTCTAACTTTTCTATTAGGTATACCTCCTACTGAAAGAGGTGAAGAAAAGTCGATATCGTCATTTACTTCAAAAGTTTGTCCACCTCCCTGTACTTGTGATCCATATTTTAATATAGGACAATAAGAATTGTCAAAAGTATCTCCTTTTGGAGGGACTGTAACTCTAAAGTCAACAAGACAGATACTTGGTCTTACTCCTGGAATATTCAAACCTAAAGTTCTTCCTATACCTAATAAAGAAGATTTTTCTTGAGCGTAATCAATTTGTGTTTCTTGAAAAGCTCTATCTGTATTAAAGGAAAGCATGTCCGCAACCGCAGCATTTAATTCCAATAACATTTGTCCAACCGACGCATCGTTAAAATCACTAAATAATTCTGGATAATATTGTTTAACAAAATTTATTAGTTCAGATCTTACCTCTAAAAAGTTACGTGCGTTATAATTAATACGTTTTGCCATTTTTATAAAATAATTTCAATATTGTCATTTTCCTGAAATGAAGCACTATTAACAGAATAATCTAAATTAACCTTTATATGATTTTCATCAGGATTAGGTGTAATTTTTATCTCATTAATTGTCACATTAGGTATATATTTTCCAATATTAACTTCCAACTCATTTTTCACATCTCCAATAGTTGTCTCATCTATTTGTTCAAATAAATAATCATAAAGTCCAGAACCAAATTCTGGGTTATATAACCTATCTCCTTTTCTAGTTAAAAGTAAATGAGTTATGTCCGCCTTTATTGCGTTTTTAGTTGTGGCGTTAAGCCTTAAAAAATCACCCAAAGGAGAAGTCTGAAAAGGAAAATTAATATTTATATTTTTAGTTGCCATATATTTCTTTAATATAAATATTGATCGTTTTAATTTGTAGTCCTTTTATCAACTATTATCTTTTCTTAAGTTTTTGTTCATTTTTATATGTTGGGGGGTGAATGGACAATGTTTACATCCACTACCACAACAACTCCCTCTTTTTTTATGGTACTCTTCTGTCATTACCATTTTTCCACCTTCCCAATAAAAATCTTTGTGCCCAAATTTAGGTTTGACAAATTCTTTATAATGTAGTTCACTAATCCAATCGTCACTTCTTTTCATTTTTCACTTCTTTTACTTCTTCTTTATGTCCACAATAAGGACAAGTTATTTTATTTTTTAATTTGTCATTAGAAAATAAATGGTAGTCAGAAATTGACCACCATTTACTACATTTACCACAGTTAAAGTGGTATAATATCTCTTTACTAAATTTATGCGTCATTTAACTCCACTTCATCCTTTTTCTCCTTAATAGACTCCATATCAACATCAATTTCACATTGTCCTCCTGAACAAGCTAACTCTCCAGATAAATCTGTATTATCATCTAACTCAATCACATTGGATAAATCAACATTGGTTAGGGATTTTAACATTTCTTCATACTTTTCTTTTGTAATGTCTTCAAATGGTGCTTGTTTATATGTCCCTCCATTGTATGGTAGTACCGATAAACCATTGTAAAACTTTCTATTTTCCCACATCCACTCTCCTGCTGGATCCCACTCATGTTCTCTTAATGAAATAGTGGCTGATACATTATGACTATTTGAACCCTTTCTGTGTCCTGCATTTACCCATTCACTAGCAACTTTTTTAACTCTTTCTAGTAATTGAAATGGCGATTCCGTTCTTAGGATTGACCCTTCAGGTGATTTTTGTGGTATACTTATCACTGCGGTGTCGTGTGGTCTGAAGTATTCATCTTCAACTAATTCTGGATGATTAATGGTTAGATACGTATAAATAGCTTCGTTTTTACCAACTCTAATTCTTCTTATATAATAATCATTGTGCCACGCATGAATACCTGATGATGTGCCTAATGTTAATGATGTTGTCCCTGCAGGTTTAACTGTTGTTGTTCTTGCTGCTTGATTAATTCCTAATAGTTTTGATACTCTAGTGTTTTCTCTTTTTACTAGACTAGCGGCTTTAGACATATCATATTTAAGAACTTTCCCTGACCCAATACCTGTCATTGAAACCCCTATCAGTGCGTCTTTTTCTGTAGTTTCTCTCCAAACATCTCTTAAATAATGGAAAGAAGTATATCCAGCTTGTAAGGTCCCAATAAAAGATGCAACTTTTACTCTCTCATTCAAATCTTCTTGGGATTCGATGTTTGAGACATTAACCTCACAAAGATTACAGAACTGGTATGGTCTTAAAGCTATTTCGCAACATGGGTTAGTCCCCCAATCCTTATCATTGTTAAGATATATACCTGGTTCGCCAGCTCCTGATAATTCAACTCTTTTCCATAAGTCCATAAAAAACTCTTTAGTTATTTTATGTCTCATAAGTACTGCTGAGTTATTAGCTCTACCTCTTTGTGGGTTTGTTTCCCACCAATTACCAGCTTTACATCCTATCATTGCGTCGTCATCAGCACTAAATAAACTAATAAGAGCTGCTCTACGAATACCTCCGGCAAGTACCGCGTCTGCGATATGACATACAATATCATGTACTTCAATTGTTGTAAGTTCTTCTCCATTTTCTTTTTGATTTAATAAACCTTCTATTTTCACTAAACATTCTTTAAGTGGTTGAGGTCCTGGTGCTTTACCACCTGATGTTATTAATCTAGCCCCTTTTGGTCTAATATCTGAAAAGTCAAACTCTACTCTACTACCACCACCATTCATATATGATTTCATAAGAACTTTAATTGAATCTGCCCATCCTTCTATACTATCACCAATTAAAAATCTTCTTTTCTTTTTAGGATAAGGTTTTTGTATAATTGGTAATTTTGCAACATGGTGTCTCTGTACTGAATACCCCACTCCTGTTCCACCTAATAATAAAAACATACACTCACTAAAAGAATCTATATTATCGATCGGCATATAAGCACAATTATAAATTCTATTTGGGGAAATTTCAATTGGTTTTCCTCCAAACTGCATGCTTCTCATCGATGGTAATACTTTCTTGTCATAAACAAATTTGTATTTATCTTCAATCTCTTCCTTCAAATGAGGATAGTGTTTAATATGCATCTTTTTATTTCTGGTAACTAACTCGTCCCATGTTTCTCTTCTGTTTAATTCTGGGATATATTTTGCATATTTCATATACACAGTAATATCCGACAAAATACTATTTGATACGTCCATTTTTTACTAAATTTTTATTAATTATTATTTAACTTTTCTTGCCTCTTTTTAATGGCATCCAAAACTCTGTTTGCTTTCTTCTCTTTTTTAACATCTTCAAATCCTAAGAATGATACTTGGTCATCTGTATCGATATGGACTCTTCCATTATCAAAAACACAGTCTTCAAATATTACACCGTCTTTACCAAATCTTGATTTGAGGACTGCTATGGTTGCTCTTCCACTTTCTTTTTGTTCTAGTGTCTTTGCAATGGACATTATAAAATGTCCTATTTGACCTTTCTTAATTGACCCCCCTATTTGGTGGGCTTCTACTACATCAGCCCCTATTGAACTTCTATTACCTTGTACTGCGGTCCATCCAACCATATCAAACTCGTGTACTAATGTTTCAAATTCTCTCATTACATTACCTTCCCCAGCGTATTCATCGTTAAATGCTCTACTTGGTACCACACAGTCAATATAATCTAATAAAATAATGTCTGGTCTCATACCTCTAGTAATTAATTTTCTAATATAATGTTTTATTTTACCCACTGTGGTTCCATCGGAGGCCATTTTTTTAATTATCAAACTACCTCTATCTTTCTTAAATTCTTTTAATTTTTCTTTAACCTCTTCTTTTCTTTCGGACAATTCGTTTAATTCTATCCCGGTCCAACATGCAATATGTTTTCTCTGTATTACCTTGGGATTATCTTCAAAGATTATTTGTACTACGTTATGTCCTAAATTATATGCAGTATTAGCAAATTTAGTTAATACTGTAGATTTACCAACACCGAATGGGGCCAATACAACACCTAATTCTCCCTTAGATAGTCCTCCATTAGTAATGTTATCGATTCCTGTTATTCCTGTCGCCACTGGGTGTCTAAAGTCATCTGCCAATACATCTTCTAGAGCGGTAAACACATCAATACCATCTTCCTTATCATTACCAACACTTAGTGCCTTTCTAAACAAATCTTCTATCTTATCATAGTCTTCGAAATTACCGTTAGACATTATTTTTTCTGAACTAGAAATGGCTTTTTTTATTTCTTGTTGTTTACAAAATTTTAAGGCTGTTTGTTGGGTGAAATCCGCATCTGCAAAATCTTGATCCTTTAATTTTTTTAAGGTATCTTTTAAGTATTCTTTTGCCGTTTCGTTTGACACCTCAATTCTAATAAGTTGGTCTAAAGAATCATGTGTAGGAACCGTTTCATATTTTGTATAATATTCTTTAATTAATTGCATCAATAATCTACAATATTGGTCATCAAAATATGTTGGTTCTATCGACTCTACTATGTTGTCTGCAAACTTGTTGTCCACTATTAAAAGTGAAAGTAACTTTAATTGGAATTTATCTCCTAAGTACCCAAAATTTCTATCTGTCATTCTATAAATTTTCTTTTATTATAAATATACTATTTCTCCTTAATTACCTAGTACTACATTCGTAATGGTCTACTACTTTTGTGTACTTTCTTTGACTTAATCCTCGTTGTATCTTTGATATTATAGATGGTATCAAGGATTTTATGTTTACTGAGTACCTTACCTTCGGTGGGAAGTCCATTCCTGTGAATCTTTCGATAATTATAACCTTACCGTCGACTCTAATTTCAAAGGTGAAGTAGTCCTCTTCTTGTTTATCAACTTCTTTTACTACGGAGTTTTTTAGTGAGTAAGGGTTATAGTTTAACCAAAGAAAATCTTCTGTTTTCTGTTGTAAATAACTTTGTATTGTTGTTACAATGTCCCCTAAATCCCATCTAAGATCCATAGACTCTTTCGCTCTATTGTTATATCCTCTGATATTAAAGTACCTTTGGCAAATAATGTTATCATTAATTCTTAAGATAAACTCAAATTTATCGGTGTATTTATTCTTTGTTCTCTCCATTTTTTTTTTCGTTATTTTTTAATGTTATAAAAGGAATTAAAAATTCTGATTGGTCTTCGTATGATGCTGGTATTATATTTACTATCCCATCATCAATCATCATTCTAATTACGTTCTTGTAGTCTCGTCCTGTTGGATCTAGATTTAAGTTTACTAAATCTTCTACGTTTTTCCTAGCCCCTTCGTTTATTAAAGGTTCATTTAAGTTAATTATTTTTTTATTTATTTGGTAAAGTTCGTCACCGAATACTCCACCATTACTGGTTCCTGTTTTTATATTATTTAATACTTTCGTTACTCTCCAATTATCCCCCTCATATTCCAATTCTTTAATCTCATCCAATTCTACTTTTCGAGTCCTAAGATCTGGCATTAATTCACCTAATCTTTTAGGAGATAGTCCTTTTATACCTAAAATATTGTCTGAAGAATCACCTATTAACATTTTTACTAAACAGACATTTTTAGGTAGATAGTCTAACTCTCTAGTAGTTAAAACGGTATCCTCTTTTACTAATTCTTTTTTATCTAGTAAATAAACATAGACACCTTCATTTACTAACTGTACAATGTCCCTATCTGCCGTATAAATTGTTATAAGTTCATTTTTCTTTCTATTAAGACAATAATAAGCGATAAGATCATCAGCCTCTGTATCCTCATTAACATATTGTCTTACGTATAACTCTTCTAGGTACTGTTGGGTCCTTAATTTTTGTCTTAAAAAAGATTCTGAATCGTAATTTCTAGATTTTTTTCTATTAATCTTATAGTTTGGGTAAATCTTTCTTCTAGTTAGATTACCATATTGTCCATCCCAAAATACAACTACTTTATTATAGTGTTTCTGGGAAAGGGTTTTTCTAAGTATATTAAGAAACTGGAATAATCCTCCAATATGTTCTTTTTCTTCGTTAAAAACATTCTTAGCCCCGAAGAATGCTCTTTTTAATAGAGCATCTCCGTCAACTATAAGGGTTTCAAATTTTTTCTGATTATTTCTTCGTCTCAACTCATGGTAATTAAAGGGTTAAACATTCTCTTCTATAAGTTCAAAGCCGCCGTCTTCTACTTTTTCACCAGCTTTTTCAAATTGTTCAACCCAATAACTTGAGTGTGATTCTTTGTATTTTTTAATTTCATTAGCATCATCACTTATGAAATTGTGTGGGGTTACAATTACCCTTCCATCGGAAAAACCAATACCATTAACATGATTTTTGAGTATCGATACTTTTGTTCGTGTCGCAAAAGCCACTTTTCTACCATTTTTAGTGGCGTTAATTTTTGATGTTCCACTATTCTTCTGATTACCAAATAAGAATACGAGTGTCGAATTAAGGAATATAGCCTCCCCTCCTTTCATCTTAATTCTTGGTTGACTAAAAGGATTATCTGGTAATTCAACCCATGGTTGGTTAACAATTATTAGAGTATTCGTAAATTTTGAACTCTCCTTTCTTGATCCCGTGATTCTTTGATTAATACCCATTCCTATCTTATCGGCTAAGGTACTTGCGTTATGCATTTTTCCACCTTTACCTTCAAAAGTCATTTTACAAGGTACTGAACCAACAGAATCCCAAAAGAAAACCAAATCATAAGGAATGTTACCTTTTTGTTGTTCATCTATTAACTCATTTATGTAATCGGTGATTTGTTCAATATAAGAAAAACCATCATTAAATAAAAAAGTACCACTCCATTCACCATTATCGTTTAAGTCACATTCAAAACCCATTAGTTTAGCATGTTCAAAATCCCATTTTTGTTCTGTGATTATAAACACAGGTAATTTACCTTTTCTTTGGGCATCCACCGCAGCTTTTACTAAAGCTGTGGTTTTTCCAGTGTCAGAATGTCCTAAAAATACATTTATATGTCCTTCTGCAGGTCCTGGTATACCACAAGCTTTGTAAAATGCTTCACCAACATCAAAGAAACTATCTTCTTTGTATTTTGCCTTTGTACTATACTTTCCTTGTAAGTCCTCTAATGAGAATGTTTTTTTCTTTATTGATTTCGCCATATCTATAGTTATTAAAATGGCATATCATCCATGTTAATCTCACTTCCTTTGTCAAGTTCTGACAAAGTAGTATCACTGACCGAGGTCTTTTGTACTGGAGAACTACTTTCTTCTTTTCTTTCATAAGGATTTTCACCTTTCGCCACTTTTTCAAGAAACTCTACATCTTTTCTTACATACACATCTTTATATGTTTCTTTATTCGCCATCCAAAGTTTAGCTTTCTCTGCATCTGTTGTTAACATAGAAGGGTCTTCAGCCATAATTGTAGATACTGTTGTGTAGGTACCATTACCACTTGGTAATTTAACAGCTTTAAGGATAAGGTTAATATCTCTTCCTTCTCTTGGGTTGGTAATATCTCCTTTCTTTTGAAATAAAGGAATTAATTTATCCATAATACCATCTCCTTTGAAGTTGTGTTTGAATCTCCAAAACTTTACTCCGTCTGCTTCATTATCTCTATCGATAACTCTCACTACATAAAACTTTCTTGGTCTATACTGCCTAGCCAATACTTTATCTTCTGCGTCTCCTGTCATTAATAACGCCTCATTTACTTCGGTAATAGGACTTCTTTCATTGTCATTCTTACCTGGATCGTAAAGTTTTTGCCACTTACCATCAATTTGTACCTCATGAAACCAAGCTTCGGTAAATGGTGAAGCTCCATCTTCAGGAGGTAAAATTCTTACTGTTCTTTCTCCGCTTGTTTCTCCTTTTGGTAAAAAAGGTGCGAAATACTTTCTAAGGTCTGTTTTCTTTTTTTCGGTCCCTGTTCCAGACTTGTTGGACTCATACTGTTTAAGAATTGAATCTAATACGTTACTCATTTTTAATTTTTTTTTTAACTAGTTAATTAATATTTTTTTACTCATTAAATATACAAAACAATTTTATTAAAGTAAAGATGCTTGTATAAATAAAAACCCAACTCTATTCGGGTTGGGTCTAATATTATAATTATTTATTGTAAGTGTCAAATATACTTAGTTGGTCTCGTCGTCAAAGTCAGGATTAAACGATTTTCCAATAGAGTTATCGTCCCAATTTTCAGTGTCACCTACTGTTAGAGTGTATTCTTTTGGTATTTCTTCACTATCCATATCCATATCAATTCCTCTCAATCTTTTATATTGTGCCTTTTTTTCATCAAAATACTTGTCTAGTCGTTGGTTGTAAGGAAAACTATCTAGTGACCTTAATTCCATCTTTTCAACAGGAGTTGGTGGTGCCATACTCTGAATTTCATCTTCTAAACTATCTATCTTATCAAATATTCTATCCATCATATCTAGTTTAGTCGAAAGTTCGGTAAACTTAGATTCGATATCTACTAATTGTGTTGAAAATTTTTCTACCGTATCTCCTATTTCATCATTCTTTAGTACTAAATCGGTAACGTCCACTTCCTCTGTTTCCTCTTCTGGTTCATCTAGTGATTGTTCTCCTGGTGCTGGTGGAGGTGGTGGTGGAGGTGTAGTCGGTGTAGTCGGTGGTGGTGGTGGGGTTGCCCCTGCCGTTCCTCCGCCAACTGGTGGGGGTGGTGGTGGCATTGTCCCTCCTGCTTCTCCCCCTACTGGAGGTGGTGGTGGGGGTGTGTCACCCGCTGCCATATCTGGAATATCCAACTCATCATCAGGTTCCGCTTCAGGTTCTTGCTCTTGAAACGTTACTTTGAACTTTTCTTCTATCACACCATTAGATACTTTATCACTATAATTAAGTATTTCTAGGTGTCTTTTCAACTCTTCACTGAGTAAGGGACTTTTTTCCATTTTTATTCGTGCTTAAATGTTACTTCTCTCAATAATTCTCTACCGTCTTCAACGATAACTTTTTTATTTATGACTTTAGTTGACTCAATTAAACCGTCTTTGGACTTAACTGAGTTATTAACTACGTTTTCGTCTGTTAAAAAGTCATTAATCACCTCTGAAGTTTGTGTTAAATTCTCTTTAGATGTCTTATTTTCATTTTTCATAATAATAATTCTTTTACTATAAATATTACTTATCTAAGAAAACTCTATCTAATGTTATTATATATGCTTGTTTTTCCTTAGACATTATAAGTTTACCTTCATATTCGTCCCACTGTATCTTATAATCCTTATGATTAACATTTCCACTTTCTAATTTATATATCTCTTCAATTAATTTATTAAGTCCGTTTATTGTAAAATAACATGTTGATTTTTTATGTATAGGAAATGTGTTTTTTATACTTTTTCTAAACGATTTTCTCTCTTCATAATCTAAACTAATTTTATAAGTAATAAAATATCTATCTTTTTCCTCTCTTATTGTATGGGTAAATATACTTTTGGGTTCTACTTTGAACTTGTCGTTTAATTTTTTGATGAGTCGATCATAGTATTCTTTTGCTACAAAGGTACCAACTAGAGAGGATTTCTTTATGTTTGATGTTTTCATTATGTAACGTTATCGTCTGTTTTACTGGTTTGTTCTAGTATAAAATCCGCCACTGGACCAGAATGTGTACTCCAGTCATATCCTCCGTTATTCCCAAATACATTAGCATATGACCAATATCTTACTTCTTTTGGTCCATAACTACTACTCGTTATAGGTTGGATTCCTCCATTCCAAGCCTCTACTAAAGCCTCGGATATAGTGTGGTCTGCGAATTTTTGATGGTATCCTGCAAGTCCCATAATTAAATATGGTTTACCGTCTGTAGGACTCGAACCATTAAAGTTGGACTCTGATATTTTTTTAATTGTGTTTCCACTATATTTTTGTCTTTTACCCGGTCCGGCATAACCTCCCCAATTATAATCATCATTATAACATCTTTTACCTTTACCATTTCCTTGGTCAACACATGAAGCTCCACTTCCACAATCACTATCTTGTGTACAAGATTTACAAGGTTTTTTAGGTTTACATTTGGCGTGAGTGTAAGCTTGGACCGCCACATAGTCTGCTATACAAGAATATTCAGGAGTTGCGGGGTCTTTCCAATAATTTTCATTTGTACTAACACTCCTACCAACATATACGGTTGTACCTATTTCTGTACCACCTGGTAGAGTATCACGTAATTTTTTCATTACCGCTTTAGCTAAGTCTTTTTTATTGACTTCGTCGTTATAACCTAAAGGTTTAGAACCACTTTTCCATCCACTGGAATATCTAGTTTTTCTATAATGTCCTTCAAGGTCAAATTCAACAGCGTCTACCTTACATTTAGTACAATAGTTATTTAATTCATTTACTAATTCTGGAAGTGTAAAAGGAGTATCTAAACCTTCTGATGCATAATCTTTTTTTACATATGGTTGAACTCCACTTCCCCCGCACATTGGTTCGATGTAATTATAATTAGGATTAAAATATAACATAATGGTTACATACATATCTTCTTCACTTAATAATTTAATCGCCTCCTTTAATCCATCTAAAGAATATCTAGCTCTTTTAGTCCATTTATGTTTTTTACCATTTGGAAATTGTCTATATGGTTGCCAGTCCCAATCGTAACTTTGCCACCTAGTACTACCTCCTGAGGTTTCTGCCCAACTTGATTCGAGTTCTATTGAAACACTGTTTATCCCTTTGGATTTCATTTCTTTTAATCTACTCTTGGTTACATTTCTTTCAAACCAGACCCCTACTCGTTCTACATCACCAGATAAGACATTTAAGTCTCTAGTATCTAGTTTTTCGTCATAAGGTTCACTTACCTCAACACTATCATCTTGTATTGCCGTTAGGAAACTAGAAACATAAGGAATAACTGATTGTGATATTCTTACACCTTCAAAACTTGTACTAACGTCTCCTTGTGTTACTGAATGTTCCACATTAGTTATAATATAAGCCCCATGAAACATTGGAACGTTATTTAATTGGAAATACTGTAATGGTAAAATGGACATCATTCCAAAAGCATCTACCTTACATGAGTAACTTCTCTTTTGGTATACATTCAATAAGTTTTGTCCCTTAAGCATAGGATCCTTTGTTGTTCCCTCTTCGTGAGATAGAGCATCTATTACTAATAAGGATTCTTGGGTTTCTTGAAATTCTGCTTGGTCAAGAGCAATGGACTTAAAGAAGTTTTGATTATCTTGTGCATAATTAACCGCAAAAGCCTTTAATTCTTGTTTTTGTATTTTACAGTCTCCTACCCCTGCATTACCAACACATACCCAATTTCCATAAGAGGGTATCGATATTGCGTTTCCACTTCCTCCTATCCTAAACCCTCCATCATCTTCTGCTTGTCCTTCTATTAGTAGAACAGCATTTGGTAAGCTCTGTTGGTTTCCAATTGTTGTTATTTCTCCTTTATAAAAGTCTGCTGGACAATCCAAACATGGGTCTTCAGTTATATCAAATCCATCATTGGCAAATTCATAACCTTTATCGTCCATATCTAAACTATCAGAGAAACCCCCCATGTACATTACATAAAATCGAGGATTTTGGTCAATACTTTCTTTATCAACGGTTAAATGAGGAATAAAAGATTTTTCGAAATTTTTACTAGAGAAGTCTACTGTTGTGGGTAGTGGGAAAAATTCAAATTGATTATGAGCAATTAAATCATATATTAATGTATATAAACTAATTTTAGGATTTTCTTTAAGATTAAGTAATGGGGTTGGGTCTATTATTTTATGTTTAATGTCAGTATAAGCCCTATCAACAAAACTAAATTGTGAGTACAACCATGATTCTTTACCTTGGTCAAAATCATAAGTAGCATTTAATTTCATTTTTCTCAGTCCTTCTGACGCAGAACCCGTTAACCATTTATCATGAATATTCTTTAGAGTAAGGTATGTGTCTAACTTAATATCATTATCTTCCAATAAATCCTCTTCTTTAGCAACTGCCTTTATATCATCAACAACATCCCCTTCATTAACATAGTCAACTAATTTAACAATAAGTGCATCAAAATATCTAGTAAGATAATCTTTACTTGTGAAGATAGTAGAAAAATCGTCATAAACTTGTTTATTAGGATCCTTACTACCTACACCTACCCACTGTCTCCATGTTACATTTTTAATTGCCACTCTATTTTTCATGAAATTTTCTAACATTTGGTATAGTTCGTTAGTTTGTGGTACTTCATTACCAGGTCTCTGCGTTCCATCATCTTGACCTTCTTCAGTGTAATTAGGGGTATAATGTGTTTTAGGAACGTAAAATGAAGGTTTACCGTAGTTACCTGGATTCAGCCCTCCTACTATACCGTTTTCTATTAAAAAAGGATGGTCTAGTTCATAGTTTATACCAGCATAATCAAAATTATCCGTTTCTTCCATTTTACCACTATACCACTGACTTCTTATTGGATTACGATAATGTATGTTTAGGTATACTTCTTGTCCTACTTCGGGAAAACCGTTATAACTATCGTTATCGTACCAATTACCATTTTGTACGAATTGGGATTGTTCTGATGGTGGTGGACATCCTGTTGAATTACCAGCATTATTGCAGGGCCAATCCCAGGTTCCAGCATTACCTTGAGGTCCTGTAGATCCTTCCTTAAATGATACAATTCTATCTGTATGACTCGCCTTTCTTAAAAAGAAATAATTAAAACCTGCCGATGCGAAGGACTGATACATTGTGTCTTGCCAATGGTCATATCTTGGATTTTCTACCATCCGTTTTGCCACATCTATCTGCGCTGTATATGTCCCAAACGAACCATTATAGTTTCCATCTTTTGCTTTTTTACCATTAAAATTTTCGTTTGGTAAATTTCTTTGGTTATTTACGTACCCATTATAAAGTAAAGGAAGTACAAAAGTTCCATATTTTCTTCCCCCTAGTGTATTATCATTTACTAAATTCCTAACATAATTATCGGTAGTCGCTGACATATTAGTTTCCCGTGTGGCAAAATTTACTGTACCAAATGGTCTTTTAATCATATAAGGATAATCTGGATTAGGGGAATAATTTACCACCGCATCAATTGTGTGTGTACTTATACCATTATTAAAATCAAAAAACTTAGCACCCGAACTAATCGGCCCCGCTCTATCCACTATCCCTACTGCTGCTGGTGGGGTCATATCAACTAATTGTGGTGCTGGCCATCCACTATTATCTACTCCCCATCCAGCATTTCCTTGTCCAGGATAGGTACTTGGACCATTATATACACCGACAGGAGATCTATCACAATAAGATGTCCAAAGTCGTGAATTAGGTCTAAGGTTTGGTGTGGGTGGTGTTGAAGGACTTTGACACCCTTGGCAATCCGCAACTGAATAATTGGCCATATCGTAACAAAAACCTCTTTCGTTCCATAAATCATCATTAACTTTAACAGTTGCGGTTAGTGCTCTTTTAATTTCTGGAAAAGAAGGACTAAGATTGTAGGTTTGAGTATCTAAAGGTCTTCCTGTTGCCCACATTATAAAAGAATCTATAAATTGTTTTTTAATTTCAGGGGCTAAGTTTAATATAGAGTCACCTATATAGTCATAACCATAACTTTCACTACAACTATCAAATACCTTCTGTCCACTAACACTTGTCCAATCTGAACATTGTCCTCCAATAAACCACAAAGCGTTGTTAAAATCGGAAGCACTCATCCAATTAGTATCATTTGTGATATCGAACTTAAATGCGTTTCTATAAACTCTTCTATATTCAGCCGTCCATATTTTTACTTTATCCCCACCATTAGCACTTTTTTCTACGGATATCATGTCTCCTGATGGTTGTGGTCTTTCTGTTTTTTTAGGAATCATAAATGTCCACTGTCCATTCTTTTTAGCCCCAGTACTACTAAAGTAGTTAGGCCACCTAATAAGATCATTAACTTCTTGTTCCCTATATAACCACGAACCTATTTGTAAAACGATATATTCGGGAAGAACTGAGTACCCAGCAAATTGGTCAAAAAATCTTGTTAAATTATTTTTTTTAGTGAATGAAGTGGAATTTTTATGAGCACTACTAGCATAATACTTTCCAACATTATTAATATAAAGGTACCCTAAAGCTAAATTACTTGCCATTTCTGGATTAACTACTCCACTACCTTGTCCGTCCAAAGCCTCTTCGTATCCGCTTGAATCAGCTGCTCTAGTATAAGGTATGTATTGATAGTTTCCCGCATCATCTTTTACTGTATAGTTATTAATTGTTACATTAGTCCAGTCATTTTTAATCCATAAAAAATCTTCTATAATAAAAGTTTGTCTATCCGCATTCCAACCCCATTCTTTATAATTATGTCTATTATTTAGATTGGGGTTAGTAATTCTAGTAGGTTTAGAGTATCTTATCGCGTGGGGTGCGAATTGGTCTGGTTTAATATGGTTTGAACTACTAAAATTATTAGATTGTTTCTCTGTGTTTACCTTTTCAGTATATTTGGTTCTAGACCAGTATGAAAAGAAATCCCACCCTAACCATAATTTATAATCATAATCAAGAGTTCCTTGTGGTCCAATAACTAACTTTTCAACTTTACTATATTCAGATTCAGTTCCTCCTTCTTCTCCAAAACAAGTTTTATACCAATCAATTAATTTATCTCCTGCCGTTACTAATTCCTCGTTTTGTTTATTATCTAAATTTTCTACTTGTTGGTCGCTAGACCCTTCTGTTCTATAATGAGCCACGGATGAAATATAAAAACCTTTACACTCCATTGCATAATCCGCATCACTACATGTATCATAAAATATATTGGAGCTTAATTTTGTGTCTATATTAGGTAACCAATATTCATATTTATTTTCTACTGCTTGTCCTATAAGTCCAATAACACTATGGTAAGTAATAACATCATTTAATGGGTCTTTAGCCCCTTGGAATCCTACAAATGTATATTCTCCTACTGTTTTTGACTCAATTCCGTAACCAGCTTCTTTTAATAACTTAATTGCTGTTTCCGTAGCTTTTTTTCCTTTTCCTTTTTGAGTATTCATCGATGCCTCATTAGTTAGAGTTGACAGTATCTCTTTTAGTCTTTTTTTACCAGTGTCTAATACTCCTGTTAATAGAGTTTCTGCCTCTAGTTGGCCAAGTGCTTCCAACGCATCGTACCCTCCATTATCACTACTAAGAGTTTTTGTGGCACTATCATTTTTAAGGGCCTCTTTAAGAATAGATATAGTGGTTGCGTCCTCACTACCAAACCCAGGATAGTCTGTTGTTTGGTTAGGTACGGGGAAATTATTAGTATGTCCTAATCTCATCATCGTCCTAATCATTAAAAGAGGTATGATTTGTTTTTTTACATCGGTAAGTCTTAGATATGGACTAATAGGTAACAATGGGGTTTCCTCAACAATTGCTGGAATATATCCGTCTTTGAATTCTGCAGATCCAGGATCCCAAGATTGTTTTAGTTCTCTTTGTTTTTTAATTATGAATCGTATTAGTTGTTCTACTAGAGTTATCTCTGGCCATTTTTTTGGTACTATAAACTCTGGCCTTCCATAAGTTGTTTTATTTACTTTCCAACCTGGGAACTGTTTTGTTACCCTACTTACTTTTTCAATTTTTCCAGTTACCCCACTAGGTAAAGAATCACTTCTTGTTTCATAATATAGAGGAAAGGCATACATTTCGGAATTGGCGTCTTGTAAACTTTTTATATCTGAACCACCATTATTTAATAATAGTGCTTTTATATTATCGTCATTATTGTGTTGGGTATATGCCAATGTCCCCACCTCCACTAAAACTTTTTGGAAGGCTGTAATACCATTACATAGTAACTTAAATACATTTTCAAGAGTTGGAGGCATAACAAGAGTGTCAAGTTTTAATTCATTTTCTTGAATATTCATTTTTGTTTTTAGTTCTTTCTCTTGTTGCTCTCCCTTGGTTATATACGCTCTTAATTTCTTAAAATATTCTTCCGCATCTATTTGTCCAATACCATATCTCCCCTCACTTATATCTTCCGTTGTACAATCTGGACACTTAGATACCGTACCATAAACCTCGTAATTTTCATCTCCTTGATTTATTAGAGCTGTGGATGGGGGAGTGCCCAAGTACCCGATAGACACCTCGTCAATACTGTCATATATACTATTAACGTATCCGATAAAGTTTGCGTCCTCAATAGAGTTATTAGTTAAAGTAGTATCTGCGTTATTTTTGTCTGTACCCCTTAATTGTAATAAAAGTTGTCGATAATTATCTGCATTATTAACATTCCTAAAGACTTTTGCTTCATCTATAGACACGAGTGCCCCAGTGTCGGTATATAACTCTTTTGCTGTTATAACCATACTGGTTGAGAATACGTATCCACAACCTGCTGATGCCGCGTCGGTACAATTAACATCACTAGCGATTCCACCCCACCTTAATTCTATATTTCTTAATCTATCAAGACTGTCTGTAAGTAAGTAATAATCAGTAGATACTGAATCATCTTCAAAATGATCCATTTTTGCGGCTAAAGTGGCAATATTATTTATATAAACCCCTAATGTCATACTACCTTCTGGCCATGGTTTTCTAGGGTCTCTACCACTCTCAAAATTTGTAGCAAATTCGTGTTCTCCCCCAGCTTCGGTCCCATAAAAACCCAATAAATCTGGTCCAACATCCGCATATATTGCCGGCATATCAGCAAGATAAGTAAAAGTAAAACCAATAAATTCACATTTTATAATAAAATTTCCCGTATCGTTATCAAACCTAGAGTTAAATTTCATTAAGTGTAATTTATAAGAAATACCTCTTCCATAAAAACCTTTAATAGTAAGAGTGAATAAAGGATATGGCATGTGGAAAAAGGCGGCGTAGGGGGATTGGAGTCCTGGTTCCATTAATGAAGCCCCTCTAATATCCACAAAAGTTATAAAAACTTGAGGCTCAAAAGAGGAGTTAAGTTTTATTTGAATATCCTGTATCCCGAAAGTTTCATTAAAGGACCCTTGTTTTTGAAAACTTCCACTTCCATCAACTGTGTACGCCCCGTCGTCATTTTTTTGAAATCCCTGGAGTCCTCCGATATTTGTCCAAGAAGTCCCTAATTTTCCATAATTTTCTTTTGGTAAATTTTTAGGTACAACAAAACCTATGTTTTCTTTTCTTTGTTGTTGTCTTGCAACATCGTCTACTATAATAGACCTACCCGGTAAAAAAACTTCTAGGTCTACATACGTAACTAAATCTTCTGGGGGTGTAGTGACAGGGCCCTCTCCTATGTTAGTAGGAAAAGGTTGACCACTTTGGTAGTCACTAATATATTCACTTATAACTTTATTTGGATCTACTATTTTTATCCCCATAATTAACCATTTAATCTAATGTGTGTATTTACTGCATCTTCATACTCTTGTAAAGTGTCTTTGAAGGGAAAGGGTATTCTAATAATCTCTCCTTCTTTTATAACGAACTCTAGTCCTCCGTACGTTGGGTTGGCTAACATTATTAACCAACCATGAAAAGGATTACCATAATATTTTTGACTTAGCTTATCGAATCTTGTTACTCCCTTTTTATAAACTTCAAATTTGTCACTGTTTTTTTCATTTAATGAAATAAAAGGCATCATCTTAGGGTACCCCCCTTGGTTTGTCATTTTATAATATCTATTGTAATATACGCTCATAGTTTTATTTTATTAATGGTTTGAATGTATTACTGAGTCATTAGCATTATAGATAGCTTCAGCTCCTCCGTATGAATTTTTACACAACGCAATATTTTGATTCGCAAAAAGACTTCCGTCCGCCGAAGAACAATACTCTATTACAACCTGTGCGTAGTCGGTCGGTGGAGTGTCGTAGGCTGTTGGGTTATTCCAATACCCTGCTGGTGTTGCCTTTTTGTATTTATCGAATACTTCTATATAATGATTTGTTACTTCTTGATTCAATAATTTCATACTTGCATCGAGTGCGGCACACCCACCCGTCAAATAATGTTCCATACATCCTTCGGTATCTGTTATTAAAGGCATATGATGAGTTTGTGAATCACTTAACTGTCTGGCTTGATTATTAACCATTATTGAGTCTGGTTTTATTGTATAACTAAGTTTCCAAACCCCTGGTGTAACTGACGCGTCAGTCACTCTACCTAAAGATACTTCAGCCCCTGTCTGAAAAAATCTAGTCCCTCCTGCCCAATCAGTATTATCCCATATATTTTCAAAAAGAGCGTGTACTAATTGAGAATCTTGGAATTTGTAGTATTGGACTGTTGTTGGAACTTCATCTGAACCTCCTCCACTGTCACCTGAATAGTCATAATCACCACTATCACCGGAATAATCATACCCTCCTCCACCGTCACCACCACCACTATCTCCATCATAGTTATAAGTCGTACCAGTATTAACAATTTGAGTATTGGTAATAGTTATTTCATCATCCGTTATTTCTTCTGTGGTGGTAGTTGTAGTTGTCATATATTTAGTAGGGTTCGCCCTATCTGGTTCACAAATTTCTGTATTAGCAAAATAATTAAACGAAACCGCATTTTGTAGTTGTGATAGTGGTCCAGATAAAGACATACCACCTACAATAAACATTTGCATAGAAACCCTAACAATCCAAGGTTGTGCCCCAATACCTTCAGGATTAAGATCCCAAAAAGGTTGTTCATAACTGAAGTCAATATTATTAATAACGACTTTACAATGATAGAAATCTCCTAACCTAAGAACTGATATTGGTGGTCTACCAAATGCCATATTATTAGGACCTACCGTAGAATTTATGGATGGACCAGGTCTTAGACATTGGTTTAAGAATGTCATTCTGGAGTTGAATCCACATGGATGCACTGAGTGAAATGCTGGATGAAAGTTTTTAACTTTATCTTTGTATGTTTGGTAAGCAAAAAGATCGGTTTCTTTAAGTTTTTCAAAATAATCACCATCTGGAATTCTTAAATTATTTTGTACATAATCATTATGAGTTTCTGTTAATCTTCTTGTATATTCTTCTTCTGCCTCCTCAACTGCCGTTATGGACATTAATTCTGGGTTTACTTCAATACTAATAGTTACTGGTAATACAGGTATTATTGGTCCCATCTCATATTGTCCTGGTGCGTATGAAGTGTCTGGCTCTATTTCTATAAATGGACCACGTAATAACTCACCCGCTCCAGGTACTCTCCCACCATCTCTAATCTCCCACCTACCTTCAGGTGGATCTTGATCACTATACCATTCATCTATGTATTGGTCTGTTGCTGGTGGTACCTCCGGGGTTACCACTGGATTACCTTGTTCATAATATAATATTGTATTTGTTAGTTTAGCTTTAAGATTTTCGGCCCTTAAAGGAGCACAAGTATTTCTGTCTTTGGCGAAAATCTCTTGAGCCTCATATGATTGGTCGGCATAATATTCTACCAACATAGATCCTTGTGAGGGGTCCATTGAGTCTGCAATATCTTCTATTACTTGGTTTTCTGCCTTTAATTCGAATACGGGAGCGTTATAAGTTGTTATAACTACTTTATATTGTTTCCCATCTTCACTGGCTAGAAATTGTCCTAAAGACTCAAAATTAATTTCAGCTCCAAATTGTGTTTGTCCATTAGTGTTAACAAAAGGTTCCGCCTCACCTCCTGATACTGCATTAAATTGAGTGTCGAAGAACTGTCCCGCGTTTGTGTCGACTGGTTGGGTGGCACTATAAACCTCCTCCGCATCTGAATTTGATGTATCCCACACAACACTCCCTATTTCGGTACATCCACTATAATAAAATACTTGTAGTGGTGTTGAGTCTGCTGGTCCGGTTTCTGTTGGTACTTGGAACCCTTCAGGTAATGGGTTATTATTTACTGGTTCTGGTGCAACTACTGCCGCTAATAAATTTTGGTACTCTTCTGGATTAGCAAATGTTGGTGGTTTTCCTGCCGCTATCTGTCCAATGTGTTTTTCAAAATCTTGTCCTCCAAAGAATTGTGCCGCCTCCATGTCAGAATTTTCAGTAAAGTTCATTGTATCTATTACCTCTGGATAATCTGTGACCATCATAAAGTTTAGATTTGCTTGTCTAACTGAATTTTTATAAGTCCATATAGGTTCAATTCTACCAATTATATCAGTTTGGTTATAATTAGCGTTTGAGTTCTCCGTCCAACTTTCTATGTAAGGAGGGAACCACATCAATCTTCCTCCGTTTGGTCCTATTTCATGTTTAGCTAAAACCCCATCTACATTATCCTTCCAAGCTAAATTTTCTAAAGAAAACATAAAATTTCTAATATCATCTTTAGAACTTTGTGCTATGTGCGCGCCACTTACATCATTTATAACACTTGCTCCATTACTCCAACCTCCTCTCATACCAAAGGTATCTCCTGTTGTTGACATTACCAATGGTCTATGTCTTAGAAGGGCATCATATCGGGAGTAGGATTCTGGGTTTTCATTACCTGATTCTGGAGAGTAGACATTGGAGGGTCTTACCCAACTCCTAGCATAAGGTTTTTGTCCGTCATTTCTATAGTTCCATATACCAGAACCTCTACTAATTGTTCCATTTTTAGTTTTTAAGTATCTTGTGTCTTGTCTTATATTATCACCAATAGATAAATCCTCTCCGTTAACCGCCGCTGTATTAACAAGTTTTTGTGTAAAATTTAATAATCCTTTGTCACCAACTGGTGAAAGTAAACTATTAACAATAGTATCTTCTGGTCCCGTTTCTGGGGTCCATCTTACTTGGGATTCTTCTGATTTATTTTTACCTTGTCTAATTTCTTGTACTAAACCTCTGTTAATACCAAATTCATAATCATTATTTATTCCTAAAAGATCACTTATTCTTAACTGTTGTACAAAATAGTTAGTATTAGTTTTTGGTTTACGTGGTCCTGAGAGAGCCCACGCTAAACTATAATAAGAATTATTCAAACCAACAGTACCTTCTACATAATCAATTGCTGGTACATTAGGACTCCCACCAATATACATGTCTCCTGAAGAAAATAAATTTCTATTAAGTAGTAAGTCTCGAGTGGTTCTAGTACCAAACGAACCCAATAACCATTGTTCTAATATTCTAGTATTTTGAAGTAGTATTGGTGGTGCGCTGTCGGTAACCCCATCATTATAAGGTTGTAGTGGAGTATAAAAGGTTTTAACTCCAGAACCATCTGGGGCCGTGGCGTTATTAAATTGAAATCCTCTTTCACTTATTTTTAATCCATAAAATCTATTATCTAGTGGGGATAGTTCCAGTGTGGTCGCATCAAATCTCATAAAGTTACCCTCAAAATTAGGAGAAATAAATAAATCATACATTATAGGATTACTCATAAACCACGAATATGGGTTATTTGATGGGTTTTGTGCTTGGGTTTTCATTACTAGCGATGCTGTATCACTTGGGTAATTAATTAAGGCACCATACCTATTATCAAAACTTCCCATCATAAACTGAGGAAGTTTACCAAATCTTCCTGGTTGTACTATATCTCCAACAGTATCCCCATTACTTGTTACATTATCGAAAAAATCGGCACCTTGTCCGTCTTCAGCAGTGTAGACAGCTTCGTAAGTGTATAAATTTATTTCACATAATTTACTCGATTGTACTGGGAATATATATTCGGGAAAATCACATTGTATGTGTGGCATAGGTGTCCCTAATGTGTTGGTTACACTATCTAAATTTAACGTACCAGTATTATTTATCCCGTATATATTAAATTCTTGTTGGCCGGTATTTAATAATCCATCATCATATAAAACACCGGTGTTAAAATATTCATTACCTGCTATTAATTGTTGTAGGATGTTAGTATTTTCTTCTTCAAATAATAAAGAAGATTCCTGATACATTTCAATATTTTGTTGGAATCCAGCCTCAGTTATCACGTTTGGTAAATTACGTGATAGGAGCCATTCCCTCAATTCCTGAGTGGTTGTAGCTTGTGGTACTCCATTTATTATTGTATTATCTATATTCAGTGACATATATCCTTTTAGAATAAATATTTTTAATTAACTTTTATTGAGGATAAAAACCATTACAATCCACTAGTCTTTTCTCTAATCTTTACCCTTTGTTCTATTTTACTAGTTAATTCCTCTAAAAAGAAGGAATCCCTAAGTAAATCTTTTCTGAAGTCGCTACCTTCAATATCTACATTAACACTACCGTCTACTCTTCCACCAACTTCTACTTTTATTGGTGTTTTTTGTGTTTGTACCATTAAATTATTAAGACTAGATATTACTGTTTCCAACTCTGCTACATTATCTCCAACACTCACAGTTTGTAGATGTTCACCTAATTTACCCATATTATCCGCTAAGAGTCCTACTCCCCTACCGGCAGACTCTAAACCTGGCCCCATAGCTGAAAGAGAGGATAACACTCCCATTGCAGGTAAAGCCAATAAAGAAGCAGCACTAAGAGCTACTAAACCACCCGCCAACCCTGTTAGTTGCCCAAAAGTAGGTAACGTGGAAAAGTCCAACCCAGCCAATGTACCTAAGGCACTAATTATTAGGGATATCCCAGCCGCGGCAATACCAACACCAATACCAACCATCATTAAAGACCCCCCTAAAGCTAACATCGCAATAGCTGCCTTTGGTCCTAGGAAGGTAACTCCTACCATCGCTGCTATTAACAAACCAATCCCAACACCAACACCTAATATAATTGATTTTAGGGTTTCTAGTTGTTGGTTATCTAAATTTCTCATTTCTTTTGCCAAGGCCGCAAATCCTTTTACCGCAAAATAAACACCGGCCCCTACTGCGGCAACAGCAACACCAATCGATGCTATAACTAAAGCGGTACCCATAAGTCTTTTCATTTGTCCTTTACCCGCACCTAAAGCTGCTGATCCCGACATGGCGGCTCCACCACCTCCACCTGCTAATTTTCCAACTCCAGAGGTAAACGCAAATCCTGCCCCCATACTTGCCCCTGCTGTAAACATCGCAGCAATTCCAAAAGCTGCGGTTAAACCTATAATACCCGCAGTAACCCATCTTTTAGTACTATCAGACCAATCAGCCATTAATTCTGTATATTTTTTAGCTTGGTTTCCTAGGTATTCCATTATTGGGAGTAATGTTAATTGTAACATTTTAGCCATTGCATCAAGATTGTCTTTGAAGGTCATTTGCATTTTAACCATTTCTTCCATTGTTGCCTCCTCTTGTCTTAAAATTTCAATGTCTGTTTGAGTAACCTTTGAAAGGTCCTTCTTTTCTCCTCTAACCTCAATAAACATACCTCCAGTTTCATCAAATTTTGTTAGTCCACTTAAGTAACTTATATCTTTTGGGTCTATTGTTGCTCTTATTTCAGCACGTATTCTTTGATCTTGAGCTTGTTCCCTAGCTTGTACTGTTAAGTCGTCAAATGATTGTCCTGTTATTTTGGCCAACTCTCTTAGACGGTCTAACTCATTAGCAGTTAAATCAAAAGTCCCTGTTCTTTTGTTGAACACTCCAACCCCTATTGTTGCACCTAAAACTTCTTCTGTAAAGCCAGCCATGTCATTTCTTGCTTTAGACATTAACATAAATGGGTCACCTAGTCTACCCATTTCACCACCTAATACTTGTAACGCCGCTGCTGCCTCAATTGCTCCTTCAGGTCTCATAACTTTTTCCGCAAATCCTGAAAATGCGGACATGTCTTGTCTCATTCTCTGAGTCAACGCCGTAGCTTTCTTTAGATCCTCAATCCCTCCTCTAAACCTGTACTTGGTCATTAGTTTCATGTTCTTACCCATATTTTTAGTAAATTTGGTTGCGTCTAGTCCAAATGCTTGGGCGTCTTGAAACATTTTTTCAAATTCCTTAGCGGCTTGTATGGAACCTATACCAAAAAGTTCTAAGTCTGAGGCCATGTCACCTATTTGGGGGTAAAGTTTGTATAGGACACCAAATCGTTCCATTTCTTCCTCAGTTAAAATTGATGCGGTACCTAAATTAGAGGAAATATCTCCTTGTATTTTAGCAATTTCGGCCAAACTAACATTAAAACGAGCCGCCAACATTGCAGCCCCTAACATGTTTTCTCTAAATATTTCTGCAGAACCTGCGGTAAGACCCATACTAACACTTTGTGTTCTTATTGCCTTATCCATTTCTAGATATAAGTTAGTTAATTTTCTTACGGTGAACATCTCATCGTAAAGAGCTTTAACCCCTTTTTCAACTTCCTTAACTAACGCTTTCCTTATACTAAGTGTTTTTTTAAGAGCCTTAATCTCTTTACCTATGATATCTAATTTCTTTTTAAGGTCTTTATTAAGTTGTCTTAAGTTTTGTTCTTCTTCCTCACTTAACTCAATTCTTTTTTCCTCAAGATCAGCTATCATTTTGGTTGTTTCACCAAATTGTTTTTCAGCTTCTTGCATCATTTGAGTGTACTCATACAGTTCTTTTCGAGCTTTAAGATGGGCAGCAACACCGTTATTGACCCTCTTTTGATTGTCAATCATCCATTGTAATAACTCTCTTTGTTGTTGGAGTTCCGCTATCCTTTTATTCGCATCTTCTGCCATAACTTAATTAAAAACCTGAAGTTTCTTTTTTAATTTTATCAATTGTTATATTTAACTTACCTAAAGTATTATTATCTTGTAATACTGTGACCTGATACTTTTTACCAAATTCAACATTTTCCGTACCCCTACTAAATAAAAATCTTAGTTTTGCATCTCCAGGAACCTTCGTTGTTTGTCCTTGTGATGATTTTATTTCTTTTATTTCAAAACCGTTATCTAACATATTTGTTTTATATTTCCATAAATCTCCTTCATGTTTTTGTAATAAAGCCGCATGTTGGTTGCCCTTAGCCAAATAAACCTGAGGGTCTATATCTATCGACATTGTTATGTCAAATGATTTTCCTTTGTCGTTTTGTAGTTGATTATATACTGGTAAAGTATAGAAGTTGTTTTCTATTTTTGTTTTTGTGTCTCCCGTGGTCGACCCTTGTGGTGTAGTTTTAGCCCCTCCTTTATAGATATAACGTGAGGTTGCATCCATTATAAATATTGTATTTTCTCCTGTCTGTTCTCCACCTATTGTAACCGTACATGGATATTTTCTACTAATAAACACAACCTCTTGTTCATCCCTTAAATGAATTAACATATCTTTAGGGGTTTCAATCACTTCTTCTACATCAACTTCTTCCTCCTCATTTAATTTTTTTTCTGAAAATGTAATATTATATTGTGGGTAACCCAATTTTGATCCTTTTAATCCTTCTAAAAACACATTAAAATATGTTATTAAATTAACTAAATCATCGTCTGTTAAATCCTTGGTGTACTCCTTGAATATTTTTTTGAATTTTGGTTTAATTATACCTATTAGTTTTTTCTTTTCTTTTTCTATTTCTTTGTCTAGAACGTTTGCCATTTTTTTATCTTTCTTTTGTGCTTCTTTGGCGGCGTTTAGATCTATAAGTTGTTTCAAACTTTCAGTATAATTTTCTAATAAGATATCTTTAATAGTTATAAAATTTTCAGTAACTACTTGGTCCCCTTCCCATTTTGTTGCTTGGTCCTTAAAATTAAGTCCGTATTCAGGAAGTTCTTTTTTTATCCTTCTAAGTATAGGTCTTATATTCTTTCTAAAATATAAAACAAAAGGATCTTTAAGACCTAGTTTAATATTAACTGTATTGAATAGGTCGACAATTTTTTTATTTCTATTTCTATTTTCGTTTGTTTTATCATCTTCTACCTCTACCGGTGTTGGTGTTTCTACAGAAATGGTTTGTCCTTTATCTGTTAGACCCACATAATTTGCATTCTTAGTCGTAAAAGTTGTGTTCTTAGGTATTACCCCAGTAGGGAGTTTTATGTCGTTAGAAAACGAATATTTAAGAATAAAAGGACCGGTTTTATAATGATAATCTAAAACAATCTCATTTACAATACCCTGACTTATAGGAGTGACTCCTATACCTTGTCTAACAGCATCAAGTGATGTTTCCGCACCTACAAATCCTTGGGAAAAATCCTCAATTCCTTGATTGAATCCCGCCGTCCCAGTTTCACCATCCACACTAACGTCAGTTACTGTGGCAGTTATAGGATTTTTACTAACATCTAGTTGTGTTTGTTCAGAAAGATTAATAGGTTCTAATCCCATTAATTCTTTCATTCTATTATATTGTCGAGTCTTGTTATCCAAAATGTTTTTATTATAAATATCTTATATAAAAAAAGAAGAGGAGTTATCTCCTCTTCGCTTTAGCGTTTGCCGCTTTTTGTGCTTTGTTTTTTTCGTCAATTTCTTTTTGTAATAAAATCATATATGATCGCCTCTCAAATATTGGCATCATCATTACATCTTCTCTCGTAAACCCAGCGTGATGTACAAGTATGTAGATTTCTTGGAATAACGACTGTTTATAACTCGACGTTAGGCCAAAAAAATCGGACTGTGATGGGAATGAGACTGCGAAACACGGCACCTGAAGGCGCTTCCACGTCTACCCTCAGGTCTATGCCAGGTTCAATATCATCCATATATTTTCTTAACTCTAATGAATCTCCGGCTGGTAAGTACTGAACAAATTGTTCAATGTAACTTTTATTGGTTTCTCCGTCTACTTCCATGATTTGTGTTACTAATCTAGAAGTTAATAATTTTGAAACGTTATTTTTCAAGATTTTTTGTCTTTTTTCTTCCCCTTTAACTAAATCCTCTTCGTCTTTTGCTGTTAATAATCTGAATTTAATTGATTTTTTACTACGTTTTAAGTCAAACGAAAAATATCCTTTTTCGTCTGGAGTTGCCCCTATTGACTTTACATCTAGTTTATTTAGGTCGATTTCTGTTTCAAACTCTTCTCCTGTTTGTGGGTCTGTTAATTTTACTGGGTACATCTCTCCATATGCTGTCGCTCTTAAAAATACCATAATTGCATTTCTATCACCAACTAAAAGATTTTTTGCATTCACTCCTTTTTGTTTAATTTTACGTTCCATAAGTACGTCTAGTACTTTACCTGATTGTAAAAGATTAGGAGAAGTTAAAATGTTTTCATCTTCCGCGGTCATATATTCAATCTTAATAGTTTCCTCGCAGTCATCATAGAGTAATCCTTTCGATGGTAATTCAATTACATCAAAGGGTACACTAAATTTTACTTCTTTTTCTGACATTTTTTATTTTTTTTTATATAAAAATTATAATTTTTCATTAAAGAATAGTCATAAATAATGATTTGTAAACAATTAAAGGACCGAAGTGGTCCTTTAATTTAATATATTTTATGTAAAATATGTTTAGTACTTAAGAATAGCTCTATCGAATCTTAGAGTTGCTGAAACATCCGCTAAATCATCTCCACTGTAATCTAAGTCACCAAAATTAACATTAGTTAAGAAAGTACCTCTTAGTTCCCAGTTTTCTACAATAGCCCCTGTTGGGTCTAACATGAAAAGATCTACCTTTTTCTTGTATCCAGCAGCGTAACCCATTCTTCCTGTTACTGACTCCGCGTGTAATCTTACCCACTCCATTAAAGCTTGTGAAGAAGAAGGTGCGATAGGATCTCTAAAAGTCACATCAATTGTTTCCCATTGGAACTGTCCAGCTACGAAAGTTTTCGTATTAAGAAAAGGTATCTCAACTTCGTTTATTGTTATTGAAGGTCTAGCCGCACTAGATACAATCCATTCTGCGATTCCTAAATCCGAAGGAAATTTTAGTATAAACCGATTCTTTCTTTTTGGTTCATAAGGAACCGGCATTTTCATTAATAAGTCTGCCATTTTTTTAGTTTTTTTTTAATTCGTATTATTAATCAATACATCTATAAATATATCAATAAATAAAATTATTTATGTTGAGTGTACGATTAGTTTATTTTTACCTTTTTCCGAAGTATCATAAATGTAAAATTCAATGTCTGGATATTGTTTTGATATCTCTTCTTTTACCTTTTTTACCATATGTTCTACATTATCTGTGTCATCATCACTAAATCCAACACTCATTTTATTATATTTATCTTTATCCATTTTTTCAAAAGCCTTTACCACTTTTCCCACAAAATCATCTAAAGCATTACCTTTTTCTTTTTTAACATCAACAAATCTATTTCTAAATGAAACAGGATAATAATAGTTAGATTCTATATATTTTTGAATTATTTCATCGTTATCACCCGTAAAATCATAATTATCATTAATATTTTCGACCATTTCGTCTATTTCCTCGTCAGTAAAATTATCCTCAATTATCATTAAAACTCCTTTTTTCAAAGTTTTTGGTGATTGTGGTCTAGCTGTAATTATAGATATAGGTTTTGCTTTTAATAAGGCCTCCTTAAAATCATTAAACGAAGGTGCAAAATCTTTACTCGTAAGACTATCCTCTACATTTTTTAAGAATTGGTTATCGTCATTAAACTCGTTAAAGGCATTTTTAATATCTCCATTCGGGTACCTATAATCTGGAGAATCCTTAAGTTCTGCATATTCCCCTGTTGTTAATTTTACTTTTTCCCAACTATCTCCATTCTTTTTCTCCATATCAATCATTGTTGGCATATGAAGAATATTGTCATCCCAGTCAAAACTATAGGCCCTCATCGTTATTTCATATAACAATCTTCGTTTCATCTTACTGAGTTATATCGTTAAATGATACGGAAGAAGGGGTAATATTAAATTCAACTTCAATAAACTCTAAAGTTCTAGTTGGTTTTACAAATATTTTACCTGTCATCGAATTTGTGTCTAGTTCATTAGCGTCACTATTTAGTTGTACTTTGAATTCGGTTAGACCTCTGTCTCTTCTCACATCTTCTAAAATCGGATTTATTAAGGAAAGGAATTGTTGTCTAACAATATCATCGTTTTGTTCAAATAATAATTGTATAGCCACAGATTGTACTTTCTTTTTTAAGTAAATCATTAATCTTCTTACGTTTATTCTATCTAAAGCTGATACAGTACTTTTTAATGTTTTTTGTCCCCATATTACTACCCCGACTCCATTAAAAGTCGCTATAGGATTTATTTTACCTATATAAAGATCGTCTCTATTAATTTGTGTAAGTTTAGTTTGTGCCTTATCTATTGTGTTTAATAATCCTCTAGTTTGTCCAGCTGGTGCAAACCATGGGAATGAAATATTATCTGTTAACGCCATAGCTCTAAACACTTCACCTGTTGGTGGAAGATAGAGTCTTACGTTATTTTCAGTGTCCTTATATCTAACCCAAGGCCAATAAGTTGCCATATAACTACTTGCTATTGCTGCATTACTTAAATTATCTACTGCCGAATCAACTGTTTGATTGGCTGGGTTTGGTGAGTTAACTACATAAAGTGCGTCAGCCCTATCATTCTCAATCATTTCAAGTGCCCTATTAACCAATGTTAAATTATTAGTGTAATCGATACCTGGTGTACCAAATAGACTAATATCAATACTTTCTGGATTAGCGTATTTTCTAATACCATCATAATAAGGATAATAATCAGTTACTAAACATGAGGAAGTGATAGTGTTATTATACCAGAATGTAGCATAATTAGTTTGGTTTACGATATATGTGTCACCATATGTTCTAGTTTTTCTATACCTATCCCAACCATCATTACCTCCATAAGGTATAACAGTAAATTTAAGATAGTCACTATCATTATAATAATTTTGTGTTTGTAATGAGGTGTTACCACTTGGATTGAAGTTGTAAGCCCCTACATCATATTGGTATACATCTGTTTGTGTTAGACCGGAAACTCTATTATCGAAATGGAATCCTGGTGTTTTACCAGTCCATGCTGTACCATTTGGGTCACACATATATGGTGAGGTTGGGTTTGTTCCCTCCAATCCTTTATAAATAAAGAATGCTTTATCAAATCCTTTTTTACTTGACCAACCTAAATAAGTTCTTTTTACATTATCATTTAATGTATCGTAAACTAAATTATAAAATGGTTTAGGTGCAACACTGTCTGGCCAACCAGAAATGGCTCCCGTATTAGTTATACTGTTTCCACCATTTAACTCTGCAGAAGATGGTGGGTCTTGGAAAATCTGGTCATCTAGTGTCGCCCCACTATAATCTCTAATTGGGTATCCTCGGAAACCTGCTGGAAGTGCGTCTATTGGTGCATCTTCATCGATCTCTAACATAATATATCTACTCCTTAAAGGATAATCCCCATTTTCTGTACCAACTTTCGTACCAATATAATTTTGACTTCCAGGATTCATTGTACAATTTTGGAAACTCTCATAAATTATTTGATTTGTATCAGTATCGTTTATATCTCTAACTACTAGAGAAAAACTTTTGGTGTCTTTTTGAATATTTTGTATGGATATTTTAACCATGTCATTTGCGTTGTTTCCGTCCGCCACAAGAATAGCTTTGAAAAGTTTGAATATTTTATTACCTCTTATTTCTGACATTATAAAAGGAGTTTCTGGTCCTTTTGTTGCCGCTAAAGGTTGCCAATCTTCACTGTAGTTATCAAAAGTTGATTCTTGACCAATACTGATATTACTAAATGTGAGAGCTGAAGCTGCTAAGTTATTCAAACTGTTTGGATATATCTCTTCCACCCACATTGGTTGTGTTTTATCAAAAGGATCCACTCCAAATACTTTCGTTAAATAATTTTGGGAAGAGGTATCTAGATTTGTTTGGTAACTAAATTGTGCTCCTGCCGCAGTAAATCCTGAAACATAAAAGTTTTGTTTATAATTAGTTGTGTTTATTGATCTAAACTCCTTTGCGGTACAATCTGGAGATAGTGGCGGTGCTGCCATTTCGGGACACGGTCCTGGACCATCACCAAACGAAGGTGAATTTTGTAATGTTACCCCTGCTGAACCTCCAGTACTATCACCCACGTCTCTACTAAATGTATTAAGTGAATAACTACCTCTACTTCTTAATTTAGCAACAACCATTTCTTGTGTTGCCGCTGTCCAGGTAAATACTGTACCTGATGTTTGTGCTGTCCATCCTTGAGTCCCTCCTGTGTGAGCACCTATATAATTTCCCTTTCTCCAGTTTAGTTGGAATGTGTATCCTGTAGCCGGATAACCTAATGGGTTCATTTCTCTAGTCCCAGTCCCCGCGTGAAATAGATTAGAAGGTTCGAGATTAGAAAAGGTACTCCCATTATCCTGTCGCGAAATAGCAGGATTCCATCTAATTGAATTGTATGTCGTAGCATTCGTTTGTTCCGCAACTCTTGGTGTTTCAAATGATGTATTATTAAGTAGTGGGTTTGTACCCCCAGCTGTTGTGTTTGTAGAAATAACAAAAGTTTCACCACTTAGTAAACATAACGGATAAGCTGTTGTTGTTAATTCCGATACGTGAGGTAATCCTGACGAATCAAAGTATTGTCCACCTGTACTACCCGTTACCACTAGTTTTCCACCTGATCCTTTAGTTGTTGATGAGAATATAACCGCAAGTTTCTTTCCTGTTGCCTCCACAATGTCAGCTGCGTCAGCGTTGGTGTATTGTACACCGTTTATGGCAGATTCTCCATCCGAAGTAAAATTATACCCCCAAGTACCTCCACTATATAAACCTGGTTGACCACCTGCTGGTGCCGTATAAATTGTACCGTTCCCATTATCAATTGTTGCTGAACCTACGGCCCCTGTTGAGTCTAGTCCTGGTATACCAAAACCTCCTAGTTGGTTGTAGTTTACTGATCCATAAAGTCCATTAAGAGCTCCACCCCCAAAAGACCTAAATACATTATTATAGTTAGGAACATAACTAAGTGTTATATTCCAAGCTGTACCAGCGTCATATCCAGAATACCCTAAAATACGTTCAGCGTAATATGAATTTGCCTCACTTAAATAAGTTTTAGCAATATATGATTGTTCGTATTGTGGTATATTTGTACCAGGGAAAGTTGTTTTATTTAACCCTCCAAAGTAAGTTTTATACGTATCATAACTTGTAATGAATATAGGTTCAAATGCTGGTCCTTGTGTAGTTTCTCCTACAGTACCTAAAGTTGTTGCCCCTATAGCTGCGTTATTTGCGGTTAACTCTCTTTCTGAAGTATATACCCCTGGTGATAATGGAACTTGGTTTGCCATCTATTTCAAAAATTTTATCTACTTGTTATATGTCATCAAAACTAGTTGCTGTTGGTGTAACATTAAACTCAATTTCGATAAACTCTAAAGCTCTAGTTGGTTTAAGGTATATTTTACCTGTCAATTTGTTTTGATCGATTTCTTCAGGGTCACTTGATACAACAACTCTAAAGTCTGTTAAACCTCTATCTCTTCTTATGTCTTCTAAAATTGGATTAACTAGACTTAGGAATTCTTGTCTAACAACTTCATCATTTTGTTCAAAGACTAATCTTACTGCTACTGCTGAAATTAATTTTCTAGCCCTTAACAATAATCTTCTCACATTAATCCTATCTAAAGCTGATAAACTAGTTTGTAATGTTTTGTTACCCCATATAACAGGCCCAGTCGCTGTAAATGTTGCAATTGGATTAATTCGTGCCTCATATAAGTCATCTCTATTATCTTGTGTTAGTTTAGTTCTAACTCTAGTCGCCTTAACAATACCTCTATTATAACCTGCGGTTGCGAACCAAGGGAATGCAACATTATCAGTTAATGCCATATTTCTTAAGACTTCCGCAGTTGGTGGAATGTAAATTCTTACATTATTTTCAGTATCGTTATATTGTATCCATGGCCAATAAGTCGCAGTATAGTTACTATCTAAAGACGCATCGTCTAAAGCGTCAACCGCAGTTGAGATTGTTTGGTCTTTATAATTTTCAGCTGTAAGAAGGTAAAGTGAATCTGCTCTATCATCTTCAATCATTTCAATTGTTTCATTAACTAATGTAAGATTATTTGTATAATCTATACCTGGTGAAGCGAATAAATTAATATCAACATTTTCAGGATTAGCAAATTTTTGTATATTAGTATTATAAGAATACCAGTCAGTATTTTTGTTGAATGAGTATGCCCCTGAATTCGCAACCGATGTTGTTCCAGACCCATATCCTGGTGTATAGCTAGTACTGTTTTCTTTGAATACGTCTGTATTACTTCTATTTATTCTACTAGTGTCCCATCCGTCATGTCCTCCATATGGTGCTACAGTAAATTTTCTATATTGTTTTTTAGAGTAAATATTAAGAGTTGTGGACGTTCCATCATCACATCCTGGTCCGAAATACTTACCAGCACAATTCGTACCAGCGTATTGACTTGTAGTTGTAAAGAATGGGAAACTTCCTACTGAACCTGAAAACCATACTCTATAATCACCGTTATTACCATTATTTAAGAAAGTGGTACCGGAAGCTCTTGTGTCTAAGTGGAATCCGTATGTATGTCCTGTCCATGCCGCCGCACAAGCCGTACCAAGTGCAGTTGAACATCCTTTATAATCAAAAATATCTTGGTCATATCCTACTTTACTAGAAAGTCCTAAATAAGTTTTTCTAATATTATCTGTGATAGTATCATATGCTATATTATAAGTTACATAAGGTTCTACTCTGGTGTGTAAAGCCCCTGGAGCCGCTTGTGCCAACGCAGGACCATCAGTAAATCCACTTAAGTTAGGATAGTTCGTCTGTGGGTAACCCCCATAACCTGATGGTAATCCATCTATTGGTGCGTTTTCGTCAAGTTCAACCATTATATAACGAGACCTTAAAGGATAATCACCATTTAGGGTCCCAATTCTCTTCCCTATGTAGTTTTGACTCACAGGATTCATAGATAAATTTCTGAACTGCTCGTAAATAGTTGGTTTAGCATCCGTATCACTATATTGTCTAACCGCTAAATCAAAAGTAACATTATCTATATCAATGTTAACAATACTAAATTTTAAGAAATTATTAGCTGTGTCTCCATCAGCTATTGTAATAATTCTAAATAATTTAACAATTTCTGTACCCCTAACTTCTGAATATATCCATGGAGTTGTTGGTCCGTCTGCAGTAGCGATTGGTTGCCAAGTATCTGTATAATTAGACCATCCACTTGGAATGTTGTACCAAGCAATATCTCTAACTGTGTCTAAATAGTTATATGTTGCTGACCCACCAAAAGATTTACCTAGTTCTTGTATCGCCTTTGGATAGAATTGTTCTACATAAAGTTTAGCATCAGGGTTGTTTGTACCATCGTAATAAGGATCCCTCCCTAAAACTTTCAATATGTAGTTATTACTATTAGGATTAAAGTTAACTACCCAAGAGTTTACAACTCCAGTACCAGGTGCCTTTGCCTCAACAACAAAATCATCTGATGCGTCTCTCCATAAACCATATACATAAGGATTAACACTAGTTGCTAAAACAGTTTGAGATTCACCTCCTAACTCATAACCAGAATTAATTGGTTCTGTAGGTGACCCGGCGTTTTGTGGTCCTTCTTGAGCACCACTAGTTTTTAAGACTATTTGTACCGCCGCTTGGCTATAGGTTCCTGTCGATGTAGTGGATTTTCGTGATCTAATAACACAAGCTGTCATACCTGAAACAGGTCTACCTGTATTGTCATCTTTTAATTCTAGATCTGTAGATGCCGCCTTTACATTAATTACTAATGCTTCTGTGGCATCGAATCCAGTTTGTCCTAATACACGTGACATGTACATGTTATTTGATTCTTCTAGGTATTGTCTCGCAATGTATGTTGATTCAAATTTAGGTACTTTGGTTGCACCTATTGTAAACACACCTGTATTTTGTCCTCCAAAATAAGTTGTATATGTGTCATAATCTCCAACGAATATAGGTTGGAATGCTGGTCCTCTTACAGACTCTCCTGCTACCCCTAGGCTTGTTATACCCACACTTGCTGCAACAAAAGAAAGGTCTTTCTCTGATGTATAAACACCCGGTGATACTACTACTTGATTTGTACTCATCTCTTAATTTATTTTTAATTAAATATTATTCTTGGTTTTATTATAAATACTATGATTTTTATCAAAGTACGAAGGCTTTTTTGGTCTAGTATGAAAAGAATCATACTTTTTTCATACTTATTTATATATGAGTAAACCAAAACGTAATAAAAACCTTAAAATAGATACAAAAACACATTCCGTGTTAAAATCCTACTGTGAGACTAATGGACTTAAAATGTTCGCATTTGTAGAAAAACTAATTATACAAAATTGTTCTAATCTTCGTTATAAAAAAAAGGATGATCTTTACAATGATTAAATAACGTTAATATAACCTCTAACTGTAACAGAAGAGTCTATATCATAGTCGATTGGTAGTATGGTCGCCCTTATTATATATCCTGGTAAGACTTGGAGTGGTAAGGCTACTGATGTATACGAGGATCCATCATTTACAGATATTTCAAACTTAGGAGATTGAGCGGGACATCCTGTATTTATTTGTACACAATCCCTAGCGTTATTTAATGAATACTCTGTTAATAAGACACTTTGGTCAATAATAAATTCCGAAGTAAGTACTGATATCGCTGGTGGTTGGGAAGCTGGTTCCCATATTAACTCTGTTGTATACTCCACTAGTTCTGGCTCAGGATTTAGTCCGTCTGTTTGATTCCTACTAGGGACCACATTAGGTTCAGTTTCAAATAAAGAAACTACTCTTTTAATGGCTGGTGTAACTTCGTACTCTTCTTCATCCATTATGTACCCTTGTAACTGCATCTCAAAGTTTTGTACATAGAATCTTTTTTGTTCGAATTGGTCTATTGTGCTTTCATCTCCAATACTCTCTAATACTACAGGAAAAAAATGTCCATTACATTTAATATATTTTTGTCTAGATTGAAAAGCTTGCATTATTATCTTATTAAATTTATTCAGTTCTCTCATTCTATAACTAAAAAATCTTACTTGGTATGTTAGGTTTACCGCGATAGGTTGAGGTATTCTATACACATCATACCCTACGGTATCCCCATCGTAGTTTGGAACCTTCATATAATCAAATCTTCTCTTTTGTGGAATAGTGTATTGTGTTACTGGATTTGTACCAAATTGTATATCAGGATTTCTAACTATTGTAATAAAAGGCATTTGTACATTTCTATTCTTATCAGTAAACTGCCACGTTCTAGCAAATTCAGCCCATCTTTGTATAGTCAAGAAAAATACCGGTACTTTTTCTCCATCTACTGACACCATTAAGTCTTCCTCTATTAACTTAATTAAGTCTCTGTCCATATCTTCATATAATACACCTTTAGGTACAAAGGTACCACTAGCATCCATACCTTCTTGCCATAACTCCATTCTTCTTTCGTGATTCCTGGAAGCTGGCTTAATGTTTATATTCTTCAAAAATTTCTTCGGTATACCCATTATTATATTCCTTCAAATTCATTAGGATCGACAGTTGTACATTCAACTGTTCTAGTCGCTCCTTTATATCCAAATACTGTATGTTCGTTATCTGAGAATATTTTTCCATCATTAACTACAGTCCAAAACTTCATATTATCTTCTGTGTCCCTATATCCAATATAATCACCATATTTTATTTCACATTGTTTTTCATCCAACTGTTTCTGATAAACATTAAAAGTCATATTACCATAATCTCTATATCTCATTCTACCATTATCGTATGTTTGATTTTCTCCTGGTGCTATTTCCAGATTAACCTGTAACTCAATAGGTGGGAAAAACCTAATATCTTGTGACTTAACTTCTTTATAAACATCATCTGTATCTGTTTTTTCAATATCAACACTATAGAGCACAATAGTCATATTAAGGTCTCCCTCCATATACTCTCTACCAAAACCAATTTCTAAATCAAAATCAATTTCATCAAAGAATTTAGTTAGTCTTGTAATCGGAACTTTATTAGGTCTATTAGGTGTCATATAATATAAATACTCTTGACTTAGTTATAATTAATATTTAGCATTAAGCACGCCACTAATAACTAATAACTATTAATAATTATTTAATTGATCAATATAATATAAATAATGCATGCTTGATCCAAATCGTATAAAAGATTATATATCTTTAGTTAGAACCTATGGAGGTGAAAATGACTATATCCTTAGTCTTAAATCTCGTATAAAAACTTCAGGCTCATTCAACCCAACACCTAAACAAATAGAGTATATTCAAAAAAACTATAGAAAGAAACCCATAGTTCTAGAAAAAGAGATAACTGTATCAAGTTATTTTGCCACAAAATTACAAGAGCAACATAGATTAATTTTCTTACCCAAAAAATTTACACTTGTTAAAATACTGGCAAATGGTGACGACACACTTCATGTGATGGCTAAATTTAATGAAAAACAAAAAAACCCCATAATGATATGGATACCTAAAAAATTTATCATTAAAGAGAAAAAAAAGAATGAAGTAAAAAGAATAGATTTTGGACAATTTAGTAGTCGTCCACCCATGGTCCACCAAAGAGAAGCAATAAAAAAACTTTTAGAGTATGATAGGTTTATTCTTTCTGATGATATGGGATTAGGTAAAACTACCTCAGCTGTGTTAGCGGCAATGATTAGTGAGTCAAAAAAAATACTTATTATTTGTCCTTCTTCACTTAAATTAAATTGGAAAAAAGAAATTGAGAACTATGATTCGGGTATTTCTATAGTCTCTGGGAAAAAATGGGATTCTAATGAAAAGTGGACAATCATTAACTATGACATATTGAAGAATTTTCATTCTTTACCAACCAAGAATAAAAGTGTGTCGAAAAGAGAAAAGAGTGAGATTCTAGACTCAAAGTTTGATTTAATTATTATTGATGAGGCTCACGCAATAAAAAACACCTCTTCTAAACGAACTAAACTAGTTATGGATTTTGTCAAAAACATTAAAAGGGTGTGGTTACTTACTGGTACACCCGTTGCTAATAGACCAATAGATTTTTATAACTTATTAAGAGTTTGTAAGTCTTATGTATCACAAGACTGGATACATTTTGTTAAAAGATATTGTGAAGGTAAACAATTTAGAGGACAAGGAGGTAGATTAGTGTGGGACACTAAAGGGGCCTCAAACCTTCAGGAACTTCACCAATACACAAAAGATTCAATTCTTAGAAGAAAAAAAGAAGATATATTAGATTTACCACCTAAAATAGTTTCTCCAGTGTACCATCAACTACAAAACGCATCTGGATATCAAGAAATAATGGGTGAATATAAATCATGGTCGTTAAAACATGGGCACGCTAGTTTAGCAGAACACATGACAAAACTAGTAACTTTACGAAAATTTTTAGCAGAAGAAAAAACAACATCAACAATAGAATTCACAAAAGACTTAATCGAACAAGGTAAAAAAGTCATAATTTTTACAAACTTTAACGATGAGCAACAAAAAATAGCGGACGCTTTCCCTAAAAAATGTGTAAGACATAATGGATCCATGAGTGCGGAAGAAAAAGAGGAGAGTGTTGAGAAATTTCAAACTGACCCAAAAATAAAAGTATTTGTTGGTAATATTATATCGGCAGGGGTTGGTATTACCCTAACTAAAGGAGAAGTTGTGATAATGAACAGTTTAGATTGGGTTCCAAAATCCCACTCTCAAGCCGAAGATAGGGCTTATCGAATTGGTCAAGATAAAAAAGTTAATGTCTATTATCCTATTTTTGATAAAACTATCGAAGAAATAATTTATAAATCGTTAAAGTCTAAACAAAAAAATATTGATACGATTATGGGTGAGTATTCAGAAGAAGATATAGTTGAGAGTTTAATAGACCAAATAAAACTTATTTAATTTTATCTCCGTCTGAAGAAAGTATATATACAAATTCTTTATGACACAATAAACTTATACTACTACCGTTCTCTAATTCCATTTCACTCCATTTTTCGTCAATTAACCTTTTAGAGGAAACTAAAGTATTAGCTAAAGATTTAATTCTAACAATACCCGATATAGAATCTGAAATTGTTAATTTAATATCTCCACCTCCTCGAGCAATTATAGTACCATCATATATTATTTCATAATCATTAGAAACTACTTTTACTTTATCCTCCTCATAAGTTTTTCTAAATGAAGGGTCAACTTTTTTTCTTAAAGATATTAATTCTTTAAGAATAACCGGAGCCATTACTTCGTATTTAACACCACTCAGTCTTCCGTCCGACTCATATATTGCTAATTCTCTATTAACTTCTTCTACGTCTTCAGCAATAAAACCATATTGTGTATTTCCAGGAAACTTCCTAAACTCAAATTGAACAGGCTTAAGATCATATAACCATGAACTATCATATTCATAATCTATATTCATTTTTATTGCTCTGTTAGAAGCATTTACCCCTACTTGACCGTCAGAACCAATCATTAAAGTTTTATGAGATTCAACATTATTAAGTGTATTCCCCCTCAACCAAATATGAGATTGTGCTAAAGGTCTCATGTCACCAACAATAACATTCATAGCATCATCAACAGTAAGTCCAGTCATTCCTAGAGTACCATCAAAATTAGAAACCGTGAACCCAGTACTAGAAGATGTGGTTCCACTACCAAAAATCATAACGGAAGCTGGATTATGAGAACCACTATTTTCAATATTAGTTAAATCACTAGATTTATATCTAAAAACACTTTGTTGTGCGAACGCACCAAATTGACCGTTTTGTCCAGCGTCACTTAGATTAATCTTATATAGATTTCTAACATATTCAGTCGCAGTAGCATCTGTTGGGTCTGGCATGTTTACCTCCCATGTATGTGTAATTGGGTTATATCTTTGGTGTGAATCTGTTAGGGTTCCACCTGTCATAAACAAATAAGAATAATAAGGATAACATGTTATTGGACAGTATGTAGATCCATTAACATCTATAATAGAATTTAATATTAAGGAACCAAGAATTGTTGTATTTCCTGAGAACTCCGCACTAGTATTCGGTGTTTGAGTTAATTGTCTACTATAATCCACCAATGTTGTAAAACCCATAATTAATTAAATTACGTACATACCCAACGGTATATAACTAAGAGATTTATTTAACGATTCAGCCGTTGTTGAACGAGCTTCGGATTGTCCTAAATTACTCATACTAGTTAACCTTTCACCCAACTCCTCTATTAATTTCGACTGTTCGTCTTTACCCTCAGATAGGAGAGATTCATAATCCATAGATACATCTGCACCTGGTACATTTAATGAACCAGAAAATTTACCTCTAACTCTACCTAAAGTTTCTTTAGCTAAACCTAAAAGATATCTTCGTACCCATATTTTAGATGGTAAATTTAACGACGCATATTCAATAGCGTCTAATGGTACATCAGAAGGTAACTTAATTACATCAGCATTTGCGTTCAAACAAGCCTCTGAACTTGTTTCGTCTGATGTGTTATCAATATCATAATAACGATACCAAACCTTTCCTTGGTATAAACTCATGGCCCCTCTATCATATTTCCCTCCAGGTGTTGGCATCAACCAAAGATACCTTTGGTGATTTCCTGAAGAGTCTGTTGGTCCAGCCGTTAATTTATATTGTAAATCCCCCCTAATCATTCTATTTTTAAGATTTCTGTCCGTTTGTCTCAAAAGAACATCAAAAGCCGGCATTACGTAATAAGCCCCCATACCAAACTGGGCTAATCCACCTTCACCACCAAAACCTCCACCAAACGCACCACCAATTCCTATAAAGGGATCAATAACAGATTGGTCTAGAGTAGGTGGTGTATACCACAAAACTTCATTAATCTCTCTATTTGCCGGTAAAAGATACTGTTGTTGGTTACCAACTAAATCAATAAAGTCGGTTTTTAATTCCCAAGGACCTCTAGCTTGTAGACCAACTGCTTTAGAATAAGCATATGTGTATTCTATTTCTACTCCTAGAGTTTTTTGACTTAGTCCAGTAACTACCTGTTCTGGAGTTAAACTTTGGTTAAGTAAACTAGGCCATTGATTGTCAACCAACCATTCATACTGGTATTGCACATAGTCTTCAACAGCAATCGTAAGTAAAGTATCAAGTTGTTCATCTGTTAACTCTACTTTTCTTACCGGTGCCCCTAAACGATGTCTGGTCTTACGAAATAATGACGCTCTTTCTGCGATGGTTATATTAGTTGAATCATTTGCCATATGTGTTCTCTTTTAATATAAATATTAAGATACTAACAAAACTAATACAATATATTTTAGGATGTTTATTTTTGGTCTACAGTACTACCTGCATCACTACTAGCTAAACAACCACCTTTTTGTCCTTTACAAGAATTTTCCATTTTGATGTTTATTTGTTAATTGATTTTGATTTTGTTATTTTTCCTGTAAAGATGGTATCCCCAACTCTAATTTGTAACTGTTCATCAACCTTTCTTTCAACAATAATTTCCTCTACTACTTCTCTAATTAAAGATTTTAATTCACTAGGACTAGTAGTTTTATTTTGTTGAGTAGGTGTTGATTCTTGTATAACTTTTTGAGATTCTTTTTGATAATTAGGATTTATCATTTTAATTAACTCAGGATCCATACCGTCCATTGACCCTATAGATGCTGGGTCGGCCACTGGATTATTAACCATTGCCTCGACAATTTCTTTTGGCATTTTAGTTGTTTTAGCGTTTTTAAGGGTTCTTCTTATTGGTTGTGTTGGGTCTGAACTAATCTGTGGTGTTTGCCCTGCTGGTAAACTGGTAAGCATTTGAGAAGAATCGACCATACCTGATGGTAATGGTGGTTGTTTATTCTCGTTCATACTACTTTTACTATATTCTCCCCCACTACCACTTTTGCCGAAAGTTTCATCTACTTTATCTAAAAGGGATTTGGATTTTCCTAATATCCCTGCTAATTGTCTTATATCTACTGGTGCTTCTGCCATAATTAAAATTTTGCTTGTGCGTATATCCTTGTCATATCCTTATCTCCCGTAGGGTTATATAAAGGTTTTGCTTCATTAAATATATCACCACTATTAACAAAGTCAACCATTCTATCAACCCTAAACAATCTCCACCCTGGTAGATTTTCTGGAGTATCGCTCTTCCCCTCCAATTGAAATGCCCTTACAACCTGGTTTTCTCTCTTTGAAAGACCGTATACATATGGTTCTATCTCTCTATACCCAGGATTAGAAATAGTGTCTCCTTCATAGTATATAGTACATATATTACGATTATTAATCGCACTAATTATTTGATTACGATTTACCGCCTCTAAAATTATATCCTTATATAGAGAAGTTAATTTCATATTATAATTTTTAAGACTCTGTTTGGTAAGGGTAAGGGTTTAGAATTGGGCCACTATATGGTGTGTCAGGTGACATTCCATTAGTACCTTCGTTCATTGAGATAGCCTCTGTTCGTTTTTCAACGTCGATAGAACTACCTACCTCAGCTTCTGCTGGTGCCGCATAACCGTTAAGTAAACCACCAGCAAATGCTGGGTTACCTTTACCTTTAGCATCTCCATCACTTAAAGCGTTCTGGTGAGATTCACTGTAAGCGACGGTTTCGTTATAACCAAATTTACTTTGATTGATAGCAAACGCCTCGGTTCTTTTGTTATTAGCTGTTTCGTCTAGTGTTGCCATAGTAATTAATTTTTTAGTATGTTATTTATTGTTTTTATCATTTCTTTGTATACTGTCTTATTAGTAAATATTTGTCTGGAGTTATTTTGTGCTCTAGGAACATTTACTTTTGTGACATTTTTATTTTCTCGATCCTTTGTATGGGTTTTCTTAAATTGATTTTTCATCCCTGCGTCGGACTTTGTTCTTTTTTCCCTATTAACATCACCCCTAGATTTAGTTAAAGTATTATTAACCCAGGTTTTCATCTTATCACCACCATTAATCAAATACTCAGGATTATCCTTACCACCCTTAAAACCATCAAAAAAATTCTTCATTCTTTTTAACATAGAATATGTCATAGATTTATCACTTACAATATTCTGTGCTCTTTTATATCCCTTTAGTGTTTTATTATTTTTATTTCTACTAATTTCATTATTAATAGACTTAATTACATCATTAGGTATAGTGTACTTATTCCCATATAAATCCTTATTCGCCATTAATCATCATTGTTAATTTTTCTTTAATGGATGGACTTACTTCAGTAAAATTCACATCTTTCATTAACGCATTTAGAATAATAAGTCTTTCACTATTTTCTCGCTCCATCCACAATTCTTTTATTAACATAGCCCATTTGACTAATATAGGGTCCTCATCAGAATATTCTTCTAAACTCATTATTTCCACATCGTTGTTAGTAGGTAAAAGATCACTACTATCCATACGATTAGTGACTATATCCTCTAACATTTCTTTCATTAAATCCTCAGAATTATCTTTAGTGAAATAATCTTCAAACTCAGACTCTTTATTATTTTTTTTAAGTATTTGGAAAAATTTTGCGGGATTGTTTTGTAATTTGTCCGCAAGTTCAGAATGTTTTTTATCTTTTTCATTTTCACCCCAAAATCTTCTATATCCATAGAAATTAGAGGCCCCTTGTCTAGTCATTTTTTCAAACGAATCAGAAGTTTTATCACTACCAAAATCGTGATTAATAGTATAGTCCCCGGAAATAATACTTCCAGTAGAATCAATTAACTCCATTAAATCCTTTTTATTCATAGTATCTGTTTTATACTATAAATATCAAACCATAATAAAACGTTTGGGATTTTGTGTTGAATTAATTATTTTGTGGAGAGAACTGACATTAGATGTTCTTTAGGTGAACTATTTATATCTGACCAAAATACCACTTCTCTTTCATCCATTTTCATTAAATCTTCCATAGTGTCCTGATCTTTCTCCGCAAAAGGTATTCCAGATATTAGTGACATTTGTGTTTTAGTATAATACTCTCTTGGTTCCAGTAAACCTTTTTTATCTACAGCCTTCAATACGTTATCTCGTATTGCTGGTTCAAAAGAAACCAAAAGAGGTTTAACTCTTTTATTAAAGTTAGAGATATATCTGGCTTTGTTATATTCCCCACAGATATCTGGATTTTTTTCCATTTGGTCTTTATCTAAAAGATAACAATTAAATGTTAGTTCACCTTTTTTCTTTTGTATATCTCCATGAGACGCCCTAGTACCGTTATTTACATAGAAAATAGTATCACCCAGACTAACTCTAAGATTATTTTTTATAATCAATTCCATATGTGCTTGTGAAGGAAGAGGATTACCAGCTTTATTATTACCTCTATTGATGTAGGATTTAACTGTTCTTTTAACTCTAGATTTGGATGCTATTTTACTAAGTGGTATTTTACAATCATAGATATTTTGTAAATGTTCATAATAATATTCTATAAACTCCGGTCCTTTACCATTTAATAACATCTCCAAACCATTATCAATAAACTCCTTAATATAATCTGGAAGTGCTTTAGATTTAATTGTATTTCCCACAATATCTACCTTACCATCTTCTGTTAAATCAGCGTAATTTTTACGAGATACATTTATTGATGATTTCCAAAAACCATCTATATCTAGTCCCATAACCCCTCTCATATAAGAGTCATTAAATTCCGCAACTACGGCGGGGGTACCACTATACTCTTTATCTTTTTCTACAAAATGATGTATTCCTTTACCAATGTAAGTATATTTCTTTGTTGATTCTGGTACACTAAAATTACATCCATCAGTATCTAATACAAGAGGTATGAAACCTCGATTTTCAAAAAACCTAACTAATAATCTAAGGTACATCCTGGCGGTACAGGTAACTTCCTCTCCTTTCATAACATCTCCCCAGTTAAAAACTTGTGGAGCGGTTAGTGAACCATACATAGAGTTATTGATAATTTTAATTGGTAATTGTTTAGCTTTGAAAAAGGACGCCTTTTTTTTATCTCCTTTTTCCGCCCATTCGTTAGCCATGTATTTGTACTTATTTCTAGTATCATAGAGATATTGTAACATGGCATGCATTGCCCCCGAAACGTCACATTCTGGATAAACACCGTGGGTAATCATAATTGATGGGTAAAGTGATGCGTAATCTAATTTAACAATATCTCTTGAGTACCCAACCTTAAGTATTCTGGATAATCCCCCGGTAAAACTTCTTTTTTCTCCTTTTGTTGGAATGGCAATATTATTTTCATAGGACCAGGATAACATTAATAATTTCCATATAGATGCGGTCCCCATTGTTGAAACACGTTCATATATTGTTGGTAGTATTTTTGCCATTAAAAAGGACGATTGGTTAAAACTGTTATCAACCTCTAAAGTCTCCCAGATATCATCTAGTAGATACTTCTCTACTATTTCCTTACCAGTTATTTCCTCCCAACCATCAGGTATTTTTTGTTCACTAGACTCCGACCACTCACCAGTTTTAATATTAATCCAGTAAGGATTTTTATCAAACCTTAATTTTGCGATTTTATCGTGATCGACGTATACTCGATTATCTTTTGCGATTCTTTGTTGTTTACAAATATACTTTAACCCCGCGGATTTAATATTTGAGTTAATAGCCATAGCCCTTCTAACTGAATGAATAACGTCAATAATATTATAACCCCACATACTAGTTTGTTCAAACTTCTCTACTTCATTGGCTAATTTTAATATATTTTCTCTTCTTCTAAATTTAGATTTTTTCTTAGGGTCGAGAGTTTTAGCGATCTCTTTTATATCTAACCCTAACATTTCACATCTTGACACTATCCAGTACCAATCAAAATTTTCTGAATTATACCCTCCTATTATAGAAGGACGGACATAATCAATTACTTTGAAGAAGTTCACTAACATTTCTTTTTCTTCTTCCTCATTGTTTGCGTCCAAAACAACTTCAAATCCTCTATTGTCCTTTACCCCAATAGAAAATATTGTACCATCGGATGGTTCTAAAGACGTTGTTTCAATATCAAAAACCAGTCTATGTACATCGTCATAGTTTTCAAAACCCTTAAATAGTCGTTTACCTGTTGATATCATATATTGTTCAACTGGGGAGATTAGTTCAAAATATTCTCTATTTTTATATGGTTGTATTCCACCATCACCAAAAAATTTCAATAAGGTATAAAAACCTTGGTTTGTATATACAAGATATTTGAACCCATCCTCCAGTCTACTATCCCCCACAGTATTTAGTTTTTTCATTTTAATACCGAATTGTTTCATGGCGGTCCTAATCCTTCTTTTATCTCTTCCGTAAAAATTAATTTGTTCAGATGTAAAGACATCCTCCTTACACCAAAGGAAAGGTTTTAATTTCTTTCTTGTTGTAAATTTCCCTTTATTTGGATCATCAATAACTAAATGAATATAGTTACTAGCTGCCTCGTATTCAAGTGCAGTAATATATTGTTGTGGGTCTCGTCCTTCTAAAAAGGATGAAATAGTGTCTTGGTCTATATGGGGAATTTTGTCGTGTTTTACGGGCATAAGTTTTTGTGTTAATATTTACCTACAAATATACAAAAAAAATTCTAAAAGAAAAACTAAATAATTAACAAGTTGTAATCGTGGCTGGCATACATGATGATCTACCATCCATTTCAACTATTTGGTATCCGTCATATCCCGGACCATTTTCCCCAAAAAACACATACCAACCCACGGGTAGTTTAGTTCCCACAGAACAAACACCATCAGTACTTAGTACGCTTCTTGCACCTAAATTACCAGCCTCCCCAATATTTGTAACAAATTTCACATCACCTGATGGTTCCCTCTCAAGAATATCGGTACATATAACTTCTCTACTTACTGTTGGACCATCAGATAAGATAGGGTCTTTTCCACATGTAACGCCTTGATCTTGTCCGATAATTGAGCTTGTGGCAGTTCTATTCAGGCCATTCATTCCGACCCAGTCACACAGTGCTATTCCATTTAATTGTGAAAATGCCATATTAAGTTACTACTAAATAAGTTGATTCTGGGTTAAAGTAAATTACATTAGTTGTCGTTGTCATATACCCAACTACTCTTATGTAATCACCACTTCCCATACTACCAGTACTTTCTGTTATTTTACCATCCGATGTGGAAACATAGAGTTGACCTCCTGCCGTCCAAGTTGTTACATCGTCTGCTATATTAATTTTATAGAATCCTTTTAATAATATACCATTACTTGGTGCCGCTCCCAGAGCAATTCCTAGAAGACTACCTTGTTGTGTGGTATCATCGGCATCAGCCTTAACCCAGTTAGAAGCTCCCCTCAACTGTACTAAAACACCCGCTGCGTAATCCGCTCCAGCTGAACCAAATGTTACCACTTCACCACCACCAGTATTGTTACTTAATCCTGTTGGGTCATGGTGTACATCTAATTTTGTTACTGGTGAGGTTGTTCCTATACCAACACTAGTTGCTGACATTACAATATCATTATTAGAACCTAAAGTCAAATCAGCCCCTCCATTTTCTTCACCACTAATCCAGTTTTGGTTAGTAGCAGGAATAGCACCTTGCCAAAGGAAATATAATCTTCTTGTCGATCCATTAATACCCACCACCTCATTACCTGCATAATTTTCTATATAAGCATGAGTTGAGGTGTCATTTAAGTCTATCGCCATCGAAGGAGAAGCCGCATTTTTTTCGGTAAACTCAACTCTTCCAGTTGCTTCTAAAGTAATATCATCAGTTGCTATAATTTCAACATCATTAGCACTATTAATATATAAATCATTACCTGAACCACCCTGAGTACCATCTATCCAGTTACCGTTAGCCGCAGTAGCACCACCAAGATATAAACGTGTCGTGGCACTCATAGCACCATTTACCGTAAATGGTATTGCTGGTGAATTACCTGGTGCCCCAGGAGTTGTTGTTCCTATACCTATGGAGTTTATTGACCCTGTATTGGCAACATCTCTTCCATATATTACATTACCAATATTAATTTGTCTAGTTCCAGTTGCGTCTACGGCGTTTGTACCAGCTCCTATACATATATTATTTGTACCACTTGTTAATGTTCTTCCAGCTTGATAACCTAAAAATACATTTGCATTTCCTGTAGTTATTGCTAATCCAGACTCATGTCCTATTGAAACATTTTGAGAATTACTGTTTGATGCCACCCCTTTTAAGGCACTTCCACCAATCGCAACATTATATGACCCAGTTTCGTTAGAAAGAAGAGAATCTGAACCAACTACTGTATTAAACCCTCCTGTTGTGTTACTCATTTGTGATTGTGCACCTATCGCTGTATTGTCACGTGAAGAAGTAGCCGCAGAAAGGGATTTATAACCAAGTGTAGTGTTAGATATAGAACCTGTCATCGACGGACTAGATAGTGATTGGTAACCTATTATCGTATTCTGGGTTGTGTGGGCGGCTGAAGAAGCATACTTACCCGCCATCTCCCCAATATACGCATTGCCAAATGCTAATGAGTCTTTAAGTGACAATGCACCTGTTAAGGTAGCACCAATAGAGGTAGTCTCAAATTTCTTAACTCCTACATTATATAAAGAAACACCACCAGCTGCAGAACCTCTAAGAATATAACTTACTGCACTTCCATCAGTAAAATCTAATGTATCACCTGCAACCTGTAGGTAACTACTACCCACATCAATTCTACCCCCAGTACCATCACTGTATACTTCTAAGTCGTCACCGGCACCCATGATTATCTTTTTATTGTCGGGTACCCTAATATCCGATTCAACTGTCATACCATTAGTTGAAGCACTTACAATAAGACCAGATGTTGGTTTTATTATAATATCTCCATGGGTATAAACATCGTGAGTTTTTATCGGATCGATTGGTGCGTGAGTAAGGATTGTATTCCCACCGGTACCCCAATTAGTGAATATTGTATTATTAATGTTGGTTTGATTATCACCATCTCCTTTTTTGATATCCGCCTGACAACCAATTACAACATTGTTTGAACCGGTTGTTATTTTTCCTAAAGGGTTAGTTATACCCGCTCCTGCATTATTACCTACTGCCACATTACATCCTCCAGTTGTTATCCCGGATAATGAACCTGCTCCCACAGCTGTGTTGTAATTATGTGCATTGACTGACCCTCCGTACATTGAACCATGACCAAGAGCTACGTTATCTCTTCCCGTGTTATTCAGATAAAGAGTTCTATAACCAAGTCCCGTGTTTTGAATCCCATCCATCTCCCCATTCAATGATTCTGAACCTACCGCTGTTGACCTATCTCCATGGGACTCATCTAAGGATCCATAACCTATTGCCACATTATCACTACCTGTTACCATTTGTAGTAAACTTTTAGCACCTAGTGATGTGTTTTTAGAACCGGTTGTTACTTCTGGTTGTGAATTCGATCCCACCGCTGTATTGTTTGAACTATTTGTTATAGATTTAAGTGTTTCAAAACCAATTGCTGTATTATCGGATGCCCCATCTATAAGACTTAATCCTGCACCAAAAGAATCAAATCCTAGTGATGTATTTTGTGTGTTTGTTGTATTCCCAGAATTACCTTTCCAACCTATGTACACACTTCTTGCTGGGTTAGGGAATTTAATATAATCTGTTGAGTGTATGGCTCCTGTTGCACTTAACGCACCAACCACACCAACCGTAAAGTCTGGAGTATATGATTGTGTATAAGAACCAGCACCAATCATAACAGTATCTCTACCACCAGTACCTGCATCCCCTTTTCTAGCATAAATGATATCACCAATATTCATGAAGAAATCATCATCATAAGGAATTTGTGCGTTATATCCCACCGCTATTGTTGAATTGGCTGGTGTACCTCCTGTTGCCGCACCGGCCCCTAAAATTACATTTCCATACCCTGAGTTATCAACACCATTTGCTGCAACGTCACCAATGTAAACATTGTATCCACCTAATGTTGTTGAGTTTGCCGCCACAAAATAACCTATCCCCACATTACGTCCACCTGTAGTGACCTTTCTCATAGTTCTATAACCTATACCAACGTTTCCTTTAGACCCAGTATCATTTGCGGTATAGTCTTGTAGGACTTGGTATCCAACTGCCACGTGAGAGTCTATATCAACCCCACTTCCTAAGGTATCCACTCCAATACCCACATTATATTCTCCTCCTGTGTTTAATTGTAAAGATTGATATCCGATTGCAACATTATCGGTTACAGTCCCAGCAATAACAGAACCTGCAGAATTTAGTGTCCTATAACCAACGGCAGTATTTCTTTGTGTCAAACTCATACTTGCGGTCCCCATATCTTGAATCGATTGGTATCCAACTGCTGTATTGTAGTTGTCTGATGTAGTTCCAGATCCAGATTGGTATCCTACATAGGTACCAAAAGATGGATTTGGATATTTTAGGTAGTCTGTTGAATGAATTGCTCCTGTACCACTAATAGACCCAACAACAGTAAGTTCTTTAGTTGGACGAGCCGTAAAGATACCAACACCTCTATTACCACCAATACCTCCCAGATTAGTATCACCCCTTAAAACTAGGGCTCCGTCTAAGTTTTCAGTATCTCCAAGAATTGCGAAAGGATTAACTACCGTTTGTGTTGACCCATCACCTGCCACTTCTCTAGACGCTCTCATAATAGAGAATCCAGTTCCAATAAATCCTTCACCACCTAACGATAGATTAGAAGTAAAGGATTTGGTTCTCCAGGTTGTAGACCCTGATTGTACTCCCCCTCCGGCTGCCATCCCAAGATAAGCGATTGTAGAATCCGTTATAGAGGCAATGTAAGAAGATGTTCCCTCCGACTCCACATATGTCCAAGCAAAAGGAGCTTTAACATGTAGTGGAACCGTTGGTTTACCTGTCCCAATACCAACTCTAGTTCCAGTCCAGTCTGTACTGGTAGAGGTACTGTTAGTACCCCCGGATATAGAAACACTTCTATAACCCGGCAAATCACCAGCAGTGTCCCAAGGTAGTCCAGCCGCATCTGTTGTGTTAGCGGTCCATATACCTGTGTTAGAAACCCCTAAAGATAAATTAGAACCACCACCACCAGGACCACTAGTAAATTTAGATTTGTGTAGATATCCGTCGTCGTCTATCGTTAAAAACCCGTTGTCACCTTTTGGTACACCAGTTATTCGTGCGGAACCAAAAATAGTAGCCGCTGAAGTGGCAAAATCACCTTGTATTAAGGGTCTAGTTGATCCACCACCATTTTGTACCTTATTCCCTATTCTTAAAGTATTTTCTTCTGTTGTTGAATAATAACCTTGTCCATAACCTAGATAAACATTTCCATTTTGTGAAGTTAAGGCATTACCCGCTAAAGAACCCACCACAGTGTTCATTTTCCCACTAGTTAGATTCATTAGTGTTCCGTATCCAATAGATGTATTATCATTTGCATTATTAAGAACCCCACCTGATCCCAAAGAAGCATTTCCAACTACTGTATTTTTCATTGAATTGGAGTTATTATCTCTTGATTCTCCTGCGTTATAACCAAGATAAACAGAACCAGCAGAACTCCCTGTTAACGCAGACTCACCTAGATGGAGATATTGTTCAACATCAATCGTTCCCCCAACAGATAATGTATGGATAGGATTAGTTACATTAATACCTATATTATTCGTGCCGTAACCCACTTCATAATAATCATACTGTCCTACATTAAAAAGGATATTAGCCCCCGGATTACCAAAATGAATATCCAAGGCCGAACCGGTACATCCACTTACGTGGTTTATCCATAGAGGATATGTACAAGCACTAAGTGCTGATGTTATTGACCCTCCTCCGGTCGCATTTGTTGTTGTTTGTGTACATTTACAAGCCATTAATTCTTCTTTTATGTATTTGATACGCAGTTAGCACAATTACTTCGTGCAAAACTGTCGCTTATGTTTATATATAATTCATCTCTAATTGGAACTATTAGTTCCGCACAGTCATCATTTAGATAAATACTAAATTCTCCCTGATATCTACCAGGTTTATTTGTGTCCACCTCCCTCCATCTATAATAAATGTAATACTCAATAGGTGCTGTTTCATCTAAATTTTGTACAGAAACAATACTACCAGAACGATTTAGTATCTTATAAATACCAGTAGTAACATCTCTCATAGAAAACTTTATTGATGAATTTGCCAATTGATCATGAAAATTTTGAAAGTCATTTCTTCCATCTTGTATAACCTTCATCTTAAGGATTGGTTCAGTTGAGTTTTTTCTAATGTAAAAGTCCATGTATATAAATACTTTATAATTTGTTACCTTACTCTTTTTCCGGTAAATGTTATTTTAGCCTCACTTCCTCCGGCTATTCTTGTTATTGTAATTGTCATTGGTTTTTCTGGTACACTTGTAAAAGGGAACTTAACTATATCCGGTGTAAGATTACCAGAATCATACCAAACACCCGAACATTTCCCAAAATCAGTACTAATACAATCAGCTTCTGTTTGACAATTAAGATAATTATCTCCATTACAAACTCCATCAGTTGCTTTACAACAGTATGGTTCAACACTACTATATCTTCTAGGTAGAGGGTGTCCGTTAGAGGTCCCAACCCAAACATCTACGTTTTCACTAGTATATGTGTCCCACCTTACCATTCTTTGTCCAAAACTTAATGAAATGGTATCCTGTCCCACTGGAAAATTATATGTTGCATATTCGGTGTCACACCCCTCAACAAAAATATTATCATTGCCACAATCACAGTCTATTAAACCATATCTTTCTGTGTTAATGTAGTAATTATGTTTTAATTCACTAGCATCTAAAGGCTTATTATAAAATCTCATTTGTGATATCCCACCCATATAGGTACCCCCAAAATTTTCTTCTATCAACATATTTTCATCGGCGGGGTCTCTCTTTAGTGCTCTTTTACTAACCACTAAACTCTCTATCACTATTTCTCCTCCTGAATTAGGTGTTACCCCTACAAAAATATTACCAGTTTCAGTTGCCTTATAACTTCTGTGTATAGTTGAAGATGTGAAACTTAACTCTTCGTTTTGTGCCAAATATGTTACAACTGGATTTGGAGCGGTTGCTGTAATACCAGACACTCCTAGATCAAAATTCGCTGGGGAATTTACCGTATTTCCACTAATAGAATATCCTTTTAGAATAACATCATATGTCTCACCCTGAACTATTGGGTGATTATAATTTGTATTGTCATAAAAAATAGTACTTGTTTGGTATGAAGTTACGTTGTAGACTGAAGATGTTATTGTGGTCGCCCCATCTGACCCATAAGCAACTATACCAGTAGATGTAGAAGTTAATGTTATTGTAACATCAGTGGCACCTCCACCCCCTAAAGAAGCGTCAGGAATAGTAATTGTATCACCAACCAAAAACCCAAACCCTCCAGCAATTAATGCGTAGGCAGGTAGTCCAGCCGCATCGACATTAATCGCAATACTCCAGTCATCTCCATTTCCACTGGTTGCGGAATTACCATTTCCGATTAAATAAGCGCCAGGAACTCTTAAAGGATCCGCGACCCCATCACTATCAAACCCCTCAAGAATAAGGGCTCCGAATATGACTTGTGTCCAATTAGTTGAGTCAAAAATCCATGAATCCAATACCGCCGCTTGTTTAGGTGTTCCACTTAAAGTTAATGAATCGTAAAGTCCTTGGGACCCACCACCAAAACTTATATTATAGGGTACTCCTATTTGTTTTTCTGCCACTTCGTTTAATCGTCTAGGGATTATCTCCTCAAAATCAGGTACCTTTAAGACTGGTCTAGAATTAACATAAAGTGTTAAAGTACCTAATCGTCTCTTTATGTCACGAATCCATGCAGGATTCTGTAAAAATATCTTTTCACTTTCTATCTCTTCCACCAAGTATTCAGTAGTCCCAGTAGTTGCTGTGACAGTACCAGTAGTGGCGGTTTCACAAGTAATGTTGGTTATTAGATTTAATCCACCTCTCCATAATTTTTCTCTATCTGAACCATAGTAGTAATTTCTTTTCCATACTGCGTCAACCTTAAACCAAGAGTTGGCCGTTTCTCCAGTACAAATAGTATCGGTAGTATATTGTTCTTCTATTGTGAAACCACTAGTAAAAGTACCTCCAGTACATAGGGTTTGGTCGGTATCAAATATATCAACGGAACCTGGTTGTGCGTATCCCTCTGCATTAGTATCTCCTGTGTATCTTAATACCCGATAACCTAATTTATATCCTTGTCCACTTCCACCACTAAGTCTAAGTGCAAAATTATTACTTAAAATTTGGTACTCTGTGCTCGCACTAGTGTAAACATTCCCTCCGTAAACACTTGAGTCGTACGTAAATCCTGTCTGTCCTCCACAACTACTTCCAGTAAGTCCGTCAAAAACACAAGTACCCGAACAACTATATAAAGGGTAACCTAACGTAGTCGTATAACCAGTTTCCCCATGGAAACAATTCCAAAATTTATTTTCGGCTCGCGCCCCTAAGTAGAAAAAGATTCCCTCGTTATTTGGATGTAAATTATTTAGTGTATACCCACTTAGGTTGTTCCAACTATCTCCAGATGAACGAACTTTAAGTAAAGACTCAACCGTCCACCCCATTTCTTGTCTATCTGGTAAAACTCGATATCCATATCCCCATAAATCAAAAAACCCTTGGAAAAATCCACCATATAAGTCATAGTAAAAACCAGACCTGTCATAGTTTGACCTCATTCCATAAGTTACTGGTGTGTCTTGTCCCCCACTTGTTACTCCACCTACTTGAAGAATTAGTGTGGTTGCCCCAGCACCCCCAAGTAAAGCATCATTTATTGTAATAGTTTCTCCTACTATAAATGAATTACCTTCATCAACAATAGTAATGTTTTGGTCAGTTATTGTTAATCCTGTTACATTTATTATAAGGTCAGCCCCGGTACCACCTAAACTTGGAGTGTAATTACCACTATTAACAACATATTGTCCTACTATACCATTATTTTGGTAACCCCCACCTATAATATTAATAAAACTTGTAATCCCCCCATTTAGTCTACGATCCCAAAAACTAGTATATCCAGTTACTGAATGTAATTTAAGTCTATAATCATAATAAAGAGGATTAAAAGTATAATCTACGGGAGTAGTGGGTAAAGTAGTTTCTAAGGTAAGAACACTTCCCGTAATTCCAGGAGTCAAACCATTATCAATTCCAGTTAATGCAATATCTTCTACTACTTGTCCGTCAGTCACCTCAGCTAAACTCCAAGCCATTTTACTAACTAAAGTATTGGCAGAATAATAAGTTCCAGGATTAATTGGTCCATCACCAGCATCTTGATTGGTAATGGTTCCAAGATTTGAAGTGGTCCCATCATCATTCTTAGTTATTGTGTCTATTTGAAGAGAACTATTTGGATCGTTTAAGTCCAATATCACTGGTAATTTATAAGAATAAAAAGAATCCGAAAATGTAGTTGTTCCCGCACTATAATACATTACAGAAGAATTATAAATTACTTCCATATTATAATCTCGCTCATCATCAGTAAGATTAAAGTCCCAAAAAGAGTCGTAACTTAGGAACGCATCGAGGTTATTAAAGTAATAATTTTGTATTGCCATGTATTTTGTTTATATAGATAAATATATTTACCTCACTAAGTATTTTAATATATGTAGTTTATTTGATTTAATTATTTTATTTGTTTATTATTATTAGATAAAAATATAATTATGAGCAAAATAAAAATCTTAGTAGTACCCTCAGACAGGACCGGAGTAGGTTCTTTTAGGTCAATCGACCCGCACATCGCATTAGAGAAATATTTCCCAGATGAGTTCAAAATAGACATCAATTACGATCCTTGGAAAAATCGTGATACATACTGGCAAGATTTCGATATAGTTCATTTTCATAGAAGTATGGGAGATTGGGGAAATTGTTTAAGGTTATTAGAGGATTGTAAAAAATGGGGAGTTACCACCATTATGGATTTAGACGATTATTGGGCTCCAGGTAAAGACCATCCAGCTTATGCCATGATACAAGAAGCTAAGTTAGGGGAAAGAATAGTAGCAAACTTAAAAGCGGCTCAACACATTACTACAACTACGGAGATTTTTAGAAATGAAATGTTACAATATAATAAAAGTATTGAATTATTCCCTAATGCTATTGATCCAGAGAAAAGACAATTTCAACCACGACCAGTAGAATCTGATTTAATTAGAATTGGTTGGTTAGGGGGATCATCTCACTTATCAGATTTAGAAATTCTTAGAGGAAATATTCATAAATTAAATGCTGATGCTTCATTAAAAAATAAATACCAGATGGTTTTATGTGGATTTGACACCCGAGGTTCTATGACCGAAATTGACCAAAATACAGGAAAACAAAATGTTCGAGCAATTTTACCAAAGGAGTCTGTCTGGTACAAGTACGAACAAATCTTCACAAATGATTATAAACTGGTGGAGAACCAATCAGATATTGATTCCTTGCTTGAGTTTAAGAAACGTAAAGGAGATGGAGGAGAATTCTATAAGAGGGTATGGACTAAACCTATCACCACCTACGCAACTAATTACAATGAAATGGATATTTCTTTAGCCCCTCTAAAAGAGCATACTTTTAATAGAGTTAAGTCACAATTAAAAGTTATTGAGGCAGGTTTTCATAAAAAAGCATTGATTGCCCAAGACTATGGTCCTTACAATATCGATTGTGTACACGAGAAAAATTCCCTACTCATCCCAACCTCAAAAAATCATAAACAATGGTATAAATACATCAAAAGATTAATTAACAATCCAAATATGATTAAGGATTTAGGGGAACAACTGTATGAAGATGTACAAAAATATCATATTAAAGAAGTAACAAAAGAAAGAGCCTCTTGGTATAAAAGTTTAATAAAAAAATAGTATATTTGTAAAATGTTAGAAAATATAAATGAAAATAAGTTATTGTTTCTAGATATTGAAACTGCTGGAGCTTACAAAGATTCCTTTGATTTGAAGGAACAGAACCCTGTCTTATGGAACTTATGGGATAGTATTGGGTGTTCTTATTTTCGTAGACATTACCCTGAGGATTCAGATAAAGATTGTGATTTTCTTTATAAGAAATATTCAGGTTTATTACCCGAATTCGGTAAAATTGTATGTACTAGTGTTGGTTTTATAAACGGGAAGGAGGAAAAGTTACAGTCTTTTTGTGGCGATAATGAAAAGGATGAATTAAAACAAATTGCTCAGTTATTAATTAAGATTGAAAAGGTTGGTTTTACACTATGTGGACATAATATTAAAAATTTTGATTTACCTTATTTGGGTAAGAGAATGTTAATTAATGGCATTAACCCTCCTTCATTATTACCATCTCACGATACAAAACCTTGGGAGGTTAGAGCTCTCGATACAAAAGAAATGTGGAATTTTGGTTCTTATAAGGGATTATCTTCATTACATTTAGTAACTTCAGTTATGGGAATACCATCACCTAAGGAATCAAAAATAAATGGAGAAAATATACATGAATCATGGTATAGTAATAAAAAAAATGAAATTATGTCTTATTGTGAAAAAGATGTGAGTTCTTTAATAAAAATAATAAAAAAAGTAAAAAATCTATAGAATATGTCACAAGACGATACAGGTAGAATAGAAAAAGTGTTTGGACACTTAGTTGATAAGTATGAGTCTCTTTCTGAAGACGCGACCTTGGAGGAACTTTCAGAACTAACCCGCCAAATTACGGACGCAACTAATGCCTACAACGATACCATAGAACCAGGTTCAACTGGACAACCTATGGATAAGATTATGGTTAATTTAGGGTATGCAAATGAATCAGAAAATGAAGACCCTGAATATGCATATAAATCAGATAGTGGTTTTGATTTAAGAGCCTCCGAAAACAAAGTAATTAAACCAAAGGAGGTTGAATTGATTGGTACGGGACTAAGTTTTGACATCCCAAGAGGATTCGAGATACAAGTTAGAAGTCGTTCTGGACTGTCACTTAAGAAAAATCTTTTTGTACTTAACTCTCCAGGTACAATTGACCAAGGTTATATAGGGGAGATAAAAATAATATTGGCAAATTTTGGTCATAAAGAAGTAGAAATAGAGAAAGGTGATCGAATCGCACAAGCTTGTTTGTGTCCGGTGGTAACTGGAGAATTTGTTGATTTTATTAATAACGTTAAAAATAAAAAAACCGAAAGGGGTTCTGGCGGTTTCGGTTCAACAGGAAATAAATAAAATGGGTTTAACAATAGTATTTAGTACAAGAAAATTAGAAGAAAGTTATATAAAACACATAAAAGATACTTGTGGTGTTAGGAATGTAGAGGTTTTATCTTATGAAAATCCAAATGGGTCTTCTTTGACGGAAATCTATAATAAAGCACTTAAAGACGCAAAAAATGATATAATTGTTTTTTGTCATGATGACATAATTTTTAACACAAAAAAATGGGGTAAAAGAGTACTATCACATTTTGAATCTTCAGATTATGGTATATTAGGTTTAGCCGGGACTAGGAAACTACCTGAAAGCGGTAGTTGGTGGGAAGACATAAACCAACCCCTAAGTAATATGGTAGGTATTGTTAATCATTCACAGAACGGTAAAACTTGGGAATCGAAGTATTCTGAACCGATGCTCACCAACATAATTCCGGTAGTGATCTTGGATGGGTTATTTTTTGGAGTAAATAGGACAAAAATTAAAAATCACTTCAACGAAGAAGTCAAAGGATTTCACTTTTATGATATTGATTTTACTTTTTCTAACCATTTAGAAGGTGTAAAAATAGGGGTTATTACCAATATTAGAATTACCCATAAATCTGTAGGACAAACAAATGAGGAATGGGAAAAGAATCGGATAGAGTTTATAAATAGATATTCAGGAAATTTACCATCGGAGGTGGAATTCGATATATTCTATTCGGAAAAACAAACACCAATTAAAAAACAACCCAAACTTTCTATTATAATCCCAACAAAAGACAATATAGATATTCTATTTAATTGTCTTAATTCAATATATGAAAAAACAATATACGATAACTATAAAATAATAGTTGCTGATACAGGGAGTGAGGAAACTAATTTAGAAAAAATTAGAAAGTTTTGTGAAACTAATAACAAAACTAAACTGATCGAATTTGATTATTATAATTTCGCACAAATAAACAATGAAGTAGTATATGAGTATGTTGATGAGGACACTGAACTCATTCTATTTTGTAATAATGATATCGAACTTATCAATGATGCCATCACTAGAATGGTTAATGTGTGGAAGAAAAATAGAAAAAAAGTTGGTACCGTTGGGGCAAGATTACATTTTGGTGATAACACTGTACAACATGGTGGAATGTTATTGTGGTTAAAAAAAGATTGGTTAACTGAACGAGGATTAACTAGAATTGAAATAACCCACTATAATTTAAGACAGGGTTATAAACATCGTTTAGAGGGGACTAGTCCAGTTGTGGGTAATACAGGCGCTTTTTTATTAATTGAAAAAGATTTATTTACAAAAGTTGGTGGATTTAATCCAACCTATATTGAGTGTTTTGAGGATGCCGAATTGAACTTTAGTGTGTTACTAGAGGGAAGAGTTAATTTATTTGTTAGTGATGCTGTGGCATATCACTATGAAAGTAAAACAAGAAATAAAAGTGATGAAAAATTAGAGAGACTTCAACAAGACTATCGAGAAAGGCTTTTTCCTTTTGTAGGACAAGCTTTAGGTGATAAAAAGAAAGCAACTCTTTTAGGACAATTTATAAACGTAGTACAATGAGAGTAATGTGTATATTAACAGTGTGGAATGAAAGAGAGTACCTCCCACTAAAACTAGAATACTGTAAACAAAATAAATTAGAACCATATATTATAGATAATATGTCTACCGATGGTTCTTGGGAATATTTACAAGAGAATAAAATACCTTCACATAGATTAGACACTGGTGAGTCTTTTGATTTAAGAATGTTGCAAAATGATATTGTGGCAACTATTCACCGAGAAAAACCCGATTGGGCAATTTATAATGGGTGTGATTTATTTCCAGTAACAATAGAACCTCTTCACGATGCTTTAGCACGACTTGATAGGAGAGGGTTTAACTTAGCTCAAATAGAATGTGTAAACTTTTTTAATACTGGAGAAGAGAGAGGGAAGAAAGATCCATTCAATACCTATTTCCATTACGGGACACTAAATAAATTTAATATGATACACAAATATAATCCTGTTTTACGTTATTTGGCGGATGATGTTTCTTTTCCTGGACAAAGATTAGGTGTTATAGAAGGTATGATGATTAATTACGGTAACACCAAAACTAAAGAAGAGAGAGAAGGAACACTAAAAAGAAGAAGAAAAGCTTGGGCAAATGGAGAACCACCAGGACACGGTTCTCACTATCTTGAGGGGGAAAGAAACAATTGGATTTGGCCTAAAGAAGATTTAACCGATGTTAGAGAAACTAAATATTGGAAGTATGTACAAAAATTACAAGAAGTATCAAAAGTTGTCTATGGAGAATAAGATGAAAAAAGTAACATTTATTGGGTTTAAGGATTATGCTAACTGTATGACGGAATACTCTAAAGCTATTAATAAACACTGTGATGGTTTTGAGTCTAAGGTTATTTGTGAGTGTGCTCACCCCATCGACTTTGAGACAAAACATGATTATGATTTGTTAACTTATAATGAAGAAAAAGATGAGTGGTTAAGAAATGAGAAAGAGATTGCCGAAGCTAAAGAATGGTTGTCGGAGTCTTCTCATATAATAGTAGGGGAGGAGAAGGGACCTCAAATTAAACACCAACCACAATATTACTACGAAAAATTTGGACAGAATTGGCAATTAGAAGCGATGAAAGAATGTGCAAAAATGAATCCTGCAAATTCTTTAGGTACAATAAAAGATATTTTTAGTAAAATATTAAAAATGGACATATTAAAAGATACTAAAGCCGGTAGAGAAAAAAACCTACATATGTACCATACAGGTAGTGTTTACAGAAACCAACCAGACATTTTTAATCTTGTTGGAAATACTCATTTTAATAAGATTATACACGCGGTTGACTTGTATAGACTATCTTGGAATGATTTAAGTATTGAGGATCAAAACTTACTAGGTATATCCTCTACTTACAATCCACAAAATAATCTATCTATCTACACTTCCTATGATAAAGAAAACGAAAAAGAAAAGGTAACTAATTTGATTAATGAAAAATTTAACACTAATAAGATTATTATTTTTCATGCACCCACTAGTAAAGAAATGAAAGGTACAAATATAATAACCGCAGTCGTAAGTGGTTTAGTTAGTTTCTTAAATAAAAAAAATAAAAGACTTGGAATTGATTTACAATATGAGTATATAACCCCTGAGTCTTATGAACCTACTAAAAAGTTAATGGACCCTAATACTGGGTGGATACCTAATAGTGAAATTATGAAAATTAAAAAAATGGCACACATATATGTTGACGAATTTAACCCTCAAGTGGGGTATTTCGGGGGAAGTACTGTGGAAGCACTAATGAGTGGAAACATTACCTTTGCCACAATAAATAACTTCACAATAGACTCAATGAAAGTGGCCAATAAACACATAAAATCATCCCTTTGTCCAGTAATACATTTAGGTGAAGACCCAAAACAATTCAGAGATGTACTTAAATCCACAATGGAAAAATCTGTAGAGGAGTTGAGGGATATCGCACATAAAGGACTACAATGGTATTACGAAACATCAACACATAAATCAGTTGCAACTAAATTCGAAAAAGAGGTATTATTATGAAAAAAATATTTATAACAGGAGGTGCTGGTTTTATTGCCAACACAATTATTAAAAGATTTATAGACACACATAAAATAGTAGTTTATGATAATTTTGAAAGGGACACACTTTCAACTAGCGGATTAAGTGATCACAAAAACTTAACTATAATTAAAGGAGATATTCTAGACTATGATAAACTATCAACATCTATGGAAAAAGGTGGTGCCCCTGATATAGTTATCCATGCGGCAGCAATTGCTGGGATAGACACCGTAATTAAATATCCGGTAAAAACAATGAGAGTTAACATGATAGGTACTGCCAATGTTTTAGAAGTTTCTCAAAAACTAGGTATAAAAGATAGAGTCATAGATTTCTCAACATCAGAAGTTTTTGGGTCTATGGCATTCAAATCTAAAGAAGAGGACCAAACTGTGGCAGGTTCAGCCGGTGAGGCTAGATGGGTTTATGCGGTTAGTAAATTAGCCGGAGAACACTTAGCAAAGGCATACACAACTCAATACAATTTACCAGTAGTAACTATTAGACCTTTCAATGTTTACGGACCTGGACAATCTTCTAATGGGGCTCTACAAATCTTTATCGAACGTGCCCTACGAGGACAAGACATCCATATAGATGGAGATGGAAATCAAATAAGAGCTTGGTGTTATGTAGATGATTTTGTAAATTGTTTAGAAAAGTGCATAACAAACCCAGAAGCAATAGGGGAAAGTTTTAATATTGGGAATCCTAGAGCGGTTATCACTATTTTAGGTTTGGCACAAACAATTTGTAGAGTATTAGACTCCAAATCTAAAATTATCTTTGATCCTCCATTATCCGCAGACGTTGCAATTAGAATACCTAGTGTAGAAAAAGCAAAAGAAATTTTAGGTTTTAGTTCTAAAATTGATTTGGAGGAGGGGATATTAAAAACAGCAGAATACATAAAAAACAAATGGAAAGAAAAAACACCAGAAGCCATACTGTGATAGATAAGGTATTTTTTGTGGGTTCAAAAAAACTTGGACATTCTATTCTGAAAAAACTCCACACAATTAATCCAGAAAGTATAAAGAGGGTAGTAACCATTGATGATACTAGTGATGAAAGAAATTACTTTAATGAGTTTCGATCATTTACAAAAGAAAATACGTTACCTCTTAATATATTAACTAAACCTTCGGAACTTGGAACTTTAATTAGGGAGGAAAATCCCGATCTAGTCATTGTAGTCGGTTGGTATTGGATTATATCACCTGAAGTTTTAGAAATGGTACCGAATGGTTTAATCGGCATTCACGCCTCATCACTACCCCAATATAGGGGATTCGCCCCTTTAGTTTGGGCCGTAATAAACGGGGAGAAAAAAACAGGAATAAGTTTATTCTATTTATCCGATGGGATAGATACGGGAGATATAATTGATCAGAGAGAACTACCAATAGGAGAAAATTCAAATATTTCTTCATTATTAGATGAAACTGAAAAACTATCTCTAGATATGATCGAAAAAAATTATGAAAGTATCTTAAATAAGTCCAACACAAGGAGCCCCCAAAAAGAAAATAAAATCAGTTATTGTTCAATTAGAAAACCAGAAGATGGTTTAATTAATTGGTCATGGAAAAACACGGACATACACAATTTTATAAGAGCCCAATCCGACCCATATCCAGGAGCCTTTACATATATAAATGGTGAAAAGTATTTTTTATCGGACTCTACGGTAATCAAGTATCCTTACTACGGACCTAGTGGAGTTATAGCCGAAAAAAATAGTAAATATATTATTGTTTGTTGTGGCGAAAACGCATTAAAGATTAAAAATATTAAAAAATATACATCAAACGAGAATATAATAAATAAAATGAGATTTGGTAAAAAATTTGAGTGGTAAAAATGATAGGAATAATTGATTATGGAATGGGTAATGTAGGTTCGGTTGAATCAATGATAAATTTTTTAGGATATCATAAAACTCAAATTATTAACTCCCCTAAAGAATTAGATTCGGTTGATAAGATAGTTTTACCTGGAGTTGGATCTTTTGATAACGCAATGGGGAATATAATTCAGTCAGGGTGGTTACAACCATTACACCATCACGTAATAGAAAAACACAAGCCGATATTAGGTATCTGTCTTGGTATGCAACTACTAATGGAAAAAAGTGAAGAGGGAAACCGATTAGGACTGGGATTCATAAAAGGAGAGTGTAAAAAATTTAAGTTTAGGGACTCTAAATTAAAAGTCCCCCATATGGGATGGAATCAGGTAAAACCAATAAAAAAAGATTTATGTGAGGAAGATTCTCGTTTTTACTTTGTACATTCTTATTATGTTGAATGTAAAAACAAAGAAGATGTTATGTTAGAGACAGATTATGGTATTAAATTTACATCTGGGGTTTCTAAAAATAATATTTTTGGTGTGCAGTTTCATCCCGAAAAAAGTCATAAATATGGAATGAAATTAATGGAAAAATTTATAAATTTGTAATATGTTAAGACCTAGAATTATGCCCTGTTTACTACTCAAAGATGGTTCACTGGTTAAAACCGTTAAGTTCGATAACCCTTCTTATGTGGGAGATGCTGTAAATGCGATAAAAATATTTAACGGAAAGGAAGTGGATGAGTTAGTTTTAATTGATATATCTAAAAAAGATATTCCTTTTGATGTTATACGTAAGATTACAAGAGAATGTTTCATGCCCTTATGTTACGGAGGAAGTGTGAGAACAATAGAGGATATGAAAAAACTATTTCAACTAGGAATAGAAAAAATTATAGTTAACTCTATTTTATTTGAGAATCCACAGATTATAAAAGAGGCTATAAAACTTTTTGGGAGTCAAAGTATAGTGGCGTCGGTTGATGTAAAAAAGAATTTCTGGGGTAAACATAAAATTTATAGACATTGTGATAAAAAAACAGTAGATTTATCTCCTATTGAGTATGTTAGAACTTTAGAGCATTTGGGTGTGGGTGAAATTCTATTATATTCAGTAGATAAGGATGGAACTTGGGAAGGTATGGATATTGACTTAATTAAAGAAATTTGTAAAAATACTCATCTTCCCGTCATATCCTGTGGAGGGGTAGGAAATACAAAAGACATCCAAGAATCCATTATTAATGGTAGTTCTGGAGTGGCGTTAGGAAGTTTGTGTGTGTACTCTAAAAAAAATATGGGGGTATTAATTAGATTCCCTAAACAAAATGAAATTGAAAAAATTATAAGAAATTATGAAAATATGTAACAAGTGTATCTACGATGAAACAATACCTCATATCGAATTCAACGATGAGGGAGTTTGTAACTATTGTGAAAGAGACGTAGAATTAAATAAAGAATATCCTGTGGGTGAAGAAGGTGGGAAAATATTAAACGACATTATTACCCAGATGAAGAAGGATGGTAAAAGAAAAAAATACGATGTAGTAGTAGGTGTGAGTGGAGGTTGTGATTCATCATTTCTATTACATTTAGCTGTTAAGTCTGGACTACGTCCACTTGCAGTACATTTTGACAACACTTGGAATTCAAAAATAGCAGTTGAGAATATAGAACGAATGATAACCTCACTTGATGTGGATTTATATACACATGTGGTTGACAACAAAGAGTATAACGATTTGGTTCGTTCTTTTTTCCTAGCATCTGTACCAGATCTCGATTCTGGAACGGACTTAGGTATTGGGGCCACTCTTTATAAAGCCGCGGAAGAATATGGTATAAAATGGATTTGGAATGGACATTCGTTTAGAACTGAAGGAATTTCTCCACAAGGGTGGTTCTACCAAGATGCCAAATATATTAGATCAATTCATAAAATATTTGGAAAGACTACGTTGAAGACTTTACCTCTTATGGATTTTTGGCCTTGGATGAGACAACTCCTAGTTAGAAGAATAAAAAGGATTAGACCTCTTTACTATATGGATTATGATAAGGAACAAATTAAAAAATTTTTACATGATGAATATGGATGGGAATGGTATGGAGGACATCACATGGAAAATCGTTCAGCATACTTTGTAAATAATTTTTACCTTCCTAGTAAATTCGATATTGATTTAAGAAAATGTGAATATTCGGCATTAATTAGATCAGAACAAATGTCTAGAAAATTAGCACTTATTAAAATAAATGAAGAAAAAGAAATGGACGAAAGCCTAGTAGTTGAAATGAAAAAGAGGTTGGACCTAACTGACCAAGAATTTGAAAAGATAATGTCAAATGAGAAGAAGGACTATACAGATTATCCTACCTATAAAAGACTATTTGAACGACTTAGACCTTTCTTTTATGTTCTTTATAAACTAAATTTAGTACCTAAAAGCTTTTACTTAAAATATGCAAACAAAAGAAACTATTAAATTTTTTGATTATCCTAAACTTTTATCCCCTTATAGGGACTATCTACACAATGAATTAGATAAATCCTTAGAGGATGGGATTTTTATAAATGGGGACTCTGTTAGTCGTTTTGAGAAAGAATTCGCAGACTATACGGGGTCAAAATATGCTATCGGTGTCTCTAGTGGTACTGACGGTTTATTAGCCATTTTAATGTCTCTAGACTTACCTAAAGGTTCAGATGTATTAGTACCTTCATATACTTTCATTGCCAGTTCGGAAGCTATATTAGTTGCCGGACTAAACCCAATATTTGTGGATAACGCCCCTGGTTCTTTTCACCCATCAGTAAAAGAATTTAAGGACGCTTGGACTGAAAATACTAAAGCTGTAATGTTTGTTCATCTTTTTGGTGAAACAAAATCAATTAAAGAACTTAATAATATTTGTAAGGATAGAGGAGTTGTCCTATTTGAGGATGCTGCAGAATCTTTTGGTTCCTACTACCCTGAAGGGGGTCATTCTGGAACACATTCACTAGCGGCCTCTTTTAGTTTTTTCCCGGCCAAAACATTAGGTTGTTTAGGAGATGGAGGAATTGTTATAACAGACTGTGAAGAAACATATAATAAAATAAAAATGATTAGAGCCCATGGTTCTAAAAAAAGATATTACCATGAAATGGTTGGGGGGAATCTAAGGTTGGATGCACTACAAGCTAGATTTTTAAGTGTATTATTAAATGGGGCCTCCGAAGAATGGCTGGAAAAGAGACAAAAAAATGCAAGATATTACTTTGATAATATTAAAAATCCTAGGATTACATTACCGTATCCTACTGATACTCTTGACAATCATAGTTGGTATTTGTATACTATAATAGTAAATGGGAGAGATGAACTTCAAAAACACCTAACTGATAATGGTATACAAACCTTTGTTTATTGGCCAATTCCGCTACATAAACAACCAATATACCAAGAGATTTTTGGAGACCAATCTTTACCAGAATGCGAAAAAAGATGTGAAGAGGTTTTACACATACCAATTTCTCCACACCTTAGTGAAAATGAATTAAAAACGATAACAACTTGTATAAATGAGTTCAAACAATAATAAAAAAAGATTTGCACTTATAGGTGCCGGGGGATACATTGCCCCTCGTCATGTTGAAGCAATTAAAGACACTAATAATGATTTGGTGGCACTTCTCGACCCTTATGATGGAGTTGGATATATTGATAAGTATTTTCCTTACGCATCTTATTTTAGAGAATCTGAAAGATTTGATCGACACCTCTATAGGAATAAAGAAAGTATTGATTATGTATCAATATGTAGTCCTAATTATTTACACGATGCACATATAAGACTTTCTCTTAGAAATGGATGTGATGTTATATGTGAAAAACCATTAGTTCTAAGAGACAAACATCTACAATCATTAAAAGGATTAGAAAAAGAAACTGGAAAAAAAATATATAATATACTCCAACTTAGACATCACCCATTAATTAAACAACTCAAAGAAAAATACCAAAATAGTAATGACTTATTACGTCCACATGAAGTTACATTAGATTACATAACACCACGAGGTGTTTGGTATGATTATTCGTGGAAAGGTGACTCAGATAAATCTGGTGGAGTTGTAACAAACATTGGGGTACACTTTTTTGATATGTTAATTTGGATATTTGGTAAGGTTCTTGCTTATAAGGTAGAAACCACAGGGAAGAGATGTAAGGGTGTTTTACACCTTGAGAAGGCCAAGGTAACCTATAATCTAAGTATAATGAAAGAGGACCTTCCATGGGACGACTGGAAACCTTTTAGATCAATTAAGATAGATGG